AAAATGATTAAGTGGTTCGAGGAGAGAGTGTGACCTCTCCCTCGGCTGAAAGGAGCTAACTATAATGATGAAACTGATTGGAGCTATGGAAGATAGAGCTATAAGAAGGTATGGCTTTGAAGCTAAAAGAACAATAATTATCTTTAAGCTAACTGGACTACTGCATAAGCTACTCTACTGAGCTACTACACCGGGCGCAACAAAGGGCTTGACAAATGAAGTAAGCTATGCTATAATGATAATGAAGATAAGGAAAGGAAGCTAAGACAATGACAAAAGCAATCTACTTTGATATGGATGGAACAATAGCAAACTTATATGGGGTTGATGGTTGGCTTGATTGTATAATCAATGAATATACAAAACCGTATAGAGAAGCTAAGGCATTAGTAAATATGAAGCAGTTAGGTAGAGAATTAAATAGGCTGAAACAGAATGGGTATACAATAGGAATTATTAGCTGGTTAGCCAAAGGTGCAACAGATGAATATAATAGACGAGTAGCACAGACAAAGCGCAATTGGTTAGCAAAGCATTTGAGCGCAGTTCAGTTTGATGAGGTACATATTGTAGAGTATGGCACGCCAAAGCAGACCCTCGGTAATGGTATTCTGTTTGATGATGAAGAACCAAATAGAATGAATTGGATAGGTAAAGCGTATGATGTAAATGATATAATTGAAACATTGAAAGCGATTGTATAAACAGTCGCTTTTATTGCATAGATATACACTGCGCCGGGCGTGTTGAGATTGTGAATAAAATAACAAAAAAACTTTTAGATAAGGGGTTGACAATGGTGGGTTAATTTGTTATAATATATACATAAGATAAAGGAAAGGACAAAACGAAAATGACAAAAGAAAACTTTTTAAGATATTATAACAAACTCACGGGCGCAGATAAAACATTAGTATTTTTCCAATTTAACAATATGGTTTATCTTTATGAGTGTAAACACATTGCGCCGAGGTGGGTTGAAAAAAGTTTTGAAAGTTCTTCAAGGGGTGGTTGGGAAAAATATAGAATGTATATAAATATTGCCGAAAAGAAAAAACTTGTAAAAAAATCTGAAGTAATTATGACTGTTAAAGAATTTGAAAAAATTCCGCAAAAAAATAAAGGTCATAAATGCGAATATTGGTTACACGAAAAATATAATCTTGGAAAATATCAAAGTGATAATATTAGATTTGATAAATGTGGAGATGTTAGAATAAATGGAGTTGAATATCAGGTAAAATTTGAAAATGCATCTTTGACAAATGTAAATGTTTTACATAAGGCACAAAAAGATGCAAGAATGACAAAAAGGGCGAGTTAATCGCCTTTTCGTTTTGCCCGGACGTTTCTGGAAAAAATTATCTTTCCCTTTTATTATAACATATGACTGCGCGCAAGTCAAGGGAAATTTTCAAAAAAAATAAAAAATATTTTCAAAAAAAGTATTGACTTTTTTGGTGATATGGTTTATAATAATAAATGTCAGGTGGAGGTAATCCAAAGACAAAGAACATTGAAAAATAAATAAAAAAAGTACTTGACTTTTTCAGAAAAGTCTGATATAATAAAGATACAGAAAAGGAAAAGGGAAAGAAAATCCCAAAAAAACTTTTCAAAAAAAATAAAAAAAAAGACTTGACAAACAAAGTCGAAAGTGATATAATAAAGATGTCAAAGGGAGAGAGAATAACTCCCTAAGATATAAAAAAAATAGGGTTGCGACCAACGCAAAGTCGAAAGACAGAAAGAAAGGTATATTATGACGAACAGAGAATTTTACAACGCTATTGCTAATGGAACAATGAACGATGAAATCAAGGCTTTTGCTGAGGAGGCAATCGTAAAAATGGATGAACGCAATGCAAAGCGTAACTCTAAGCCCTCTAAAACTGCGATTGAGAACGAACCTATTAAGGAAAAGATTATAGAATTTATTACACAGAGAAATGAGTTCTGTATTGCAGGTGCTATTGCTGAGGCTCTTGAAATCTCTACACAGAAAGCAAGTGCCCTTTGTAGACAGTTGGTTGCTGATGGTAAGTTGGTAGAAAAAGAGATTAAAGTTCCCAAACAGGGAAAGCGTAAGGCATATGGATTTGAGGAAGTTGAGTAAATAAAAGGGGAGGAAACTCTCCTCCCTTTTTATAGTTGAGTTAGTCATTGCTAACTGGCGCCGGGCGGTTAGTGTATGCTAACTAAAAAAAATTTGACTTTGGAATAAATTTATGTTATAATAGTAATAGATAAAAAGGAAAAAGAATATAAAAAGGAAATAAAAAAGTGTTGACAAACTGAAAAGAGTATGCTATAATAATAGTGTAATAAGGAAAGGGAGGTAGCACATATGGCAACTTCAAATAAAAAATTAAATGATGAATTGAGAAACAAATATCTTGAAGTGTTGAAAACTTTTTTTGATGAAAGTGGCGAGGAAGTTTTGGTTACAGGTACAAATGAAATTTGCCTCCCTTGTGTAGATAGTGAACAGAATGATAAATTTATTCAAATCGTGGTAAAAGTCCCCACAGGTTCACGAGATGGTGATGCTTTTGATGGTTATAGTTTAGCAGAGGATTTTAAGATTAAACAGGATTTGAAAGCACAGAAAAAGAAAGAAGATGAAGAAAAAAAGAAAAAGAAAATTGAGAGAGATAAAAAATTAAGAGAAGAAAAAAAGAAACTCAAAGAACAGGGAGAATAAATTTCTCCCTTTTCAAAAAAAAATACTTGATAAACCGCGCCGACTGAGGTATAATAAATATAGAAAGAACGAAAGGAATAAATAAAATGGGTTTTAAGAGAGAGTTTATAGAAATGTTTAAAGACGATTATAAATATGTTGGTAAGTATGTAGTCAAACCGTTTTCTTTTGCTTGGTGGGCGATTAATATTGGTCAGGGTTTACTTGGTGCAGTTGGATTTTATATTTTTTATATTCTTATGTGGGTAGCGTTGAGTTAAAACTCAACGCTTTTTTAGTTAGTTATGGCTAACTGGCGCCCAGGCAATTTTTTTGAAAAAGTTTTATAAAAAGTATTGACAAAATAGATTTTATGGTTTATAATAAGTATGTAAGATAAAGAAAGGAAGAAAACAAAATGTTAGGTTTCGTAATATTCAATATAGCAAATGTAATCATTCAAACAATTAAATCTATTGTAACTATTAAGTGTAATAAATGGGTTGCCGCAGTTGTAAATGCAGTTGCATATGGTCTTTATACTTATATTGTAGTTTTAACTGCAAGTGATATTGACCTTTGGTTTAAGATTATTACAGTAGCACTTTCCAATCTTGTGGGTGTGTTCATTGTAAAATGGGTTGAAGAAAAAAAGAGAAAAGAAAAATTGTGGAAAGTAGAATTTACAGTTGAAAAAGAAGTAACTGAAAAAGTCCACAAACTTTTAACTCTTGCGTGTGTCCCCCATAATTATATTGAAAATGTGGGTAGATATACAATCTTTAATGCTTATTGTGCAACACAGAATGAAAGCGCAAGCGTAAAAGAAATTATCAAAAAGTATAGAGCAAAATATTTTGTAAGTGAAACAAAAATTCTTTGAGGGACTTGACAAGTCCCCTTTTTTGTGCCCGGGCGCGACTTTGTGAAAAAAATAACACAAAAAAAATTTCAAAAAAAGTGTTGACAAACTCAAACCCATTTGATATAATAAGTATGTAAGTAAGAGATACGAAAGGAAAACTGAAATGACTAAAAAATATCTTGTATTCGACACAGAAACCACCAACTCCCTTGATGACCCTATGTTTTATGATATTGGTTGGGCAGTAGTCGATGACAATGGTAATGTATACGAAACAGCTTCTTATGTAAACGCTGATGTATTCCTCAACGCTGAGCTGATGCAGAGCGCATACTTCGCAGAAAAAATTCCTACATATTGGGAAGATATAAAAGCAGGACACAGACTTTTGAGAAAGACAAAAACCATTAAAATGGCACTGCGCGAAGTGTGCGAAAGATGGGAAATCAAGGTTGCGATTGCTCACAATGCAAGATTTGACTACAGAGCCACCAACTGTACACAGAGATACCTAACTTGTAGCAAGTACAGATATTTTCTCCCTTATGGGCTTGAGATTTGGGATAGCCTCAAAATGGCACGCAAAGCCTTTAACACAGAAGATTATGATACATTCTGTTATGAAAATGGATTTATCACAAAAAAAAAAGGTTGCAAGAGATATACTGCTGAAATCTTGTTCAAGTTCCTTTCAAATGATTTGAACTTTGAAGAAGAGCATACAGGTCTTGCTGATGTGATGATTGAAAAAGAAATTTTCGCAGAGTGTATGCGTAGAGGTGTAACCAATGGGAAATTGTGGGAGTAATACTCCCACCCCATAGGGCGCCCGGGCGATTTTTTCAAGTTTTTTAAAAAAAAGTATTGACATTTTAGAATTTATGGTTTATAATAAGTATGTAAGGTAAAGGAAAGGAGAACAGAAAATGAGTAAGTGCGATGAAATGAACTGTGGTTATTGGTATAGGGGCGAAGATGATGATTTCCCTTGTTGCCATTTTGAAGGATGGACTGCCCCTTGTGAGTATGAAGATGATTATGAGGAGGAAGAGTAAATGAGAATTGAAAAAAGAGAAGCTATTTTTCTTTCACAAAAAGAGGCAGACATTTGGACAAAATTCTCTCAAATTCTTGAAGGAATTGAAAAAGAATCTGAAAATCCATATATTCTTGATATTATCAGTGAAATTGTTGGTCATATGTCAGACTTATGGGAAGAAGTGGAGGATATTGAGTGATGACTACTTGCACTGCACATTGTAAATTTTGTGGAAAAAAATATGAAGAAAAATCAAAATGGATTCCAAGTGATATTCTTGATTTGGTGATTGATATTAAACACTTCTTTCACGCAATCAGACATCATTATAAAGAATGTGGATTTAAAAAACTTGCCAAAGCATTTTTTAGAATTTGGAAAAAGATTTTCAAATGTATTGGAATTGGATTGTTAATTTTAATTAAAATTATTCTTTATCCTATTTATCTATTATTGGATTTGCTTTATAACTAAAAAAAAGGACTTGACGAGTCCTTTTTATTTTGCCCGGGTAAATGTTCGTGCCCGGGCGCGAGTCAAATTTTCTCCCATTATATAATACCATATTTTTTCTGTCAAGTCAAGAGATTTTTCAAATTTTTTTCTGCCAATTTTTTCTCTCCATTGTCAAGTTTGTGCGCGCTCGCCCTGGCGTCAAATTTTATGCGTTGTCAAATTTTGATAAACCAGCTGCGATCCAGCTACGCCAGCTGTCAAATTTTGAAGCAGCTACAAAACCAGCTACAAAACAATTCTTTATATTTATATTTCCCCTTTTATTATAACACAAATTTTAATTTTAATCAAGCTGCAAAAGCTGTCAAATTTTCACGCGCAAATCTTAAACGTTTTAAATTTTGATTTTTAATTAAATTTTAGTTATAATATATATAGAAAGTGAGAGAGAAAGAAAAGTAAAAAACTCTCTCTCACCCACATAGCCAGCGCAGTCCTCGTAAAGAGGCAAGCAAATAAAACTTGAAAAGTTCTAAAAATTCAGCTATAATATATATAGAAAGTGAGAAAAGGAAAAATAAGTTCCTACTCATAAAAAACAAACCAAATCTAATTGGCGCCACTCGCCTTACAGTGGAGAAAGAGGAAACATTATGACGAAGAGAGAATTCTATGTAGCAATCGCAAACGGTGAAATGAACGAAGAAGTTAAGGCTACTGCCGCAGAGTACATTGCAAAGATGGATGAGGCAAACGAGAAGCGCAAGAACACTCTGTCCAAGAAGCAGGAAGAGAACGAAGCAATCAAGACAGAAATTCTGGAACACCTTGATACCGAAGCAAAAACTGCTACGACTGTTGGTGAGCTGATGGGTATTTCTACGCAGAAGGCATCCGCTCTGCTTAGACAGCTGGTCAATGACGGCAAGGCTACTGCAACCGAAGTTAAGATTCCGAAGAAGGGCACTCAGAAAGCTTATATCGTAAATTTTTCACATGAAAACTGAATACCCAAAATCTAAAAAAGACACTTAAAGGTAGGAGAGAAATCTCCTACTTTTTATATATGTGGAGGAAAAACAATGTGGAAACCAATATATGGTTTTGAAGATTATTTAATAAATGAAATAGGGCAAATTAAATCTTTAAAAACAAATCGGATTTTGTCTCAACGATATGACTTGAAAGGGTATTTAATAGTTAGCTTAACTAAAAATAAAAAACAAACTACTAAATCGGTTCATAGGTTGTTAATGGAAACTTTTAATCCCTGCGATGGAATGAAAGAACTGACTGTCAATCACATTAATCATATTAAAGATGATAATCGTTTAGAAAATCTGGAGTGGATGTCTAATAAAGACAATGTAAAAGAAGCCTACAAAGCTGGACGCCATAAAAATAAACATAAAGGTGGTAATAATAGATTACCAGTTCGTTGTATAGAAACACAGCAAATTTATTCAAGTAATGCAGAAGCAGCGCGGGCTGTGGGAATTAAATCTTATGGGAAAATTGGAGTAGCAGCAAAAGATCAAACAAAAACTTGTGGAGGATATCATTGGGAATATTTAGATAAAACTGAATATAAAAAATTAATAAGATAATTTTTTTGGAAAAAAAGAGAGAGAGAGCATTCAGCCCTCTTTTTTTTTGAAAATTTTTTGGAAAATTCTCTCTCTCTTTTTTTTTAAGAAAAATAAAATTTGATTTGGGTTGAAGTTTGGCGCAGGAACATTTTTAGACCAAAGAATGACTTTTTACACCTTTTTAGACCGAAAGCAACTTTTCCACATTCAATGCCGACCGAAATACCACTCTGACATACCGCACACGCCTTCGCCTATGTTGTCGCACCAGCTCCACTGTCATGACTACCAAGATAACATGTACATTTTTATGTATACGTTTTACTTGTACGTCTTGTGTACAATCAAACACCCTAAACGTATACGTTTTACTTGTACGTCCTACGTATCAGCCAGCCAGACACCCCAAACGCTGTCCCTTTGGCGTACGCCCCTTTGGCCCCTTTAACTATACGTTTAATTCCCCTTATACGTATACGTATTACTTATACATTTAACGTTACTGCCCCCTTTAACCAGCTCCTTTAACCCCTTATACTTATATGTTTAACTTATACATATTACGTATACGTAATACTTATACGTATTACATATACTTTATACTTACATGTAATACTTATATTTTTTACTTATACACAAATGTAGAATTTTCCTCTTTTTTCTCTATTTTTTTGGAAAATTATTTACTCCTCAAATTTTCCCAAAATATTTTACCTTTATTTTTCTCCAAAATATTCTAACACAAAACTTTCCCAAAATATTTACATTGCGCCGACTCCTAAAATTTATATAAAAAATAGAGTGAGTATTAATTATTTACTCACTCTATATCTCTTAACTATTTTTATTAGCACACAGCTCTATAAGACCGTGAAATAAAACAATATCATAGTTTTCTTCACATATCTATTCTAAACTCTGCGCACTCCTATTTAGTTGGTCCATTTTGCACCTCAATCATCAAGTTATCTCTGTTGCAGTAATTGTACCGCTATCATCAACGGTAATTTTAAATTGCTTCGTGCTGCCGGAGGTTGTGCTGTTTAAAACCATCTCATCTTTTGCGGCAGATACAGTTTCATCAACATAATTGCGTGTAACAAGTTCAGTGCTATTGCTAAAATCCACCCACGGAGCCTCAAATGCTAATACACCACGACTTTTATATACAGCATAGATAGTTGTGTATATAGAGAACGGAATCCATGAGTCAACGTCTTGTGGAACAGTGAAGAAGCAGGTTAAAAAATATACCGTTCCACCTTTTCCTGGCGTTATACAGCTAACATGGTTCGGAACGCCATATATTGTTCCACTCGGCGTTGATACATCGGCAACAACGATTATTTGTTTGTTATTTGTATAAGCATCTGCAACCTCGTTAAATATATTTTCATAATCGGTTCTTGACTTGTCTATAACCGCTACATTTTGCTCAATATATTTATTGTCTATCTTATTTACAGTTTCTACTCTTTGTACAATGGAAATGGTGCAGCTTTCATCCGATCCCATGCATTCAAACATAGTACCACCAAGCTCTGGACTATAGCAAATCAGAAACGGGACACCGTTGTCCGCGCCATTTAATGGTCCAGTGTTTCCGACCATAATATAGCCGCTTGCACTATGATAAAATGCAGTGCAATCATATGCAGTCCCGTTATATATTACTGTGTAATTTTCGCCATTTATAAACTGTACCTGAAAAGGGTCTTTCGCAGAACCACTTGAAAGTGCTACTGTCTGCTGTGGTACAAGCACTGTCTCTTCTAATCCAGTATAAAACGGTCTATTCTTCACATAGTCCGGCGCAGTTTCATCATTCTGCTCCCAACCTGGTTGAACCTTGTTACTTTTTAACATAGAGTCTAAGACCGATGGGTTCGTATTTTCTGGAGAATCCATAACATATTCTATAATTTTTTCATCAGTCATTTTACTACCTCCTTTGTTTTCTACAAAAAAAAAGTAGCAAAAACATATATATTAGTACATTATATTCAATCACAAAAAAAAAGAAGTGATTTAATCACCTCTTTATTTCAAAATATTTATTGTATAAGCTTCCAAGACAAATTATCTAATTCAGGATTATGATAATATAAAACCCAAATATCAGCATCTTCATAATATAAATGAAAGTCATCATATCCCATTTCTTTAAAAATAGGGATTAGCTTTGAAATATATTCCCAATCACCAGCAATTTGAGGTACCTTATCATTCTCTTCAAAATTACACATAGTGGCAATCGCGCCATTATATACAGAGTTGTCTTTATATATCCAGTTATGATAGCGTTTAATATTTTCCTGTACTGCGGGCACAAAATCTTCCAGCTTAAAATCCATAAAATTCATCTCCTTTTATCAATAAACATTAATACCATCTATTAAATCTTCACTACTCCAAAGCAATGTAAAATAGAATGTTGTTTGAGGAGAATATTTCTCAAATTTATCATATAATTCATTAAAGCTCAATTCAAAAGGTTGCTGTAAATCTTCAAGAATTGCTGTTTTTACCTGATAATCAGTCGAATGGCTCGAACATAATTCATTAACAAAAGAACGCAAACTTTTTTTAGCATAATTGATACCATAGTTAATTACGACTGTTCTATCATGATAACCATCATCCAGCACGATTGCTTTAATCATTTTTCTTTCTCCTCTCATCTTTCTATAATTATTATAGCAAAATTTTCAGAATTTTTCAAATTAAAATAGGAGAGAACACATACATTCTCTCCTCAAAAATATATCAAACTCTTTCGATTATGTCTTTTTGGTCAGACAAATAAAGAGTATCAACAAAACTCGGCTTTACAATTTCTTCAAAGACACCTGCGCCAGTTGCTAATTTACCGTCAGTGTAATTCAGCTGAGTAAATACCATATTTAAATTAGCTTTATCATATCGTTTAAAGTCATTGTACACTCGTCTATAAAGACTGTCTGTTTTAAGAAAACCAAATCGCAGTGCGCCCTGCCAATCATTTGGCATATTAGTTTTATCTACAATATCTGCATTGATTGCGGCTTTTGCACATTCTTCTTCCATAGGACCTGCGCCATGTCTTGTCATATAAGAGCGAGATACATAAAATACATCTACGCTATTTGCGCCAGAACCATTGATTTCATTATAAATATTATAACTACCTACAGAAGAAGGAGTAAGATGAGGAAAATCACCCATATTCTGCTGGTCAAGCAAAAGACCCTGACCGCCTTCATAAATCATTACATCAAACTTTGAGGTAAAGTTATCCAAATAACCAATCGTACAATTAGCTAAAACATAACCAACTGCTCTCATAAAGTTATCAACAGTATACAATTCATCATTAAGGTTATAAGGGTGCTTCGACTCAATCTGCTTGACTTTCTGATACAGCGCGAACTGGTCATAAAAATCTTTTACAAAAAGAGAGGACTGAGTATTGCTGCGCTTGCAACATTCAAAAATACCCATACCACAAGAACCGTGTTTAGCGTCGCCGCGAGTGATTTCTTTTTCACGATTTCTCATTACATCACAAGGCAGCACTACTCTACAATCTGGATGAATATATACTTTGGTTCCTGTAATCCATAAAGCAATAGGGTCAACAAGAAACATTTTGTCATAATAGGTTGCACCACCAGCCAAATCACCTGCGCCAGTACAATGAACAATCTGGTCTCCTACAGTATGCGCCCTCTGAACACCACCATTATAAAGCACAGAAAGAACATTTTTATTCTGCTGTTTTGCTTCTTTTGCAAGGGCATAGGCTACCATACCTTTGCCCTCATCGCCATAATTTGCGCCAGTTACAACCTTGATTTCCATGTTATTTCCTTTCTAACTTACCAGCCAATACCCTCTTCATCAATATGACTTACCCCAGGGCTGCTTGTTACAAAACTCGTATTATCAGCAGAGTTGGTTACAATATCAGTAATAATTCGAGGAAGCTCTGTAGATTGACCAATCATCAGATGCTGACCATCAAGAACTTTAGACCAAGTCTGTTTATCTCTTTCCATATAATGCCATGCGCTACATTCTGCATCACTAATAATGATGTGATATACATCATATTTTTCTGTTACTTCTTCATAAAGTTCTTTGGTATCAATATCTCCCTGTACTGTATATCCAAGCACTTTGGAAAGCTCTTTTGCAGGCAGATAGGGATTTAGAGGTTCGTCTCCCATTGTGATAATAATACCTTTCTTTCCACGATTCCAACAATCCAGCTTGGTATGACGTGCGCCATAGTACCAAGCAGCAGTATAGCTTTCCCAACCATTACCACCGCCGCCACGCTCAAAGTAAATCTTACCAAGATGGTCAAGAATACGAACATCAGACTCAAACTGAGAAACCTGCAGAGGGGCACTATCATATGCTAAGTCACCAATACCCATTATCATAAATTCAACATCTTCAACCTTTTTATAAAGCTGAGTAATAATGGTATCAAGCTGGCGCGCGACTGCTGCACAAGCAGAACCCATTGAGCCAGTTACATCAAGTGCAAGAATTACGGGAATTGTATTAGGATGTTCTTCACTATCGCAGCACTCACGGTACTTGACCCCGTTAGGGTCAAGAGCCTTATCAAGATAATGCTGGCTATAAAACTGATTTACCGTTGCGGTATTGATAGTAGAAGCATCTGCAATACCACGATTTTTAAGTGCAGTATTATAAGCTTTAGTTGTCCATGCACCACCACCCATGATTATTCCTCCTTATTAGCTCCAGCCTGACCAAACAGACCACCAAACATATTATCCAAACCGCCATTCATCATAAACATCATCGGCAGCATAGAATTCATATCACCAAACTTGGAACCACCAAACATCTGAGACATTACCATATACTTCATAATCTGATTGTCGTCACCGCCGGTAAGTACATTACCAAACATAGAAACAATCTTACCATAGAAGTAAGTCTTACCCATAAACATATGGTTTTCGGGAACTACGGTAGAGATAGTGCTATCTTCATAACGCAGAACAGTAATAGTGTTGCCATCTTCTTTGATTACGCAACAAGGCTGACCCGCTACAAGAATAATATCACCAGTCTGCACCTGATTTGTAGGAATCATAAAGAAAAATTCCTCACCAATGTCAAAAACAAAACTATCACAATTAACGAGCTGACCAGTGTTTACATCATAAGTCTTATAACCGTTACTCGTCTTAATTGCAATCTTGCCATCCATAGACATACGGCACATGCCGCTTTTGATTTTTCCAAACAGTCCGTTCATAAAGTTCATAAGATTTTTCCTCTCTTTCATTTTCTATATATATTATACTAAAAATTTCAAAAAATTTCAAATTAAATTAGGAGAAAGTATATACACTTTTTCCTTATTATTTATTCTTTTACATAACTTTCGTATTCAATGGTTTCAAGATTATCATAAATATCTGGAACCCAAATTCCTACCCACGGGTCTTTCTGCGCCGCTTTATAATATCTTACATCTGTATTCCATTCTTGAACTTCATCAATTACTTCTTTGCTCAAAAAGCCAAATTCGTCTCGACAGGTTGTACTTTCCATTTTATAAGTTAGCGCCGCATAAGTTTCTTGTTTTTCTTCAAGTTTTGCCGGTAAATTCATATGTGCATCTACCACACAAGATGTCATAATAACAAAAGTTATTGCTGTTGGAATAAAAATGCTCCAGCCTGTAATTCTAAAAACGCTGTCGTGCTTCCACATAAACTTATGCTTTTCATAATCCCAATCAATATTTCCAAGAATAATTAAACTAATGCCTATTACCAAAATACCAATAACTATGAAATACCACATATATTTTCTCCTTTATTTACAATCCTTAGCAAAAATATAATCGCATCCAGGCACGCTTTTGATATACTCAAGCATATCTTTATATTCTGGTCTCTTAAACCAATCATTAAAAATATAAGTATAGAATACTTTTTCTGCGCCAAAAGCAGCGCCTATTTTTCTAAACTGAGCAATTTTAAATGCGCACGTCTGAGGCTTTTCATCTGCTGACCCAGCAGTCTGTTGAAATTTTTTTCAAAAATATAAAAAGTTTTAGTTCCTTCGTCAAAATAAGCTTCATCTGGTAGTAGTTTTTTAGATATTATTGTTTTCCAATCTATACCCTTTGTTTTCATAAAATGATATAAATTATGTTTTGTTAAATCAGTCCCTTTTTGAGATAGTTTAATCTCTTTTTCAAAAGCTAAACCAGTTGTGGTGTTTCTTGATGCGTGCGTCATTGAATTGCCTCCTAATTTAACTTAGCCCCAAGTATATTTTGTTTCCACTCTTCTTTCAACCTCTTCTGGTTTTTGGTTTACAAAATAACTTTCTTGTAATTCAGTAAGAGCTACACGGCGCCAGACCCGGTAAAATTTACCATTTTCTTCAAATTTGTAAATATATGCTTTAGAAATATCCCACCTATTAGAATAATCAAAATCTTCATAATAGTAGTCTTCTTCATATTCTTCCAAATCTTCTAAAGCTTCTTCTAATACATTTCCATCAATGGTCATACCAGCTTTAAAAGCGTTAATTAAGCCTTTCATACCAAAGATTATAAAATCAGTATGTGAAAACATAATATTCTCCTTAAACCACCCGTCTACCGCAGAAAGGACAGAATTTAATTTCCTTATCTTCAAAAGTAACCTTTGAAAGGTCGGCGGGCTTTTCTTTTCTTTCTACCCAATCATAAATCATACAAAATTCGCAACCTTTTGATTCTACTGTTAGATTAACAAAATTGGTATTTTTGTTTTTTACTTTATTATCACTCATTTCTTTTTCCTTTCTAATTCTTTTTTAATATATTCTTCAAAAATAGCGTATAACACTTCATTTACTTTAGATTTTGTTTCATTGTTTATTACCATTGGGTGATATAATTCAAAATCATCTTTCATTTGTTGAATTTGTGCCATTGAGTCTTTTGCCAATACGCGCGCCTCCTCAAGAGAAAGCTCATTACTTTTTACAGAAATAAGAAAATCTCTCCCATATTTAGGATAACTAATTAAGCACTTGGCAAAACTTTCACCACTGATATAACTTTTAATAAATTCTTCAAGTCGAAGAATGTGATGAAGCTGCTTACCATCATACCCCCATTTGTTAATTTTCCATTCAATAGTTGGATAAGGATGTTCGAGTGCTTTATATTTTTCCATTGCCATTCCAGACATCGACTTCACTACGCCGACTACATTAAAATGAGCAATTTCTTCTCGTAAAGCTACAAGTTCTTTCCAATATGGAGAAAAATCATGACTAATGATAACATAAGGAGTAAATAGAATTTCCAAAAAGTTAATATTTTGTTTCCAAAACTGCTCAAAATAAACTCTAATATCTTTTATATCAATATGTTCTTCATTTTCTCTAATTTTTGTAAAACTTACTGGACGATGATTGAATACTATATCTTTAAGATTTGGCATTACCAAGCATTTTGTATCAATATCACTATTATCATAAGCAAGGTCATAATTTTGACTGCCCTGTAAAGCTATCACCAATGGGTCGTAGCCTGCTTTTAAAGCATCTTCATAATGTTCTTGAAGTCCAACTGAAATAATTTTATAGTTTTTATCTAAACTCAAACTCATTCATTCTCCTTCCTTTCTTTCTCTATTGCTTTATATATATCATTAAATTCAATAGGAGTATAATTAATTCTTTCCGCACTCACACAATAACTCTGTGCCGATGCGGTCTTAAAAGCGGGATTAGTATGAATATGTGCAAAAATATTTACATACATACCATTCTCTTGAATATTTTGAGGTTTATGAGAAAGAATGAAAAATTCTTTAAACAAAATAGGAAACCTACTTACCATTTCAAAACCAGCTTCATAGTAAGTATTCAAACTTGCTCCATCGTGATTACCCAAAAGTAAAATCTTTCTACCCTTGAGCCGCTGCCCAATTTCAATAATTTTATCTTTTCCACAAAGTGCGAAGTCTCCCAACATAAATACTCTATCATCTCGTTTAACTACCTTATTCCAATTTGAGATAAGAGTTTCGTTCATTTTTTCAATGCTATCAAATGGACGCCCGCAATATTTAATTATATTTTTGTGACTAACAAAAATGGGTATCGCCTATAAACCAAACCTTTTGCCCATTCATTTTATCATCACCTCCTATTTACTATGTGCTTCCATTCATAATCAGTTAATTCATAACCTAATTCTCGCCAAACTCTATTATTAACTTGACTATATCTTGAATTTCCATTTATACATTTACTAATACTTTGTCTACTAACTCCTTCAATTCTTGCAGCTTCTGATATACTATCATAAAAAACTATATCGTCAACATTATTTATCTTAATACCATAAATTTTTTTACGTCTATTATTTGTTTTAAATATTGGTATAATTACATTATTACATTCATCAAGTCTTCTAAAAATAAAGCCATTCATAGAACGACAAAAACCATCACAAACTTGACGAATTGGAGAAGCGTCATTTCCTCCATAAGTATCTCTCGCTGCTTCATGAAAACTATTAAAAATTTTTAATATATTTTCTTTTTCATCAACTAAAGCACAACGTGTACCATTTTTTAATATATTTTGTTCTATAATATTTTTATCTCTTAATGAACAAGTAGTCTCACTTGTTTGATTATATCCATTACCAGTATTTGTTAAAGTATTTAATCTTATAATATAATCTTGCTCCTTTTTTGCAACTTCTTCTATGGTACATTCTTCTATAACAGAAAATAAAAAATTTTCTTCTCCATATTTTCTTATAGCACGTTGTAATGGATAATTATAGCTTGTACAAGATGTACATTTTGCCGCGGTAAAATGTTCTCTTTTTCTCCTAATTGGATTATTAGTAGAACCTATATATTTTTTATGATTTATTAAATTTTCTATTTGATAGATATACATTTTATTCACCACCTTAATTTTAAGTAATAAAAATGTATGTTTACTTTATTAAAAAATGTGTATCACCAATAAACCAAATTCTTTCAAAAGCCATAATTACCTCCAGTAACAAAAATGTATCAATTTAGGTGGACCAGACGGTTTCCAAAACTCTTTTATTTCTTCACAAGCATCATACGCTTCTCTTTCAAGCTCTTTAAAGTCTAATTCATCTATAAAAACAGGCGAATGATAGCTATCTTCACCTTTATCGCTAATAATTTTTCCAATATAAAGAAAATTATTACAATAATAATCCCTTATGTGTTCAATATTGTCTAATTTAATTTCAATTTGGTCAGCAAATTTACTCATTGTATTAGAGTTTTGATATTCACGCAAAGTTTTTCTTAATCCCTCTGCCTCCCAGCCTAAAATTATAGCTGAACGCAATTCACTACTCATATTAAACACCTCTTTCTTACTTTCTATATATATTATATCAAAAATTTTAGAAAATTTCAAATTAAAAAAAGAGAAATACCTTACCTTATTTCTCTTTTTATACCTTATTTATTTTCTTCATTTTCCTCAATTTCACTAATTAACACATTAAGTGCCACAAAGGCTTCGCGCAGACCAGCTTTGTCATCAAGATAAACATTTGCATAAGGTTTACGAGTTTCCCTTAAATACCCATAATGAGCATAAAGACGCAGTACTTCTGGAGGGTTCTCATTCACTGCGTCGCAAGGAATATCGTTTTTTATAATAAATCTATAAACCTTCATTATATCAATGTTTGATGTATAACAAATAAAAGTAGCATATGGTGCCCAGCGCTTGAGTAATTGAATTACTTCTTCACCTTCTTCAGCACTAATTTTTCCACTTGGGTGAATAGTATTATCAAAATCATATGCAATAATTAGTTTACCATTACTGACATATGTCTTGCGCAATTCATCCAACAAAGCATTTGGCTGTAAAAATTTATGTTTCATTCTTTTAGCATCCTTAAAACTCGTTCAAAGAAATCAATAGCTTCTTCTCTGTTTACCAGAGCTTCAGCATAATAAGTTTCTTTGTTTTTGAGACAATCCCATATAGCCCTAAGTTTATTTCTTCTATTTCCTAAATAACTTGAAACAAAAGAAATACCTACTTCGTCTTTTTTATCAGACCAATCAAATAAATCGACAACAACTTTGCAACACCCACATTCACATTCAACGATTTCTTCTCCTTTTTTATGGTCCTTTAGACTCACTTACTCTCCCTCCATGCCACTACAAATCAACTTCCATAAATCGTGTGAATTACAAAGCGGAATATCTTTTTCATCAATAATTACCATGCCTGGCGCCCACTTCTTGCCAAAATCAAGTTCCCACATATAATATGTAATATCATCACACCAATAAGGGTCGCGTTTATGCTCATCAACTTCATAAAAACTATTGACTAAAAAATCTACCATTTTATCCATTAACGAACACAGTCTACTATCAGTAACATTAGCCTCAAAAGCGTCGTCGAGTTTAAGACAAAATCTCCAATATTCTTCAATAGAATCAACAAGTTCGCAAAAAGTTTCTTCATTAAGCTCAATCGTTAATTTATTCTTTAATCCCATAAATCCCAAAACCTTTCTTTTAACATTTTAAAGCCTTTGTTAAGCTCGCTTTTTCGCCATTGTATAATCTCTTGTTCTCTTTTATACCATTTTTCTCTTGCTTCTTTTGCTTCTGGAGAAGTAGCTTCTTTCATATAATAAACTCCATCTCTGTCTTCAATTTCTAATGGATTTAATTTGTGGTACTCTTGTTCATATTCATTTTTTTGAACTTCGTTTTCTTCAAGAGAATTATAAAAATGTTTTACCATTTCATCAAGGTATTCTTCCCATTTTTTAATGCTATCATTCTTTTCATCATATAAATCACTCGGCGCGCCAAGTAAATTTTTTTTGAAAGATGTAATACTATCAATAAAAAGCTGAGTATAAAAAATATCTAAACTCCAAGTATCTCGATAACAATATCCTTTTGTTGCGCGCTGCCATGCACAACTTAGGCTTCGGAAAAACCATTTAATTCTCTTAAATATTTTCCACCTGCCATATGGGGCAGGTGAAAATACTGATAATTTAGATTTCATAAGTTACTCCTTAAACTTCCTGTGCCTCCTCCATATCGGGAGCTGCCGCAGTATCCTTAATAATTCCTTCGAGTACTTTAAAAGAGAAGTTCTTATGCTTATAGGCAGTGAACTTTGGACGATTAATGATTCGCACTACTACGCCCTCACGAATGTGAGTCTTACCAATGGGGTCGGGACCATCATAAAAACCTTCAGCTACATTTTTAATCCAATCACCTGAAGTAATTTCACCACATTCAATACGTTTGCCTTCAATAGTACCCTTCCACATTACAGGTACAGTCTTAACTCCCATCTGCTCACAACGATAACGCATAAAGTCAGGAGTATATTCAACTACAAAACCATCTTCATTAGTCATGGTCATGCGGTAAACATAAATGTCAGACTGAGGAAAATGGCTGATGGGAGTACAATCAAAACATTCATCATCAACAATCATATTTCTCGTATATCCAAAAGGAGAACACCCATAGCTAAATACAGTTTCCTTACCATACTGCTTTACGAAATCCTTACCCAGTTTCTCGTTCTTACCATTGCCCATAATCGGCGCGCCGGTATGGGTAAATCCAACTACTTCATAATAAACAGTTTCGCCCTTATTTAACTTCCCAACAAAAGCATCATGATGTTGCTGTCTAAATTCATTAGACCCATAAAAACCGCCTTCAAAATTCTCAAGTACAGTGCGTCGAGTACCAGACACATAATCATACTCATAGATAGGCTTACCCTGTTTGCGAGTAATTCTATCCCAAAGAGTGCGTTTAAATCTTTTTAATACAGGCAAGTAACCAGTACGCTGAGAAGTACCGTGCATCTTCAAAGTAATCTCAATTTCATCACCAGATTTAAATGCTGCCAGATTATATGCCAACTGTTCAGTATCTGCGTGTTCTGCAAATAAAGGAACAAGAGGAACTTTAATACGAGGAACCTTAGAACCATATTTTTGCTTATTATATTCTACAATATTCTTGCGTGGAATATACTTGCAACAAATATTATGTCCATTTAATACACCATCAATAACATCACCTGCGTGCAAAGAGTCTAAATCAACTCCAGTATAAGCAAGAGATTCAAGAGGAAGGAAAAGACCATCGCTCTTTTCCCCACGAAGTTTAATTGCACACACATTACGCTTATTGGGGTCCATATATCCGCCAATATTGTTGCCCGCTTCGTCTTTCTTGCGGAGAAGGTTGTTATATTCTGCAAATTCTACAGAAAGCTGCCCGTCAGTAGGAAAATAAACACCAAGCTGTCCTTCAGTGTAATCCAAATTTACACAAACAGTATTACCAAAACAATCACCCAACTGAAGACGGTCCGCATTAGAATGAGGTCTTACATTTTTTAATTCAGTTATATATGCTTTATACATTATTTATTACCTTTCTATATTCTTTACTAATTTTTCCCAGACATTCCCAAACTGATTTTCATATTCTTTATTAATATTTTCTTCCCTAAGAATATACTTTGAATTTTTAGTTTCAGCAATAATTATTCCTTGTTCATAAATAAAACGCTGTATAGTAGATGTATTCACATATTTTCCATCTGCAAACTTTGGATTTCCATAAACAGCACCATGAATACAAGTACGCCTACATTCGGGAGCAACATAATCCCAATTATCAAGTGGAAGCTCACATATACTCCAATCTTTAATTTCTGGATAATTAAGTTTCATTGTATTTAAACCTCCCAAAATTCATTTTCTTGCTCTCGTAGAATATTCATATGTTCTTCATTATTATAGTCAAATGGTTCTACGTAATAATTTATGTCATTTTCTCTCTCTTCATCAATGTACTCTTCATCATCTTCATTTTCATAATAACAATGATAATATCCATCATAAGATTCACAAGCACATTCATAAACATAATTATTAGCTTTTTCCTTAGAACTTGCTTCTAAAGCAATAATATTAGACTCATTGCTGCAACCATAATAACCAATGAATTTCATATTTATACCCCTTTTCTCATTTTCTATAATTATTATACCAAAAATTTTTTAAAAAATCAAATTTAAAAAAGGATAACTTATTCAGTTATCCTCGCTTCTTGATCTGCCAAGTGTAATATTTCCAAATCTTTCACCCATTCAGGGTTTTGAGTAGATTTCCATTTTTCATATCCAGAATAATATGGACGCATATGATTTTCAATTAGCCAAGCTATTTTCCATCCAACTTCGGTAGGATAGAACAAGTAAGAAGTTAAATAAAAATAAACACTAACATTTTCATGAGAGTAATAATGCGCAATGTTAGTTTTTTCACCTCTTGCGTTACGGAAATATTTTGTAGAAATCTTTCCTAAATCATGAAAAAGCCCAGCAAAACGCAACTTCTCATCTTTAGTCATTTTACAAAGTTTGTCATATGTCATTTGTATGTGCTGACCAATAGTTTCTAAATGATGAGGGTTATCGTGCTCTACCAGCTTGCTCAATTCTACCAAAATAAATGGATCAACTGCTTTATCTAATGGCAAATAAGTAAAATCAATCAAATCCCAACCCTCATCATATTGAGGTATTTGAAACTGTTTTAACTGTTTAAAGATAACAGAAACACCTACTTTGCGCGGACGTAAACTATCTCTTTTAACACAAACTTCATAAGGAGTTTTAAAAACGACACAAATCTTTTTACAAGGAATATGTGCGATTGTTTTTAAGAAAGCTTTACGGCGCCGACGTGATAAATTTGTGGCATCATAAACTACATTTTTACCATTTTTTAAATTTAAAATAACTCTTTTATGAAGTTCATTAAATACTTCAGCATTATGAGTCTGGTCATTTTCGTCACCAAATAATTCCTTTCTTAAAGCATCAGAGGAAATCTTAACGACTTCCTCTTCAAAATTATAAGAACTTTTCCCACTACCAGATAAACCAACAAGCATATAAAATTTAGGTTTATTCATCTAATTTCCTTTCTAAAACAACTAAATGCCGACATTTTGATTTTATCTTACCACTTTTTGTTCGTTGCCCCTTAGTATATTTACTATATATTTGATTATTCTTTAAATAACATTTATGCAATAAACAATAATGTATTATTTTTATACTCTTTCAGCATTTTTAATTGCATCTTTAATGATTTCGTTATAATATCCACGATTTTCAAAAACTTTCTTCATATAACAAGCAAGAATACCCTTCTCCTCATCAAAAGTATCTCCATCCTGACAAGTAACAGTAGTATTTGTATTATCTACCCAAAGAATAGTAATGGTTTTCTTCTTTTTATTAATATAAACCTTCTTAATACCACCGTCTTTTCTGGGCGGTGCTTCAACAAGTCGTGCCTTTGTAATAGTTCTAATATATCCATCGTAATTTGTTTTTACTGGACCAAGAACTTTTACAAAAGAGGTATAAGTATGTTCTCCATCTACTGTAATATCATAAACACCGTTGCGAATAAGTTTAAGCTCTGTCTGATATACATATACTTTACTACTATTGGGAAATACTACGCCGATCTTTTTCATTTCTATTCTCCTTTTTATTTAGGCTTTTTCTTATTTTCTATATTTATTATAGCTTAATTTTAAAGAAAAATCAAATTTTATTTTAATCTATTTATTGCAGCAGAGATTAAATCAGTGACATCAAGTTTAATAGTATATTCTACTTTGGTTTTTTCCATTAAACTTTTAGGAGAAGTATTATCATCATCATCCCAAAATCTTTTAGTAAAGGGTTCGGTATAATTTATATTAAAAGTATCAAAAGTAACCGAAGCGTACCCCTTTTCTAATTGCTGTATAATTGCTTCAATAATATCTGAACCAAAAACTACTTTATCGCCAATTAAATAAGCAACATTTACTTTTTCTTCTATACCGCCAGTAAGTTTTAATTGCGAATCTATTTCTGATTGAAAAGAAGAATCAAGTTTTAGTATTTTATCCATTCTCTCTTGAGCATAAAATTCTAAATTATCAGAAGCTTGTTCCATAATTCGCTCAAACCTATCGAATAATGGCTGATAAACTTCTTTGGCGTGAGCAGTATTTATCACTTTATTATATCCCCAAGATGTATAAAAATTTTCAAAATCAATTGCGCTAACTTCCATTCTACCTTCTAAAAATGAGTATAATCCAATAGTTTTTCTTATGGTTGCTATTCCATCAACATTAATATGATAATTTTTTACTTGAAAACCTAATCCGCGTAAAATTAAATCTATTGGTAATTGATAATTTGTACCGCTCGCGCGAACCAAACCAACTGGGGCCACTCTTAATTTTCCATTTGAAATAAAATCCCAAAAAGATGTCCAATAAATTTCTCCCAAAGCGCCCTTTATTGCAGCAGCGGAAGAATTAAAACCAAATTTAATAAAATGTTTTTTTAGTGTTTTAGCAATATAATTTTTTGCTACTCCATTAATAGGTAACTTTCTAATAATTATATTCTCAATTTCTGTTTGAGATTGTTGAGAAATATTTGTTTGTATTTTTTCAATTTCAATGCCTGCTTTAACAATAATATCATAAATTCTTTTTTTATATTTTGAAGAGACATTTTTATTAAAAGTTACTTTAAAACCTTTTCTTCCATCTTTTTGTGTTGTTTGAACAAAAGTAACATATCTAAGTAAACCCAGATTTCCCTTTATACTACTATCTCCCATTGCAGCTTTCTTTCCCGCGGTGGTAATTCTAAAATCTTGACCTTCTCCATAATCATTAAGCCTTGATATAAATTCAGTTATAATTTCATCTGAAAGTTTGTCAGCACTTTCTATAAAAAAAATTTCTTGTAATTCTGAATTTTGATATAAAGATTGTTCTAATTTATTATTAAAATCTTCAAGTTGAATTGTATCTTGAATGTCTTTAATTAAAGTATAAATCTGTTCATTATTTGATAGAAGAATACTCGCGCCACTATTATTCCATTCCTCAATTTTTTGTAGTAAGTGCTCATAACTTATTATACTTTTAGAAGCAAATAAATGTTTTTCTTGCGCTAATAATATTTTTTGAACAGTTCTTAGTCTTGAAATTTCTTGACTAATAACCTCTTCTGCACGAAAGCGACTTTTTGAACCTTTATAACCTAAAAAAGCAATTAAATTTTCTTGATAATTTTTTACGTTTTGAATTGTCTCAAAACCAGCTCTTGGCATAATAGCACCTCCTTTCAATTCTATTTTAAAGTAAAAAAAGAGAGCCTAAGCTCTCCTTTTATAGTTCTAAAAACTCTTTCATACAGTATCCATCTTGAATTCTAACCCATTCATTTTCAACTTCAAGAATATCTACTACTTCTCCAGGCTCTAAAACCTTAATAATTTTAGATTCCTTTGAAGGAGCTTCTCTAACATTTAATTTTGCTTGAACTATTGCAGTTTTAGTAGTTTGGTTTGCATATTCAAGTTCTTCGATATTTTCAATTTTTATTTCAGCCATAATTACCTCCTAAATAATCTATAGCAGAACTATCTGCCATTACATCTGTTTTTATGTTATCATCGATTAATTCCTCTATCGATGCAATAAAAACTTGTATAAGTGTAGATAAAGCGTGAATTTTTAAGGGAAGGCTGCCAAACCCTCTAATTTGTGCCACCTCTTTGAATTTTGTTTTATTATTTGGTGTCATCGTATCACCTCAATCATCAAGTTACTTCTGTTAAAGTCAAAGAGTATTCTTTAAGTGAGCCGCCGTCATTAGGCATAGCTTGAAGAATATATGCGTGTATGGTGCCATCGCTTTCGGGGTATAAAAATAAGTAATTGCCATCCCTCGCATTGGTAAGTTTCAACAATACATCACCGTTGCCGTATACATCAAGGAAAATTTCAGTGCCATCACGCACGGCATCATTTAATGCCGTATACAATTCGCCCACGCTGTAGTATCAGTTGGCAAATTCGTTGCATCTACTACAAATTTAGGAGTGGAAGGAATATAGTCGCGACTAATACGCTTAACGTTACTTAAGGTGTATTCCAACTCAGATACATACACGCCAGAGTAATTTGCTACATACATGCCAGTTTCGGGGAAATTTAGTCCGTCTACAGTAATCCCTGCTTCCAAGACACATATGACAACTTCAAAACTCCAAAGCTTTCCTGGATTTTCGTATATACTATCAGCATTGCCTTGAAGACTATTACCATTGGAAATAACAACATTTATCTCTTGAAGTTCAGAAACATCAGGAATTGAGTCACTAACTTTATAATACATGCCTGATGAGTCACTAACTTTATCGGTGGTATCCCCATTCTAAGTCACAGAATAGGTTTCTGTTTCTGTATACCCAACCCCGCCATCAAATTCATCTTTCACAATTCTGGCAACATCTGCTGAATCAATTGATGGTTCTTTTAAATCTTTTAACAGTGTATTCAACACAGCTGGGTTGGTATTTTCGGGAGTTTGAGTAACATAATCAATTATTTTATCTTTCAAAATATTATAACCTCCTTTGTAATTTTAAAATTATATTTTATTTCCTAATCCAAAAGGTCTGCCAAACGAGCTGTTTCGCTTCTTTCTGATTTTTCTAAATGAACATAACCAAAAAGTTTTTGACCTTTAAGTTTTTCAATAGCGATTTTTAATCCACTTGAAGTCTTAAAAATCTCTTTGTCTGTTTGTTTATTATCTCCATTTAACCATAATTCAGAACCTTGTCCGACCCTACCAATAAGAAGCTGTACATGCTCCTTGGTAAGATTTTCTGCTTCACTGGAAATAATAATAGAATTTTTAATATCTCTACCTCTTATAAAACCAAGGTGCTGAACCTCAATTTTATTTTCTGAAATTAATCTTTCAAGTCCATACGTTCCACCTACGTGGTCAGCGACTGGCATTGCGAAATAAAGCAATTTATCAAATAATTCGCCAGGTAAGGCTCCAATAGGAGTCGTATTTTTAACTTCAATATTATTTCTTACCCATACAATCTTTTCAAATAAACCCTGTCTAATAAATTCTAAGGCATGAGTAATCATAAGAAAGTCTTTTCCACTTCCAAAGCAACCAGTAATAACTTTTATTTTTGAAGTTCTATCCTGAAGCATATCCATCGCACACTCTTGCTGCGGATTTTTTGGTTTAATTAATCCAGAAAAAGAATTATCTATTTGTTTATATTTAAGTTTTCTCAATTTACCATTTTGAAAGCAATATTTATCTACTATTTTATCCATATTTTTTAGAAGAATATATTCATTTTCGTAAAAGCAAAATTCCATATCTTTTCCTTCATAAAATCTGGCTAATTCTTTATCAGTAAGATTAATTTCAGTACAACCTTTATACATTGAGCCTCCTTAATATAAATCACTTATATCATCTATGACCTTATCTACGACCTTCTTTTCTAATGCTAATGGCGCTCTAACGTACCAATCCATGCCTATATTATCCATTACTTCTTTTTCTGTAAAATCAGTAGAGCTAACAATCTTTTTAATTAACATATCTAATTGTGCTTGATAGTCTTCTATTAAAGATAAGACATCATTAGCATTACCATTTACTCCTATACTACCTTTATGAAATAAAAAATAACTTGAAGGTAACATATATCTTTTATGGCAATTTAAGAAAATATACGCTGCCGCACTTGCTACCATTCCCATTGCTATCCCAATAACCGGAGTTTTACTTAAAGTAATAATATTTGACATCATTGCTTGAATATCAAGATCTCCACCTACGGAATGAAATAATAATTTAATTGGTACTCTTTGTTTGATTGGAATATTAGCTAAATCATCTTCTCGATTCCAACGTAAAATATTTTTTACATAAAGCAAGGATAATTCACTTATTTCATCATCTATCCATAATACCCTGTGTTCCAAATCTTGGTAAAAAGCCAATAACTCTTCGTCTGGTAGTTGTTGATTAGCTACATTTTCTGGCACATATACCATAATTGTGTCTTTGTCCATTAGTTGTCCTCCTGAGCTATTGTAATATATGGATTTTCTAAAGTCCAGTCCCAATATTCTCTACTACGATAGCTCTTTCTAAAATAATTTTCTCCATTTCTACCAGCAAAAAATAAATAATCATTTGGTAATACTCTTCCAACATTATCTAAACCTTCTTTTTCTAAAAACCAACGTATAATAACATCTTCGGCAAGATTATAAAATTCTTCTTTTACTGGCGTTTTTGGAACCCAAGCAAATTGATGTTTAGCTGTAATCACTTCCCTAATACTATTTCCATAATTACCGTTATCTACTCTGTTAAGAACGCACCATATAACCGCCGCCTTGTGAGGAACCGATTTAATGCCACGCGCCTCTCTATAAACTAATTTTGCCAACATCTCTATTTCGGGTTGAAATTTTAATATTTCGTTTTCAATTTTTTCTTTTTGTTCTTTTGTAACTTTAACTTTTATAGTATCTGAAAAATATTCTAATTGTTCTATTTCTTCTTTTTGATTGTTATGTTTTTTTAAGGTTTCAAAATCATAATTTTTTATAAAATTTATACGGTATAAAATTGGTTTTAGAGTAGTATTTTGTAATTCTTCTATTTCTTCTATTTCTTCTATCGGCATTGGTTCTATTACTTCTGTTGCAGACGCGCCTGCTGGATGAAATAAACAAACAATTACTAAAATTACTACTAAAACATATCGTATCTTTTTCATTTATCCTCCTTTGGTTGCTATTTTATAAGTAGTTTTTTATTAGAAAGAATCTAATTCAATAATGTCATTAAACATTATTCTAAACTTATCATTTAAAATAGCGTCATCGTGGTAGTGCCCAAAGAACCATTTTGTAAAAGTTATTTTGTTTTTTATTTTTTCTAAAAAATTTTCCATTGTTTTATCAACTTTAGATTGGTCTATAAAATTAAGAAATAAATATGTGGGTTCTTCACTTATCGGCGCCGTATGTGACAAAATATAATCATAATGATTAATATATTCTACAAGACTTAAAATTCTACTTCTTTCATCTTCTGACATTTGTTCATCACTAAACCAATTCCACCCATTTTTTAATCTATATTCTTTATCAACACTATATGCCCCACCTAAAATTAAAAAATTTTTATCATTTATTGTCATTAAACCGTCCATTGGAAATAAAATATTTGGATATTCAGGTTCAACCCAACAATTACAGTTTAATTCTGCTTTAGAAGTTAAAACATATGATGAAATATTTTGAGGTCGCGCCTCATGATTACCATGAATACAAACAAGTGTAATTGGTAAATTACTAATCTTATTTTTTAACTTTTTATCTCTTTTATCTAAATAGTAATTTATTCCAGCATCACCAAGAATAATTAAATAATCTTGCAAATCTATTTCGTTATCATAACAAAATTTTTCCAAAAAGTTAAAATCACCGTGAGTATCGCCTCTTATAAAAATTCTATTCATATTATCCTCCTTTTATATATATTATAACAAAAAAGTCGTCAAAATCAAGTTTTGACGACCATTTATATATAAACCGAGCAGAAAAAACAAATGGCTCGGACATGGCAACGGGAGATAGAGTCGAACTACCTTGCCTTGGGTCAAAGCCAAGTATCCAATCCGTTGGATTATCCCGCTTTAATAAAGACAATCTGATAGTAATCTATTATACCATAATGGATCTATCTCTTTAATCTCATCAAAAAGAATAGGTGTTTCTTTAAGTTTAATTTCACCAGTCCAGTCAAAAAAACTACCTAAATATCCGACCACAAAATGCCCCTCAATCGGTAAATAATAAATATTTAATTTTTCAAATCTCTTTTTAAGAATATAAGCAAACCATAAACAATTACCATTTATCCAGTCGCAATCTTTTGAGAATCTTTTTTGTATAAAATTATTTATTTGTTCTATCATATTTCTCCATTAAGAAAGGATTTTACTTATCGGTGCGCCACAAGTTCCTTTAAACTCCCGAATGTCTTAAGCATCAACATTATTGCCTTAACAATTTATATCCCGGCGACTGCCCGTCCGGTTTAACCTAACCTTTATGGAGAAAATGTCTTATGTTTTCTCTCGGCTTCAATCGGTTAAATTTCAAAAAATCGAGCAAATAGACTAAATGGGTCAGTTTCTTGTCCAGTGATAGAAAAGTGATAACTACCATAATCCTTACAAAAATCATTTAGTACCTTGTTATATGCCTTGCGCGCGTCAAGTAAATTTTTGTAAGCGTTTTCGACTTCTTTGGCTCTTGAAGCTCTCTGCTCGACCAGAGCCTTAGCTTTTGTCTCTGCTTTTTTCTTAGCTTCAATCGCTTGCTTCTCCGCTGTTTCACAGTCGGACTGCGTGTCGTAAAACTTTTTAAGCATTTCAGAATAAAATTTCATTTTCAAATCAACTCCTATTTTGATTTTAGCAATTAATGACTCTGTACACAAATCGTTAATTGCGTTGGCGGAGAGCAGTGAGCACGATTCACACTCGTTTAATACGAGCGAGCCACTTAGCAGGCGGTCCCAGAGCCTCTCTGGTTTACTCTCCATTTTAAATCCCTGTATTCTTACAGCCGGCAACTGCCCAGGGTTGGCATAGAAGGTTGAGTTATTGTCATTATACCTACAATATGACTGGCACGAGTAGTAGGAGTTGAACCCACATTGGAGAGATTAGAAATCTCTTGCCTATCCGTTAGGCTATACTCGTAAAATACAAGGCACAAAAAAATGTATCAGTTTAAAAGAATAATCCGATAAAATCGCTGTATATGCTTTTAAGTGGAGCACCATATGGGACTCGAACCCACGACGTCTGCTTGGAAGGCAGAAATGTTACCGTTACACTAATGGTGCATTTAAATGGTTGGGCAGATTGGACTTGAACCAATGACGACCGTCTTATCAGAACAGGCTTCTAACCATCTGCATTACTACCCAATAAGTGGCAGGCGTACTTTATATCGCGGAGTTGTTTCACCAACCCGACCTCCCTTCCTTGCTTAAAAAGAGAAAATCGCACCCAGCCGCTATCAGAGTTTCACTGAATTTTATTTCTTGTTTGCAACCAATAGTATAAAATCTATTAGCAAGTACCCATATCTGGGATTGGTGGGCAAGGAAAGACTCGAACTTTCTACCATGGATTTTCAGTCCATTGCTTTTCCTGTTAGGCTACCTGCCCAAAAATGGTGAGGATGGAGAGGTTCGAACTCTCGACCACTTGATTTGGCATGTAATTTAAGACTTGAACTTAAATTTTTGACCAAGTATCATCATCAATGGATTTTATAATAGTTTTTTTAGTTGGTAAATTATAAGTTTTACACCATTTTCTTATAGCATTATCACTTACAGAAAATAATTTTCCTATAGAAACGAAAGATTGCTCTCTTATTAAGAGTTTAAGCTCTTCTCTATCTGGTCTTATTACTTTCTGTTGAGCTTTTCTTGAACATTCAACGCAACGTATAGCACCTTTTGTAATTAATTTTCCACAATTAATACAATAATAGCTGTTTTTATTTGGAACATAGGCAATTCCCTCATCATCCAATAAATATTGTTTTCCTTTATGGAAAGAAGTATGGTCAGCTTTCGTTTTAAATATTAAGAGATTATCTGGAGAATTATTATTTCTTTTATAATCTTTATGATGAACAACTTCTTCTTTTTTTAAAGGTCTACCAAGTTTTTGCTCTGCGATAATTATATGTTCATATACCAAACCATTCGAACTTGCTCTATGATGTTCTGGCATATATATAGCAATATAACCATTAATATCCATTAATATTTACCTATCAACGTGTTTCATTACACTAATTACATAAAAGTCAAGTGCTCTGCCAACTGAGCTACACCCTCACATATTGGAGCCGATAACAGGTTATGCTCCCGTGTCTAAAGATTACAAGTCTATTGTTTTACTAATTAAACTATATCGGCAAATACAAGGCGCAGAAAAAGTATAAAGAATACTATAAAACTTTAAAAATTTTGCTGTAAGCGCCTTAATCTAATTATTTGTCTCTCCAACTTCCCAAAAGAGGCTGGTTTCTTTCATTACTCGAAACTTTTTTGGCATCATAGAAGTAAGTTGAATTTTTCGGAAAATGGTGTCAGAAAAATTCTTAAACGCACACCTCGCCTGCCACAGCGATAATGTCTTCCTACTTAGGGGCTTAGAACCCTGTAATAACGTAATCTATCGGTACCATATAGAATATCAAGTCATTACGCGTAGTTACATCTTATTTTTTGAGAGAAGAGAAAAGTAAGAAAGGAAAGGGGTCTCTTCTCTCAACTTCTATATATATTATATAAGAAAATTAAAATATTTTCAAATTTTTAAATATCTTCCCATTCTTTATCAGAAAAATTTTATCTCTGATCTTAGATGGTAATGGTAATGGTAATGGTAGAACCGCTTGGATTCGAACCAAGACATTGCCTTGTTCAGGTCTTCGGCTTATAAGGCCGCGGCTTTCACCTTTAAGCTACGGTTCTAAATAAATTATAAAAATATACTATAAACTAAAATTATTAAATAATAAATTATCCTCTTACAAGAAGATCCATAACTAATGCATAATCTTCAGGGCATGAAAAGAACATTTCTACTTCATCAATCTCTGCATTATTAAATATATCCATCATTATAATATACTGGCAAAGTTTAGATTTCATATTCAGTCTATCGCCTTCGGCTGTTACGACTTCAATGCTACCTTTACAATTCTGTAAACGTTCAAAAAATCTTTTTGGATTTGAAATATTCTTAATTTTCATTATATTCTCCTTTTATTTTTTTGGTACTCCAAGTAGGATTTGAACCTACACTGAATAGCTTCTAAGGCTATCGTCTCTGCCGTTGGACTATTGGAGTAAATATTGGCTGCCAAGAGAGGACTCGAACCTCCAACCAATCGGTTATGGCGGTATATTCGAGAATTGAACTCGAGACTATTGCGTGACAGGCAATTATGATGACCACTTCACCAATATACCACAGCCGATTGCTCTACCATTGAGCTACTTGGCAATAAATGTTGATTTACTTCGCTTCCTTCAATCAATACCTTTTGAATTTCTCAAAAGCATTGATTGCTGTTGTTTCAAACAGTTAGTCGTTTTCCGCTATGCTACATATCACTTTCGTGCCGGTAGTAGTTTAATCAACAAAATCCGTGTTAACGACCTTTGGTAGACCAGACTGTCTGGTAATGGTAGAAGTGGTGGGAATCGAACCCACTTGATGTCCGCATCCCAAATGCGGCGGCTCACCTTTAGCCCACACCTCTAAGCTTCCATATCTGGTTTAGCGCGTGATATGGTACGCCGCTGCAACGTATCCCAGTCAGCGTAGGGGAATACTTGTCGTATATTCGATTTACGCTTAGGTTCCTTTTGAACCTAAGAAAAGTCAACTTCTCTTACAAATAGGTCGCGAAACTATAAGGCGCTTGAAGTGTGCGCATTGGTTGCGGGAGTGAGTAACGCTCTCACGGAGTTTAGCTTATGAGGCTAAATTGAAGACTTCTTCTTCCCGCCATAATACAAGGCACTATTATTATTATACGTTGCTCTACCAGATTGAGCTATACCACACAGAAGTGTTGGCAATAGGAATCGAACCTATAACACACGGCTCCCAAAGCATTAATACTTTATTTTGCTGTTTGTGCCTTTTGATATAAATATTATATCTAAAATTTAATTAAAAATCAAATTTTTATCTTTCGGCAATAATACCATTGCGACGTTGAATCATGTCATTCAAAAGATTTGTATGTTTTAATTCTTCGGCTATAATTTCTCTAAAATCTTCTGTTTCTTTTTCATTTAATAGATAGCCAAATTTTGTTAAAAGAATATAATATCCTTGTCGAGCCTCTGCCTCATCTGCTATATTTCTCTCTAATTCTGCAAACAAAGCATTTTCATCTTCTCTTATAGCCATAATATTATTGCTCCTTGTTAAAATAAAATAAAATTGGTAGCGCCCATCGGATTCGAACCGATACTGGATGGATTTTCTTACTACACTATATCGCTATAGCCACACTTGCGTTGTAGTCTGGACTATGTCTTCACCATATCAAAAGACTTAGGTGGTAGGTGTATAGTCTCTACACATTTATTTGACTTTTTTGTTTTTCCCACAATATGTTTTTGTTATAGCATGACAATTTGGACATAAATATCTTAAATTTTCAATTCTATTATCATTATTAATTCCATTAATATGATCTAATTCAAGAGACATCTCAGTACCAAGCCATTTTCCAATATTTCCACAAAAAGAGCATTTATATTCAATCACATTATGTCTTTTTATATACTTTCGTAATACAGCTTGAGTAACAGGGCTGTCTTTTATAAGAATTTCTGATAAAGAATATTTTTCTTTACTACCTAAATTTGGACAATCCTTTTTAGTTAATCCTTTATTCCAGCTTTGATGTTTAAAATGAGATATATCAATATTAAACTCTTGAATTTTCTGTTTTAATAATTTAACATTGCCGCCGCCATCTGGACAACGACCTGATAGAATTAAAACTTGTCGATAAGAAGTAGATTGTTTACATGCTTTTTCTAAAAAATCTTTTGTATACTCAATTTTCATATTATCACCTCTAATTTTAAGTAGAAAATATTAAAAAGGCATACAAAAATGTGTAAAAAACTCTGCCAAAACTTAGCTCGGCGTTGTCTTTACTTCAAAAGAGTTCCGCCGAATTAGCCTACATTCACTAAATGGTTTCCCAGTCTTAGTGCTCAAATTTGTTTGAGTCCACTTCCTCTGCCATTGGGATACGGCGCCATAATGTACCAGCCCCGTGTTTATACTGCTTTCTGGAACGGTACACTCGCCAGCAGTTATAAGATTGACGATTTTAAACTCTATTTCGCACACTCACCGGTGTCTCTGTGCCAGTTCATAACCTTTAGCATTTCTTGATAAGCGAACTGATTTCTTATCTCCTTCAACCTTATATAAATATTATATCTAAAATTTAATTAAAAATCAAATTTTATTTGTTAAATCATGCGCAAGGAAGATTATATCACTATCATAATAAAAATTATTAATTTCCCAAATATCAGTTATATTACCGCATGGTTGTATTGATTTATCACCACATTTTTCTAACCATTTATTATCTCGAAAAACTCGATAATGAAAATCTGTATCAACATATAAAAATTCATCATCTTCATCATAAATTGGTTCTATTCCTATTCTAAAAGCAATAAGCTCTTCTGTATCCTTTAAGTCGTTTATATCTTTTATCACTCTTAAATTTTCAGAAAAATCTTTTAGCATAAAATCAATATTTTTATTCAATATTATTCGGTAAATTTCTTCAATAGAAAATCCATCAAATAATAATTCTTCTGCTAACATACTATTTGTATCTTGATCAATATCAGTAAAAGATACTGAGTATGGTAAATACCAAGAAAAGGTTCTTAGAGCATAGCCACCACAATTATATGACGATTCTAAAGTATTTTCTTCATTCCTTAATTTATTTGAATTTAGAAAATCACTCACACTTTTCCTCCATATAACTATTTTTATGTTTCTGTTTTCGAGTATATCTTTTTTTATCTGGAATAGTTCGTGTTACTGGATTTACTTCTCCCCAATCTTTCCGAATTTTTTTGTATGTGTTATAAAATTTAGAATACTCTTCTTTGTTTTTACACATAATTTTATTTCCTTTCAAAAGATTATGTATATATTATATATAAATTTTAAAGAAAAATCAAATTTTTATAACCATTCTTCGCACAATGTAATTTGATACATAATAAAATTATCATAATTAGGAAGGGTTTTTATCCAATTCTTAAAATCTTCTCCAAGTTTTTTAAACATTGTATCAAATCTTAGTATTGGCGCGCCGTCATAAAAAATACTTGAATTATCTTTTATAACTTCTACGTTTTTTGTAATAGTTTTATATTGCTCCCATATTTCATCAAATAATGATTTTGAAATTGGTTTATTAAATAACATAAAACTGGATTGATTTAATTGTGAACAAAATAAAACCTTATGGCAGCCAATTAAAAAAGAGCTAAAACCACTATGCTCACATAAACTTGAATTATACATTGTATCACAGTTTAATAAATTTTTTCCATTGAAAATATTAAAACAATAATCAAGATCTGACGAGTTTGCAATATTCGTACTTCTTGTTATATTTTTGCTATTCACAATTAATTCAGAATATTCAACCGATATTGAATTATTTACATATTTAGAAGTTTTTATAGATTGTGAGCTACTGACATTTTCACTATCTATTACATTTTGTGAAAGTTTAATAAAATTAGAATTGCTAATATTAGTGCTTTTAAAAATATTATTACTTTTAGTAATTTTACTACTCATAGAACAATTTGTAGAATCTACTACGTTAACACGTTGATAATATTTCTCTAATTCTTCTGCTGATACTGGTAAATATTCTGCACCCCAATGAAGAATTTCATCAGAAATATGTCGATTATTAAGTAAATCAATAATTTCCACGCCATTTGGATATAATCTATTAAATACTTTTTTCCCGCTTTCACAAGCATTATAACGCTCTAAAATTTCATTTGTTATAAACATTATGGTTCTTCAATTCTCCCATCATCATAAATTTTTCTTACTGGCTTTCCAGTATTATCTACTTCAATTTCATATGGGTGTTCATGTCGATAAACTATTGTTTTTGCTCTTGCATCTAACCACTTAACCAAACTACTTAATCCTTCACCGAAATCAAAATAAGCTACGGGATATTTACCAGTTTTCCCAATTATTTGTGCCCCAAATATATCACGACACATACGTAAATAATCAGCATAGCTTAATCCAGCTATTCTGGCAAGAAAAACATTGTAACTACCATTGGTTCCAGTCGGAAAAGGAAACTCATTATGATGCAAGGAAATTGTATATTTTCCCTTGTTGTATGGACTTTCTTCATAAAAAATATATTTTCCCATTAAATACTCAACTCCTTTTGAAGTTCTTTGATCTCCAATTCTTCTTTAGCAGTAAGTAAACATAATTCTCCCCAATCTTGTTTATTTCTAAACGGAGTAAAATCAACTTTACTCGAAATTTTTGCTTTATCAAATTGGGTAATTTTTCTATTTTTTACTGAAATATAATTAGGAATAATATATTTTTTTACCGTTGTGGGGCTTGGAGAGCCGCCAAGCGCACGACTAACACCGGCGTAAGTTTTTATTTCTAAATATAACTCATTTATTTTTTCAATTAATTCTTGTGTAACAACCAATTTACTCATTTTTATTCTCCCTACTTTGATAAATTGGGCAGTCATAACAATCAATGTTTTTACAACGGGGGCAATTTATACCGTTTGGATCAATTCCTTTATCATCCCATATAAAATGTTTTCCACCTATACTATCTGTAACAGTAATATGAAGATTTTGTCGTCCATCATAATCTAACATATTAATTAAACCTTTGAAAATTTTTTCTTGCTCAATCATATTTAAGTTATCAATAGAGAAATCAACTTTGAATATATTTTTATTCTTCATTTTTATCTCCTTTTTATTTTATATAAATATTATATCATAAAAATAATTAAAAATCAAATTTAAAAAGGGGAAGCTTAACTTCCCCAAATTTTCTTAAATTTTAACACAATCATATATTCTATTATTTAATGTTTCACACATTATATCCCAGCTTGTCTTACCTTCTAAAACTCCTAATAGAGTTTTAAATGTAGAAGGCGACTGCCCGCTCACATTAATTACATCTGTTGATTGAGATAAAAATGTATCATTACGAGCTTCTACATTGAAAAAAACTAATTTTGGCAAATCGTAGCCACGCGCCATGAATTTCCCCTTCATTTCACCTACAAAATCAATTCCATAACCTCTCATATATCTATCAATTTCCATATCGGAAATTACCACGAGAGCTTTGGGCATATCTTTATTATCAACTTCATTATATGTAGCATTAGCAAGAATATAATTAAAAGCCGCCTCAAGATTTGTACTATATCCAACATCAGTATTCATAACCTGTCTAACTTTTGCTCTTAGGGTGTCATTAGGATTTATGTTGATAAAATGAGGTCTATCAGTAAAAGTCATATAGCAATTTTGATATTCGCCTTGATTTCTTTCAGCAAAATAAATAGCTAATCCAACAGAAGTTTCCATTGGGCGCCCACTCATAGAACCAGACACATCAGCCATAATAATAATATTATTATTTCCACTAATATAGTTCGGTAAAGCTTTCCATTGCTGTTCAGCAAGTAAATTTGTATCAGACGAATACCCCATATAATTTTTAACTAAATCATAAGGATAAAGAGTAGAAGCATTAATTTTGGTTTTTCCATTATTTAAATCTTCAATATATTTTGAAAATCTTTCCTTATCATGCTTATTAAACGCTCTGTTATATCTTGCCATAGCATAAGAGGGTACTCCTGAATAATTAATTTCATCCCAAGCATTTGCAGACATTTTTTGTTCTACTACTTTAATATATTTTCTAAGAGTAGAAAGGGCAATTCTGTATTGTCTTGGTGTAAGTTTTAATGCACTCATTGCTCTTTTTGCTAAAGCCCTTGTTTTTTTAGAAGAAGCTGTTTCTGTTGGCATCCATTTTGCAAGTAAAGTACATACATCTTTGTTTTTCATGCTAACAAGATCGTGTTTTAATACATCTTCAATATATTTCCACATAGATTTTTCGCATGAAGTGCCAACTAATTCAAACAAACTATCATAACGATTAAACCAAGCAATATTCTTTATATTTTTTTCAACAATAGTAGGATAATTTTTTGCAAGCCATCTTAGGCAAATTCTAAAAGTTCTACGTTCCCCTAAGCCTCCACGAACATTACCAGCATAAAATAACATTTTTGTAGCAAGTAAATTATCCTCATTAAAAGCAGAAGCAAATTTATCTTCGATTTCTTTTTCACTACGGGGACGTAATGCGCCGATCTGTGCGAAAAGCGTAACCAAGCTTCCGTTTAATCTATCATATGCTGCTGCGCCATTTTCAGTATATTTCATAACCGATTCTTTTTTCATAACATCTGCAAAATTCATCTATTTTCTCCTTTAACTTTTTAATAGTAAAAGGCAAGGCGCTTTGGTCTTCAGATCTATTTATCCAGAATTTAATTTCTTGCTGTTCGCGCCTTAACTTTTCTATATTTATTATAATTAAAATTTTTAAAAAAATCAAAATTTAAAATAAAAAAATCCCAAATTATAAAATTCGGGATTTTCTTCCTATTTAAATACGCGCACACATGCATGAATACTATAAAATTTTTATTTTATCAAATTTTAACCTTGAGTATTTGTGCCTTTAATTCGTTCAATAATTTCTGCTACAGCAGATGAACCACTCATTAAAACAAGCCCAGTTAATATCTGCCCGACTACCGTCATTTCTGCGAATAAACCGCAAGCAAATACTAAATCAAGTCCAAAAGCAAAAGTTAGTCCAAAAGCAAATAGCGCGGATACCGCAATAGTAATATATTTTCCGAATGACAATTCGCTCCATAATGGCTTAAATCTATCTACAAGATACCACATAATGGCGCTCATAGCAATAATTAATGTCAACATTTCCATTTATTTATTCCTCCATTAATAATATTTTCTATTTTCTTTTCCATTTATAATTTCCCGCAGTTTTTCTTTTTCCTAAACATACTGCACTAATATGTGATCCATTTACTCCAGTTAATTTTGAAGCCTCTGATATAGAGGAAAAAGTAGCGATAAAATTATCTTTTAAATCATATTGAGAAACAGGTTTACTTATCTTTCTTGCTTGTACTTTTCTCCCATTATTTTTTGTTTCGGTTGAATTATACCCAGCATTATATAATACACCACGGATAATATCTTTACTATAACCAGTTTCTAATTTAATATCAGCAATAGATTTTTTTAAAATAAATAAAGATAATATTAATTCTTTATTTATATCTGTATGAATACTATCTTTAAAAAGAGTACCATATTGTTGATTATATCCATTATTAACACTATTATAATATTTTGTCCAATATATTTCTCTTTCTGTTAATATTTTATTATTACATTCTTCTATAATAATGAAGTCAAAATTTTCCAGACCATATTTTCTTATGGCTCTATATAGAGGATAATCATATTTAGCAGAATTTACATTAAAAGCTTCTGACCGATGATTTCGCCACCTTTGACCATAGTGCCTAATGGTTTGTCCGATATAACATTTATTATTAACTTTATTAACAATTTTATATATATAACCCATTTAAGTCCTCTTTTAAAATTAATAAAAAGTTGGTTTTCTATATTTTGTCCAAGCAGAACCATTTACAACTTTTTTCTTTATAAAATCATATCCCTGGCGCTTATCTAATTTTGTTAATTGACAGCCATATGCGCCTCCATAAAATTCAACAACATAACCGCCGCCTACATAAGTACCGATATGTCCCGATTTACCAACCCAATCTCCAGGTTCCAAAGCAGATTTAGAAATTTCAGTAGAATAACTGTTAGAACACAAATTATTAGCAGTAGTATCAAATCCTGGACTAACCAATTCATATTTTCTCATATATCCGACTTCCATTCCAGAACAATCAGATGCTGGCAATTTTGGGTCTCTTTCTACCTGCTCCTTCATCCATTCTTTTCTACCACCATTAAAATATTGTGGGTTTCGTTTAGCAAGAGCATCTATTTCAGCTTTATCAGCATAGTTTATTTTTAAGTTTTTATCATAGAGGTTTGCCCCAAATAAATATAACGCTCTTACATCTCCCTTAATATCTTTGTCATAAGCATAATCTAAAATTTCCAAAACAATTTTCTTTCTTATTTCACTTACTGTAGACAAATCTTGTTCTATTTTTTTTCTTTTATCGGAAGATATATGAGTATATTTATCTAAAAGTCCAACGGTTTGAGTCTCTGTTTCTTCTGGTGCAATGGTATTATTTTTATAATCTCTTTCAATAGCATACCAAGTCTTTTCCCCAATCTTACCATCTATAGATAACTGTTTTCCATTTATATCTTTATTAGATTTTTGATATAAATAAACAGCATCTTCTGTGTCATTGCCAAAAGTGCTATTTGTTATTTTCTTAACATTAGAAGAATAATAATTAAGTTTAAAAAGTAAATCTTTCATGTATCTAACATCTTCACCAGAATCTTTTAATTTTAATACTCTGGTATATTTAATATCAGTATTTTCGATTTTATTTTTAAAACTTTCCTTAATAGATTCCCAGGTCTTTTCCCCAATAATACCATCTACTACAAGATTATTTTTCTTTTGATAAGAAACCACTGCATCATAAGTATCAGAACCAAAAGTATTGTTTGTTATTTTTTCTATTTTTGAGCTATAATATTTTAGTTTAAGCAAACAATTCTTCATATATCTAACATCTTCACCAGACATACCTTTTTTTAATAATCTTGTGTATTTTTCCCCACTTACATTATTTTTGCAGTCCCTTTCAATAGCATACCAAGTCTTTTCCCCGATGATACCATCATCTGATAATTGTTTTCCAAAAACATCTTTATGGGTTTTCTGGTATTTTTTTACTGCATTTTCTGTATTACCACCAAAATTTCCATCCGTTCCAGTTTTACCACAGGAAAAACCAATAGAAATAAGACATTCTTGCATATATTTTACATCATTTCCGGTACAACCGAATTTTAGAATCCTTGTGTAATTCATAAATACCTCCTCGCTCGTCATATTTAAGTAGTATTATTCCGCACCAACTTTAAAAATTTGTTTTTAATTTAAAAATATGATATAATAAAAGAAAAAGGAGAATAAAAATGAACGAAGAAAAAATATATAATCATTTATCAAATATTGCTTTTATTAATTTATATACTTTGTCTAAAGATAACAAAAAAGTAATTTTAACAAATTTTTCATTTAATAATAAACAACACTTATTGTTATTAAATATAGCTAAAAATTTACATAATATTTATGGATATGAAATTTTTGTAGATGATAATTTCTATAATTTTATAAAATATAAAATTAAACATAGAAAAGATACCTTTATCCATAGAAATAAAAAATTAATTTCCTGTGTTAAGGTTGATGAATTTTTAAATCATATTACTTCTGCTCAAAATATAGATAAAAATATTTGGATAAAAATATATGATGATTTTTTTGGAGGTAAATAATGACTTATACTTTATATACAGATGGCGCAACTTCAAATAATAAAAAAGGTGAGGGTATTGGGGGTTATGCTTGGATAATTTTAAATGAAAACAAAGAGAAGTTAAGAGAGGAGCGGAAAAAAGTAGTTGGTACGACAAATAATGAATGTGAATTAATGGGAATTATTTCTGGTTGTCAAAATATTATCCATTCATTAAGTACTATTGATAAAGTTGAAGTAATTAGCGATTCTGCTTATTGTATACGCTGTTATAAAGATAAGTGGTGGGAAAATTGGCTCAGAAATGGTTGGTTAAATAGTAAAAAACAGCCAGTTGCCAATAAAGAATTATGGGAGCTACTTATTCCTTTTTTCAAAGATAGTAGATTTACTTTTAAAAATTGTAAAGGTCACGCTGGTAATTATTGGAATGAATATGTAGATAAATTAGCTGTTCAGGCAAGACTCCAGAAAATTTGATTTTCTGGAGAATTTTTGTTATAATTTAAAATAGAATAAGTATTTTCTTTAATAAAGAAACAAAATAAAAAAAAGTAAGTCCCAATAGGTGAATAGAAGTGTTAAATATTATAATACCTTTATATAAAGGAAAAGAAGTTATAAAAGATTGTCTAAATTCTTTATGTGCCCAAACCAAAAAAGAATTTTTTGTTACAATTATTCAAGATTTTGATAATGAAGATTATACCGAAATTATAAGAGAATATAATAAAAAACTTCATATATTATTTCTAAAAAATAATGAAAATATTGGCGCTGGTTTAACAAGACAACGAGGAATAGATGTAAGTGACAGATTTGATTATTTACTTTTCTTAGATGTAGATGATATATTAAATCCACGAGCGGTAGAATTATTATATACTTATTCAAAATCAAAATTTGCAGATGTTACAACTTCAAAAATTATTGTTGAAAAAAAATATACAAGGGGACATATTTTATTTGGTAAACAGGCAAATACTTGGTTACATGGAAAAATATATAGAACAAAATATTTAAAGGATAATAATATTCGTTTTCATAAAGATATAAGATATAATGAAGATGTCTCTTTTAATTTATTAGCTTTGAATTATACCAACAAAGTATATTTTCTTGATGAAGAAACGTATATATGGCGGGATTATGAACAGTCTGTTACTCGTAAAGATACCTCTAATTTTACAAATCAATCTACTTGGCAATATTTATATGGATATGCAAAATCAATGCTTCAATTATTAGAGAGTAATAAATTAACTAAAAACTTGGTTGTTACTGGATTAATGTCATTATATACACAATCCCAAGTTTTAATAGAAACTAATTCAATTTCAAAAAATGAAAATATATATATTACAAAATTATTACAAACAGATTATATGAAAAAAATGTTACAAGATATTGATATTTTAAATAGAATAGCAAACAATAATAGGATTGGTTATACAGAATCAAAAAAACCACTATTTTTTCATGAATCTTTTGATAATTGGGTAAATAGAATGTGTGGAGAAAAAATAATATGAAATATTTTATAATAAATGGTAGACCTCGTTCTGGTAAAGATACTTTTGTAAATTTTTGCCTCGAAGAACTTGGTGCTTTCGGAAAATTAATATCAACAGTAGATTTTGTAAAAAAAATAGCTACTGAATGTGGCTGGGACGGAACAAAAGACTTAAAAAATAGAAAATTTTTAAGTGACTTAAAAGATTTATTAACTAATTGGGGAGATGTTCCATATACAAAAACTTTACAAGAAATAAAACTTTTTTATTATGATTTAGAATATTATGATGTCGAAAATAGTGGAGTGGTTTTTATAATGAGCAGAGAACCAGAAGAAATTTCCAGATTTGAGAAGGAGTTAGGCGCGAAATCAATATTAATCAGAAGAAACGCAGTTGAATTTAACGAACAATCAAATCATGCTGATTCGGAAGTATTAAATCATAAGTACCATTATATTATTGATAATAATGATACATTAGAAGAATTAAAAATTAAAGCACAAGAATTTTGTAATTATATAAAAAAAGAATTATAATATAATTATAAGAAAGAAAGGAAGTAAAATAAATGATTATTGATAATGTAGATTTTCACGAATTACCTGCACAAAAATATTGGAGTTTTCCCAGTGGTTATAAGAAAGATTCCAAAGCTGAAACCCAGAATATGATTTTTTCTGGTGATTATGTCGGTGCCAGAAAAATGGATGGTGCTTTTTATAAGTTTATTAAAGATGAAAATGGTAATATGGAACTTATTGGCAGAAGCAAAAGCGTAAAAGGCGACTACATTGATAAAATTGAATGGGTACCGCAGCTTCATGAATTTTTTAATTCTCTTCCGAATGGTACTTGTTTGCTTGGAGAACTTTATTTCCCCGAAAAGGAAGGTTCTTCAAATGTAACAACTATAATGGGATGTCTTCCACAGAAGGCGCGCGACCGTCAGGAAAAGGGAATGAAGCTTCATTATTATATTTTTGATGTGCTTGCTTTTAATGGAGAAAGTTTATACCAAAAAAATATTGAAGATAGAATTACTTATCTATATGATATAAATATTATTAGAAATACAAACTATAATGAATATATTAATATTGCAAAATACTATGAAGGAAAAGAACTTTGGAATCACTTACAGGAAACTCTTAATGTAGGTGGTGAGGGTGTTGTAATCACTAAAAAAGGAACTTGCTACCAGCCTGGCAAGAGGCCCGCACGTCAGACGCTCAAAGTTAAAAAAGAACTTCATGAAACAATTGACTGCTTCTTTACTGGTCATGCAACAGCTCCAACCAAAGAATATACGGGTAAAGAAATTGAAACTTGGCAATATTGGCTAAATGAAAGAACTAATGAAAAACTTAATGGGGAATATTATAAAGAATATTTTAATGGCGCGCCACTAATTCCTATTACTAAACCATATTTCAACGGATGGGCTGGTAGTTTAGAAATTGGCGTAATTAAAAATAATAAAGTAGTTCCTATTGGTTATTTAAGTGGTTTATCTGATGAAATTAAAGCTAACTATAAAGATTATAAAGGAAAAGTAATTGAAGTTGGCGCCATGGAGGTTCTTTATAATAATGGAAAATTTTCTGGGTTACGTCATGCGAAATTAGTTAATTTTCGTCCCGATCTAACGATTAAAGATTGTACTTTTGAAAAAATTTTTGGATAACACAAAAATCCGTAGCGTTACCATTAATAATATACTTTATATTAGGAGGTAATTCATATGGGAATAATTTATAAGATTACAAATACTATAAATAATAAAGTTTATATAGGAAAAACTTGTCGTAATTTACAGGATAGATGGAGAGAACATAAAAATAGAGTAAATAATAAAAAATATAATTCATATTTATACAATGCTATGAGGAAATATGGAATTAAAAATTTTATTATTGAAGAAATTGAAAAATGTAATGAAGATATTATAAATGATAGAGAACAATTTTATATTTCTTTTTTTAAATCAAATAATAAAAAATATGGTTATAATTTAACTAATGGCGGAGATGGTTGTTTGAAATATGATTATCTTCTAATAAGACAATTATGGGATGAAGGAAAATCTTGTAGCGAAATAAAAAAATTTTTAAAATGTGATAAGGCTGTAATTACTCAAGCTTTACAAGATTATGAAAATTATTCTTTTCATGAAAGTTTATCCAGAAGAAATAGAAAAGGAGTAAATCAATATGATTTAAATGGGAATTTTATTAATCATTATAATTCTATCATAGAAGCAAGCAATTTTGATGTAAATATAGCATCAGGAATTAGTGCCTGTTGTAGAAAAAAAATTAAACAATCTAATAATTATATATGGACCTATGATTATGAACAATCACCAAAAAAAGTAAAAATTAAAAAAAGTAAAAGAAAAATTTTACAATATGATTTAAATGAAAATTTTATAAAATCTTTTGAATCTGCTGCCTCAGCTGCAAGAGAAGTATCTCCAAATCAAAATTGTAATACGGTTGGCAGTCAAATTTTACAGGTTTGTAAAGGAAATAGAAAGACGGCGAAAGGTTTTATTTGGAAATATGGTGATTAAAATGAAAACAAGTAGCCTTGAAGAATATATTATAAAAATTTTACAAAAAGAAAAAATAAAATTTCAAAGAGAAAAGACATACCCAGACTTAAAGTTTGGGTATTATCGTTTTGATTTTTTTCTGCTACAATATAATTTACTTATTGAAGTAGATGGCGCACAACATTATAAATTTTCAAAAATTTTTCATAAGAAACGTCAAGATTTTTTAAAAGCTCAAGAAAGAGATAGACGAAAAAATTCCTATGCTTTATCTCATAATATTCCTCTTTATCGAATACCTTATTTTGAAATAGAGAATATACATACCTTTCAAGACATTCTCCAAGATAAATTTTTAGTAAAAGATAAGTGGCATTGTGATAATGTAGCGAGGTTGTTATCAAAATAACAAAGAGCCTTTTAAATTACGTTACTTAATATTAGTAATTTAGGGGGTGCTAAAAATTGTTACAAGATATATGTAATTGGATTATATTATTTGGCGCAGTTGCTGTTGCTATTATAAATATATTAAAATTTTTTGGAAAACCAGTTTCTTTTTTTAGGAAGAAAAAAGATAATGAATATCAACAAATGCTAAAAAAAAGTTTAGATGAAATAATGCCTAATTATTTTGAACAACATGATTTACAGACAAGAGAGAAATATTTAGGAGACAGAATGAATTATTTGAAAGAAATTAAAGAATCTGTTTTAGAAGATACAAAAGATATTTTAGAAGAAATTAGAGAGTTATCTATTGAACAATCTAAAAATTTAGAAAAATTAAATCAAAGTTCAAAAGATGTGTTACGACAAAAAATTATGGCAATATATCATCAACATAAAGAGCATAGAAAAATGCCAATATTTGCAAAAGAGGCATTAGATGAACTTTATAAAGATTATAAATCTCAGGGTGGAAATAGTTATATAGATAAATATTATAATAGAATGAGTAATTGGGAGATAGACTATACAGAAGATGAAGAGGACTTATGATAGTTCTCTTTTTTTTTAAATTTGATTTTTAATTATTTTTATGGTATAATAAAGAAAAAAGATTTAGAGGGAAAATAATGGAATTAAGTAAATTACAACAAAAAATTGTTGAAACGAATGAAGATAAAGTTGTAGTAATATCTGCCGCTGCAAGTGGAAAAACAGCGGTAATTACAAATCGCATTATATATCTTCTTGAACATGGCGCCGATCCATCAAAAATCGTGATGATTACTTTTACAAATATGGCGGCTGAAGAAATGAGAAAAAGAATCGGTGAAAAATCGAATGGAGTGTTTATAGGAACAATTCATTCTTATGCCAATTATCTTTTATTAAGCTATGGTATAGATACAAGTAAATTAATTGAAACTGAAAAATTTGAAAAATTTTTCCCCTTAATTAAGAAAAATATTGATTGTATTAAACCAATAGATTATTTATTGCTTGATGAGGCTCAGGATTCCACTGCCGATCAATTTGAATTTATGTTAGATATGATTAATCCAAAATCTTTCTTTTTAGTGGGTGATACACGTCAATCAATTTATGGTTTTAATGAAGCGTGTCCACAATATTTAATTAAATTAACTAACGACCCAAATGTAAAAACATATTCGTTAAATGAAAACTATCGAAATGCGCCAGCTATATTAAATTTTGCAAAGGGGATAATCAATAAAATTGGTAACGATGATTCGATTCCTATGAGAAAAGATTATCAAGGTTTAGTAAGACAAGCAAGTTTTTCTATTGCTCAAATTATAAATATATTAAAAAAGCAAGTACGATATGATAATTGGTTCTTTTTATGTCGATATAATAAGCAAATTGATGAAGTTTGTATGTATTTAGAAAAAAATAATATACCTTATACTACTTTTAAAAAATCTCAATTAACAAAAAATGAGCTTGATGAAAGAATGAAAGAAAATAGTATAAAAGTTTTAACAATACATACTGCAAAGGGGCTTGAAGCGGATAATGTAATCGTTTATGGCTCTCAATGGAAAACAGCAGAAGAAATTAGAGTTAATTATGTAGCTGCAACCCGTGCAAAAAATTTGCTAATTTGGATGAATAAGGTTAATAGAATAAATAAAATGGAGAGCTGGGAATAATGAAAATTTTAAGTCAAAATGTAAATGGTATAAGAGCAAGAATTAAACAAGGATTTGAAAATACTGTTGATGAATTAAAACCAGATATAATTTGTATTCAAGAATTTAGGGCGCGAGAAAATCAACTACCAAAAGATTTTTTAACTGAATATTATCATTTTCATTCAATTCACGAGAAAGCTGGATATGCTGGTTCTTCAATTTTTGTAAAAAAGAATGTAGAACAACCAATAGTAGTTAAAAACGATTACGATAATGGTATTGAAACTGGAAGGGTATGTATCCTTGAATTTAAAAACTTTTATTTAATTTCATCTTATTCTCCAAATAGTGGTGGAAAATTAGAGAAGTTAGATAGACGAATTGAATGGGAAAATGGATTAACTAATTATCTTTCTAAATTGACAAAATCAATTATTTTATGTGGAGATTTAAACTGCGCGCCATCTAAAAAAGATGCAGGAATATGGTGTTTAGCCGGTTGTTCTCCAGAAGAACGAAAAGCATTTAAAGATAAAGAAAATTTGGGATTAGTTGATGTTTTTAGGAGATTAAATCCATTAGATATAGATTATACTTGGTATAGTAATAGAGGTAAAATCAAAGATAAGGGACTAAGACTCGATGAATTTTTAATAAGTGAAAATTTAATGGAAAAAGTTATTAGCTTTAGACATATACATGAAGAAAATTTGGTTAATGGTTCTGACCATATACCTATTGAATTGAATATTGATTTATAAGAGAGGTTTTTATGGGACAATATAGTAAAAAAGGTATGTATAGTGGATACGACAAAAACCATAAAGAAAGAGATAAAAAAGATTATTATTCTACTCCAGCAGAAGAAGTATTTAATATTTTAAATAAAATTGGTTTTGAATTTGTCGATACTGATGTAATTCTTGAGCCAAGTTGCGGCGGAGGACACATGATTGAAGGAATTATTCGTTACTGTAAAGAAAATAATTTTATTCCAAATATTATAGCTACTGATATTCAAGAAAGAGAAATTAAAGCCAACATTGAAGGCACCTCACTTTTAATGGGTAAAGAATATGATTTTATTGAAGATTCTTATCCTTATATTGATAATATTGATTATATAATTATGAATCCGCCATTCTCTCTAATTGAACCTTTCGTTATGAAAAGTTTAGACATTGCTAAAAAAGGCGTATTAATGTTTGGACGTCTTCAATTTCTTGAAGGGGAAAAACGATATGAACACATTTTAAAAGATAACCCACCTACTATTTTTTATACCTACGTTGATAGAGTAGCTTGCTTTAAAGACGGTAATACAACTATAAAACCAAGTTCAATACAGGCATATGCTTGGTTCTATTGGGATAAGCAAAAAGATAATAAAACTACTACTGCGGATTGGATTAGAAGAATTGGAAAATAAATTATTTGAAAAACTTGATTTTTCTTTTTTCTGATATATTTATTATAGAAAATAAAAAGAAAGGAGATAATTTAGGTGGAATATAATGATTAAAACCTATTGTGATTTTTGTGGTAAATTTATTCCTAATGCGGGAATTTCAAACTATTGGTTTATACCAACTTGGAAGAATAGTTCTATTATTCAAGATAAAATTGAGTTAGCATCAGTAGAGACTTGTCTTTGTGATGAGTGTGCCAGTAATATAGCGACTTTAATAAATGCTTATAAGATTAGTAAATAAAATAAATAATATAATCTTAAAGGAGAGAAACTTGATTTTCTCTCTTTTTTGTGTTATAATATTTATAGAGTATATAGAAAGGAGTTTAAAAAATGTCTCAAACTAATTATACAGCAAATGACATCCAAACTCTTGATTTCCGCACTGCTATTAGAACTCGTATCGCAATGTATATGGGTAGTGCGGATAATCAAGGTGTGCTTCAATGCGTGAGAGAAATCATCACAAACTCAATCGATGAAGCCACAATGGGTTTTGGTAATAAAATAACAATTGACCTTTATGAAGGTAATAGAATTAAAATTGGAGATCAAGGGCGCGGCTGTCCTTTTGGAAAAAGAGAAGATGGGACAGAAGCACTCGAAGCCATCTATACAATGGCACACTCTGGCGCGAAGTTTGATGACAAGATTTTCCAAAACGTCGCGGGCATGAATGGTATTGGTGCGAAGGGTGTAGCGTTGTCTTCCGAGCATTTCCAGGTTTGGAGTTATCGTGATGGTAAATGTGCTACCATGTGGCTTGAAAAAGGCTTTAAAAAAGGTTATGAAGAAACGGTTCTTTCTAAAAATGACCCATCTACTGGTACTATTGTAGAGTTTATTCCTTCACAGGAAGTATATAATCTTGAAACTATTAAATTCGATTTCGATGAAATAAAGAAAATGTGCCAGGATTGGTCTTATCTTTCCAAAGGTGTTTCCTTTATTCTTCATAATCATATTACAAATGAAAAAGTAACTTATCTCTCAAAGAATGGTCTACTTGATTTAATGATTGAAAAAGGCGGAAAAATTATTCATAAAACACCTTTATCTATTATAGTTGAAGAAAATGGGATTGAAGTCGAAATTGTAATGGGATGGACCAACAATCGAAATGAAGTTTGGCACGTATTTACAAATGGACTTGAAAACGCAGAGGGCGGCACCTCATTAACTGGTATTAAAACAGCACTTACAAATTATTTTAAGAAAAAACTTAAAGGCGAAGCTCACCCAGATGTTTTGCGTAAGGGCTTATTCTATGCTGTAAGTTGTAAGGTGCCGAATCCGTCTTTCGCAAATCAGACGAAGACAAAAGTAAATAATCCCGAACTTCGTGGTTTGTGTCAGCGCGCGACTACACAAATGCTTGAAACTTTTGAACTTCGCCATAATGACGAGTTTAAAAAAGTTTTGGAGCTTCTCACAAGGGAGCTTAAAGCAGAAGTCGCCGCAGAAAATGCGAGAAAGAAAGTTCTTGAAGCAACAAAGGAGATTGAGAAGAACCAGAAAAAGAAAATGATTGCGTCAGACAAATTAAAAGATGCAGAATTTTTGGGAGAAGGTTCAACTCTTTTAATCGTAGAAGGTGACTCTGCCGCAAGCTCTATTGCAAAGGCACGCGATTATAAAAAATATGGTATTCTCGCAATTCGTGGTAAGATTTTGAATTGTCTTGCTCACCCAGACGAAAAGATTTTCGAGAACGAAGAAATCAAGCTTTTGTTAAGTGCGATGAACATTGTGCCTAATAAGTATGATAGTTCAAAACTTCGTTATGGTAGGATTGGTATTTGCGTCGATGCAGATAGTGATGGAGGACATATTGCTTTGCTTATTATGGCTGCACTACGTTATCTTGCTCCAAAATTCCTTGAAGAAGGAAGACTTTGCTGGTTAAGGTCGCCGCTTTATATTGTAAAGAATGGAAAAGCTACTTCTTATTATTTTACTGATGAAGAGTTTAATAGGGTAAGAGGTAAGATTAAAGGCGAAGTTTCTCGTGCGAAAGGTCTTGGTGCTTTAAGTCAGAAGCAGGCGGAAGAATCTATGTTTGGCGAGTTCCAAAGAATGGATAGATTGGATGTAGATGATGATGCGATTTATTTCTTGGAAAGCTTGATGGGTATTGATGTTGAGCCAAGAAGAAAGTATGTGTTTAATGAGATTGATTTTTCAGAGGTTAGAGAGTAATGTTTAGACCTTTTAAAGATTTAGAGAAATATTTTTATGGAGAAATATCTCTCGATGAATTTATAGATTCCTGTATTTTTGAAATGGAAGCAGGAATTAGATATATAGTGGAGAATAATATATATGAAGATTATTATTGATAAAAATTCATCTTGTCTTTTATTTGAAATATGTAATTGTAAAACTGCGATGTGTCGCGCGATGCCTCCAGATGAAAGTTGTTATTATTACACATATTTTAAAAAAATTAATCGAAGAAAAAAATTTGAAAAACTCTTAAATTTATTATATAATATAATTGTAAGTTGAAAGGAGGAAATAAATGAACTTAACTCCGATAATTAAAGAGTCATTTACTCAATATGCCGGAGCCGTTCTTCAATCTCGTGCCTTACCAGATGTGCGCGATATGTTAAAACCCTCCGCACGGCAGATATTTTACTGTCTTTATACTGACAAATTTACACATAATAAACCCTTTAAGAAAACCTTGAAGGCTATTGGTAGTGCGATGCGTATGTATATTCACGGTGATAGTTCGTGTGAGGGAATTTTAATGCGTTCATCACAGGATTTCGCTATGCGTTATCCTTATATCGAGGTTGAAGGTTCAAATGGTGACCCAGTATTAAGTGGAAACTGGTCTGCTCCAAGATATACATCTTCAAGATTAAGCCCACTTTCTGAGTATTTATTTAAAGATATTGAAAAAGAAACTATTAAAGAGTGGAGAGATAATTACGATGATACAGAACAGTATCCAGCAATTCTCCCTACAAAAGGTTTCTATGGCATCGTCAATGGTGGCATGGGAATTGGTGTCGGTGCGGCATTTAGTTGTCCGCAGTTTAACCTTAAAGAAGTAAATGAAGCTCTCATTAAACTTCTTGATAATCCCGAGATTTCATTTGATGAAATCTATTGCGCGCCGGACTTTGCGAGCGGTGCAATTCTACTCAATGAAGCAGAAGTAAAAGAAAGTCTTAAAAAAGGTGAAGGTTTAGCTTGTAAGCTTCGCTCTGTTGTTAGTTTTGATTCTGGCGAAAGATGTCTTATCGTAACAGAAATCCCTTATGGTGTTTATACCAATACTATCTGCGGTGAACTAAACAAGATTCTCGAAGATGAAGCGAATCCTGGTATTGAAAGATACAATGACCTTACAAAAGGTACACCTATAATTAAGATTTACTTGAAGCGTGCTGCGAACCCTGATAAGGTTCTAAAATATCTTTATAAAAACACTTCTCTTCAGTCTCATTTCGGCATTAACTTAACAATGCTTGAAAATGGACGTTACCCAAAAGTATTTGGATGGAGAGAAGCGCTTCAAGCTCATATTAACCACGAAAAAGAAGTTTATCGTCGTGGTTATGAGTTTGACTTAAACAAGATAGAACAACGAATTTATATTATTGAGGGTTTGTTAATTTGTCTTGCCAGAATTGAAGAAGTAATTCAGACTATTAAGTCTTCTTCTTCAACTATCACGGCTTCTAAAGCTTTATGCGAAAACTTCTTACTTGATGAAGCTCAAGCAAAAGCAGTTCTTGATATGAAGCTTTCTCGTTTGGCACATTTGGAAGTTGAAAAACTTAAAAATGAAAAAGAAAAACTTGAAAAAGAAGCTGCCGCAATTAAAGAGATTTTGAATAATACTGAACTCTTTAATGAACAACTTAAAAATGGTTGGCGTGAAGTCGCTAAAAAATTTGGTGACGCACGCCGCACCAAAATCTTAAATATTTCTAATAATGATGAAGAACCAACAGAAATTCGCCAGTTAATATTGAATTTTACTAATATAGGCAATATATTTATTTCTGAGAGTTCTACATTATATACACAAAAGAAAGGTGGAGTGGGTACAAAATTTAAATTAGAGAAAGGCGAATATGTAGTTTCTAATAGAGTAGGAGATAACACAGATACTGTCTTATTCTTCTCAAATAGAGGAAATTTCTATCACTTAAAAATGAGCGAGTTGCCAGTGGGAGAAAAAATTCATACTTCTGGATTAATTTCGATTCATTCATATGAAGAAATCCGTGCCGCAACCATCCTTTCTAAAAAATCAGAAAAGAAATATATTATATTTATTACTAAAAAAGGTATAATGAAGAAAAGCTTAATTAGTGAATATAATATAAAACGCTCTGGAGGCGCGCGAGCAATAGAACTTGGTGAAGATGATGAAATTGTTTCAATTTTATTTACTAATGAAGAACCTTGTGGAATTTTAACAGCAGAGGGTAATCTATTGCTTACGCAAACTAAAGATGTAAGAGCTATTGGAAGAATAGCCAAAGGAATTAGGGGCATAAAACTTAATGATAATGATTATGTAGTTAGCGCGCGTCCTATTCCAAACTCTACAAAGAAAATAATGTCAATAAGTGGATTAGGTTTGTCCAAAAAAACAGATATAACGGAATTTACATATACTGGTAAAAATACTAAAGGTAAAAAAATTCAAAAAATAATTAATTCTGATTTTATGGTAGATTTTATCCCAATTACTACTGAAAAAGAAATACTTGTAGTATCTTCTGGCGCACAACTTAAAGTATCTCTTGATGAAATTACTAATTTATCACGTGGTGCGCAAGGTAGTAAAACAATTAAACTTAAAAATAATGAAAAAGTAATTTCACTTCAAAAAATTTAATAAAAATTATTATTTTAAATTTTGACTTTTAACAAAATTTAATGTATAATATATATAGAAAGTTAAGAAAAAAGAAACTTTCTAAAAGTATCGCCATTAACAAAACTAATGGCAAATAAAAAAATATTTAAAAAACAAGGAGATAAAAAAAATTATGAAGCTAACAGAAAAGTCTAATGAAGTATTTGAGTATGTAAAGGGTAATGGCGGACGCGTGAGTGTAGAGGAAATTTGCACTGCTACTGGTCGTGCATCTCGTTCTATCAATGCAAATGTAAATGACCTTGTAAAGAAGGGTCTTGCGGAGAGAGATAAGGTAGAGATTGAGGGTGCAGAGAAGCCTGTTACTTATGTTCAGCTAACTGATGCTGGAAAGACATTTGTTCCCTCTGATGATGATGAAGAGTAATTAAAACTAATAGTTTAAAATATAATTAGGCAGTTTTGATTAAAATATCAAAACTGCCCATTATAAAAAGAACCTTAAATAAAATAGGAGATAAATATATATATGAGAGCAGCGGAAAATAAAGTTAGAATTGAAGGAATTTTAAGTGAAGTAGATTTAGATTATGGTTCTTTTCAGAAGGATGGTAAAACAGTCGAATGTATTAGAGGTTCTATTAAAGTTCTTGTAAATCAGAATATTAATGGAGTACCAACCAGTAATGAAATTCCAGTTCATATGTTTGCAAGTAAGTTTACAAATAAGGGGACTGCTAATCCAGCATATGAATCTATTGAAAAAGTTAAGAATGAGTATACTTCTATTGTTGCCGCAGGCGGCGAAGCTGGTGCAGATAGAGTCCGTATCACATCTGCTCAGATTACAATGAATGAATATTACAATGCTGATAAGCGTCTTATTTCTTTCCCAAGAATTACAGCTTCTTTTGTAACTCGTATTAAGAAAGATGATTGTAAGCCAGAAGCTACTTTCGTTGTAGAAATGGTCGTAGCAAGTCAGGGATATAAAACAGATGCCGAGGGAAATGAAGTAGAACCAAAGTGCTATCAGATTAAGGGTATTGTGCCTAAATTTGGTGGTAAGGTAGATGTAGTAGACTTTGTTTGTTCAAATGAAAAAGTTATTAATGCGGTATCTACATACTGGGGAGACAATGACACAGTTAAAGCAAATGGTCGTCTAAATTTCTCTTCAACCACAGAAACAGTTATTGAAGAAGTAGATTTTGGCGAACCCATTGAAAGACAGAGAACTATCTCGGTAAGTGAACTTGTTATTATTGGTGGTTCAAGCACTCCTCTTGAAGGAGAATTTGCTTTTGATATTTCTGAAATCCAGGCTGCTTTAACAGAAAGAAAGCAGAGACTTGAAGCTCAGAAAGAAAAAGATATTGAAAGAGCAAAACAAAGAAAGGCACCAGCACCTGCAGAAACCACTACTAATGGTGCGCTTGACCTCGGATTTTAATCGGGAGGTCAAGTAAATGGCTATTGATTTATTAAATTTACAACCAACAACAATTAGTAGAGATTTAAAAGGTAAATATATTTGTCTTTTTGGTAAGCCTAAGGTTGGTAAAACAACTTTTGCTGTACAGGCTCCAAGAAATCTATTAATTGCTTTTGAAAAAGGATATAATGCTATTGCTGGTATTAAAGCAGTAGATATTACAAAATGGGCTGATTTTAAATTAGTTCTTCGTCAATTAGAAAAGCCAGAAGTACAATCTGAATATGACACAATCTCTATTGATACTGTTGGTATTATGTGGGAAATGTGTGAACAGTTTATTTGCGCCCAAAATGGGGTACAAAAAATTAGTGATATTCCTTGGGGTGGCGGATATTCAGCTTGTAAGAAAGAATTTGAACAGTGTTTAAGAAAAATCACAATGCTTGGTTATGGTTTAATTATTATAGCGCATGTTGATACAAGAATTGAAAAAACTGCTGATGATAATGAAGTAGAAATCATTGGACCAGCAATTCCTAAAAGAGCCTACGCTATTGTAAATCAGCTCGTCGATATTATTGGATACATTGGTGTAGACTATGATAACGATGGAAATTCTCGTAGAACACTATACACTCGTTCAACGCCAACAGTAATGGCAGGTAGTCGTTTTCCTCATCTACCCGCGCGAATTCCCTTTGGATATAAAGAATTAACGGAAGCTCTTTCAACAGCAATAGAAGAAAGTGGAAGGGTAGATGGCGCGGTAATTGTTGATCATCAGGAAAAAACAGTAGAAGAAAAACGCTCTTTTGAAGAAGTACAGCAAGAAGCAAAAGAACTGTGGAATAAATTGGTAGAAGAAAATCCAGATAACGCAAAGAGAATTATGAAGAAAGTTGAAATGACTTTTGGAAGACCAATGAAACTTTCAGAAATTACTGAAGATCAGCAAGATTTATTTGAGCTTGTTATAATGGAAATGAAAACTCTTTAATAAATAGAATGATTAAAGCGGCGTAGAGTATATCTACGCCGTTTTAAATTTGATTTTTTCTTAAAAATATGATATAATATAATAAAGAGAAGATAGAGGTGAAAATATGGCTCACATTGTTCAGTGTAGGTGGTGTAAGGAAAAATTTGATACAGATAAAGTAGATGAAGAAAAATGGACTATGCCAGCAAAAGGACAATATTATCATATTGATTGTTGGAACGAAAAACAATTACCTGGCGCGATTAGACCAGAAACATTTGGAGATGAAGAGGATTTTACTAAATGGAGAGATAATATTTGTGATTTTATAAAGAGAGATTTAAAAGGCGAATATAATGCTTCAAGAATATCAAAAATGATGCTTGAATATAAAATGAAATATAAGGACTGGACTTATAAGGGAATGTTTTTTGCCTTAAAGTATTTCTATGAAATAAAAAATAATAGCTGGTCTAAAGCAAATGGCGCGATCGGAATATTACCATATATATATTATGATGGAACAGAATATTGGAGAAAAAGAGAGCGTAATGATAAAGGAATTGTTGAAAGGATAGAAAAGCAAATTACGGAAATGAAAGAAAAAGAAATAAAAATAATTCCTTATAATCAACAAAAAAGACAAAGAAAGAAAAAATCGCTTTCCTTTGAAGAATTACATAAAATGTTGGAGGATGATGAATGATTCAGGATAAAAGTACAATACAACAGATACTCGGAGCATTGATAAAACATCCACAATATTTAAGCCAATCAGATAAATATATTTTAACAGTATCAGATTTTACTACTAAGTTTGAAAAATGTTTATTTAATGCTATTGAAAATTTATATGAAAATGGTTTAAATAAAATTCAAATAATAGATATTGAAAATTTTTTTGAAAACGATCCAATCTCCAAAGATATTTTTGAAAAAAATAATGGCATAGAATTTCTTCAAGATTTAGATGTATATACAGATGAAAATAATTTTGAATATTATTACAATAAATTAAAAAAGATTAATTTATTACGAGATTATCAAAAGATAGGAATTGATATTAGCTCTTTTTATGCGGAAGATTTAACAAATCCTAAGTCTTTTGAAATAAACCAAAAATTTGAGTTATTGACAGTTTCAGAAATTGCGGCACAAGTAAAGAAAAGATTATTAAATATTGAAGGAAAATATTTAAAAAATGATGTTACTGAAGTAGAAAGTGCATCTGAAAATATTGAAACATTAATTCAAAGTTTTTATGAGCATGCTGACGTTGGATTACCTCTACAAGGTATATATTTTAATGAAATTCTTAGCGGAGCAAGAAAAGGTACTTTATGTATACGTTCTGCTGGTAGTGGTACTGGTAAAACAAGACAGGCGGTCGGTGATGCTTGTTATTTAGCCTTTCCAATAAGATATAATAGCCAAACTTCTGAATGGGAACAGACAGGAAATAGTGAGAAAATTTTATTTATTGCTACAGAGCAAGATTTTAATGAAATTAGAAAAATGATTTTGGCTTATTTAACAGATATTAATGAAAGTAGGTTTAGATATGGGGATTTTTCTGATAGAGAAAAAAAGATTATTGAACAGGCTGTTGTTCTTTTAAAAGAATATGAAGATAATTTTTATATAGTTCGTATGCCAAATCCCACTATTGAACTCGTCAAGCATATAATTAGAGAAAATTGTTTAACTAAAGATATTAGTTATGTTTTTTATGATTATATTTTTATTGGACCAAGTTTATTAAATGAATTTAAAGGATTTAATTTAAGAAACGATGAAGTATTATTAATGTTTGCTACCGCATTAAAAGATTTATCTGTTGAACTTAATGTTTTTGTAATGACTTCAACACAGGTTAATGCTAATGCTGATGATAATAAAAATATTAGAAATGAAAGTAGCTTAGCTGGTGGTCGTTCAACAATAAATAAAGCTGATTATGGTTTGATTATGGCACGCCCGACAAAAGAAGAATTAGAAACATTAGAGCCACTTATTGTTAAATTTAAAGAGCCAAATGTTGTAACAGATGTGTTTAAAGTTCGTAGTGGAGAATGGACACAAGTAAGAATTTGGTCTTATGTAAATTTAGGAACACTTAAAAAAGAAGATTTATTTGTTACTAATTCAAGATTAGAACCAATAGATAATTTTACAGCTGATTTTAATTATTTAATTCCTAAATTAGATGAAGAACAAGAGAAAAAAGCTAATAAAATTATTGCAAAATTAAATTACTGAAAGGAAAATAATGGACTATAAACAAATTATTGATAACTTAGACATAAACTCTATTGTTGAATTAATGAAAAAACTTGGCGCCGATCGATATGAAGAAAAGGAAAAGTTTTTTATTTTCCCAACAATTTGTCATAATATTAATTCAGCAGAAGCAAGTATGAAGTTGTATTTATATAAAGATACAAAATTGTTTGTTTGCTATACAGAAGATGGAAATATGTCTATTTTTAAATTTTTAAAAACATATTATGAAACAAGGCAAATTGAATATGATTGGTTTGAAGATATTTATAATGTAGTATTAAATTGCGGTAATTTTTGTCTGAAAGAAGGTTTTGATACCATCCAATATCATAGTTTAAAAGAAAAGTACCAAATTAGAAAAAAATCAGTTGAATTACAAAAATATTCTAATGGTATATTAGATATGTTTATGAAAAACTATCCAGTTGAGTGGTTAAATGATGGTATCAGTAAGCGCGCGATGGATAAATATAATATCAAATATTCTGTAAGTCAAAATAAAATAATTATTCCACATTATGATATAAATAATAACTTAATAGGTATTAGAGGCCGCGCGCTAAATGAGTGGGAAATTGAAAATATAGGTAAATATATGCCAATTCAAATAGAGAAAAAATGGTATGCTCATCCGTTGAGTTTAAATCTTTATGGATTAAATCATACAAAAGAAAATATTAAAAAATACGGTATATGTTATATAGGTGAAGCGGAAAAATTTTGTTTACAAAGTGAAAGTTTCTCTTTTCCGAATTGTTCATGCGCGGTATGTGGAAGTCAATTTAATAAATATCAATTAGATATTTTAATGAAAAATTGTCAACCGAAAGAAATCGTGATCTGTTTTGATAAAGAAGAAAAAGATAAAGAAGATAAATACTTTTTTAAACTTTATAATCTATGTAAAAAATATATTAATTATTGTAAGATGTCTTTTATTTATGATACTGAAAATTTATTAAAACTTAAAGAAAGTCCGACGGATTGTGGGGAAAATATATTTAAAAAATTATTGGAAAGAAGGATTATTGTAAAATGAATTATAATTTAACAACAGAAAATATTACAGAAAATTATGGTGCAAATTTATTAAAACAAAGAGGAATTGAAAATGTAGATTTATTCTTAAATCCACAACCTTGTAGCTTACAAGACTGGAAAGATTTAGATAATATAGAAAGTGGTATTCAATTAATTAAAGATACTATTAATAATAATTTACCCTATGCTTTAATAGTTGATTGTGATGTTGATGGTTTTACTTCATCCACAATCTTATATAATTATATTAAATTTTTAAATCCAAATAAAGAAATAGAGTATTTCTTACATAAGGGAAAACAACATGGTTTAGAAGATATGTGGGAAAAACTACAAGAAAAAGAATATTGTGCTATTTTAGTACCAGATGCTGGAAGCAATGATAGTCAATACGCTATAAACTTAAATGTACCAATTTTGGTGTTAGACCACCATATTTTAGAAGATGATTATTTAGCAAATAATTTAATTTTAATAAATAATCAGGTATCAGAAAAATATGTTAATAAGAATTTATCTGGCGCTGGTGTAACTTGGCAATTTTGTCGCGCGCTTGATGATGTATTTAATATAAATTATTCCAAAGAGTTAATTGATTTAGCCGCACTTGGTATTGATGCTGATATGATGAGTATGTTATCTTATGAAAATCAATATATAATTCAAACCGGCTTTAGGAATATAAATAACTTTTTCTTTAAGGTTCTTATAGATAAACAATCTTATTCAATGAATAATAAAATTACTCCAATTACTGTTGCTTTTTATATTGTACCGATGATTAATGCCATGATTAGAGTTGGTTCTATGGATGAAAAAGAAAGATTATTTTTAGCATTTATTGATGGAGAAAAATTAGTCCCATGTAATAAAAGAGGGGCAAAGGGTACAATGGAACTTGTTGCTATTGAAAGTGCAAGAGAATGTACTAATGCAAAAAGTAGACAAGATAAATTAAAAGAAAAAATAGTTGATTCATTAGATATTAAAATTCATAAAAATGGTTTATTAGATAATCAGGTATTATTTATAAGATTGGATGATGAAGATGAATTTCCATCGGAATTAAATGGATTAGTAGCAATGCAATTAAGTGCCCGATATAATAAACCTACAATAGTTGCGAGATTAAACGATGAAGGATATATTCGTGGTAGCGCACGAGGATTAAATAAAAGTGAATTAAAATCATTCAAAGATTTCTTAAATAATACTAATTTGTTTGAGTATACAGCTGGTCATGATAATGCTTTTGGTATTAGTATAAATAATTCTTATCTTTCACAATTTCATAATATTGCTAATAAAGAATTAATGAATATAGATTTTGGAGTAAATGTTTATGATGTTGATTTTGTTAGACAGGCAAAAGATACAGATTTAGATAAAATTATTCTTGATTTAAGTCGATATGAACAAGTTTGGGGGCAACAAAATCCAGAAGCTTTAATATTGGTCAAAGATATTTTTATTAGAAAAGAAGATATTCAAATTATTGGTAAAAATAAAGATACCTTAAAATTTGAAAAAAATGGAATTACATATATTAAATTTCATGCAAAAGATATTATACCTTTATTAAATCAATATGAAGAAATGAGAATTAATTTAATAGGAAAAGGTAATTTAAATGAATGGGGCGGTAGACAAATTCCCCAATTATTTATAGAAGATTTGGAGGTATTTGATAGTGCGCTCGATTTCTAATGAAATAAACACTTTTAATAATATAGATTGTATTGAATATATGAAAACTCTACCTAATAATTCAGTAGATATGACTTTAACTGATATTCCTTATGGAGAAGTTTCACGTGAAACAAATGGATTAACTAATTTAAAATCATTAGATAATCTCGGTGCGGCGGACAGAAAAACTTTTGATGAAATAAAGTTTTGTGAAGAAGTATATCGAATAACAAAAAATTCAATTTGTATTTTTTGTGGTAGAGAACAGTTTTCAACTATTTTTCAATTTTTCAAGGGTAAAAAAGGAACTGTTCGACCCATTGTTTGGGAGAAAACTAATCCAGTACCTTCTAATGGGAAATATGTATATTTAAGTGGTGTTGAGTTTGCCGTCTGGTTTAAAAAAGCTGGCAGTAAAAGTTTTAATGCTTATTGTAAAAATACTGTATTTAGATATCCTATTCCATCTGGTCAAAAAAGAATTCATAAGACACAAAAACACTGGGATCTATGGAAAGAAATTATGTTAGATTGCTCTAATGAAAACGAAATTATTTTTGACCCTTGCGCGGGTTCGGGAGTAACCGCTTGGGTAGCAAAAGAAAACAATCGTAATTTTATTTGTTGTGAATTAGATAAAGAAACCTTTGATATTAGTAAAGCATTTTTACAGAGCAGAAATATTATAACTTGATTTTTAAAGAAAATTTTGATATAATATTTATATAAAGATAAAGGAGGAAAGTAAATGGATGAAAGAGTAACATACCCTGGTTCATTGCATAATCATACAATGTATTCTAATTTAAGACTTAGAGATTGTATAATTAGAGAAAATGAATTAATAGATTATGCTCTGGAATTAGGACATGAAGTAGTAGCCATTACTGACCATGAATCAATCTCAAATGCGATAAAAGTTGAAAAATATTATCAAAAAGTTAAAAAAAATAACCCTAATTTTAAAGTTATTCTTGGTAATGAAATATATCTTTGTAAAAATGGATTAAATAATCAAAACTTTATTCCAAAACAAGATAGATATTACCACTTTGTTTTACTTGCAAAAGATGCCATTGGTCATCAACAAATTAGAGAGATATCTACAAGGGCTTGGACAAGAAGTTATATGGCGCGAGGTATGCGTCGTGTGCCAACATATTATCAAGACTTATTTGATATAATTGGTAATAATCCAGGTCATGTTATTGGAAGTACAGCTTGTCTTGGCGGCGCGCTTCCGACTCAATTACTTAATTATAAAGATACTAAAGATGAGGGATTATTAAATAAAATTCGTCTTTGGATTAAACAAATGGATAATATATTTGGTCATGGAAATTTCTTTTTTGAAATGCAGCCATCAAATAATAAAGAACAAATTTATGTTAATAGAAGTTTGTTACATTTATCTAATGAATTTAATATTCCCTATATTATAACAACAGATAGTCATTATCTTAAAAAAGAAGATAGAAAAATCCATAAAGCATATCTAAATGCACAGAACGGTGACCGTGAAGTTGATGATTTTTATGCTTCCACTTATATGATGGGAACAGAAGAAATCAAAGAATATTTTAATTATTTTCAAGACTATGAATTAGAAATGGCTTTTGAAAATATTAGAAAAATTAAAGATATGTGTGAAGATTATTCACTACAAAAAAGTTTAAATATTCCGAAATTAGTATGGAAAGAACCTACTTTAAACAAAGATTTTCTTTATGATAGAATTAAGGATATGGAAAAATATATTCCAGAATTACATAATTTCTATTATTCAGATTATGATGGAGATAAACTCCTTGCAGAATTAATTGTAGAAAGAATATATCAAGACAAAGATTTACAGGAAATAGAAGTTTATAATGAAATCAATGATAATTTAAAAATGACAAGAGTAAGCTCCGAAGTAAACAAAACTCATTGGAGCGCCTATTACTTAAATCTTCAAAAAATTATTGATATTTGTTGGGAAGCAGGTAGTCTTGTAGGTCCGGGGCGTGGTTCGGGCGTAGGTTTTATTCTTCTATATGTTTTGGGAATTACCCAAATAAATCCATTAAAAGAAAGTACAAAAACTTTTGCTTGGAGATTAACCCGAAAAGGGTCAAAGGTCTCCTATCTATGGTGACATAGATACAAAAAACTCCGTGAACGCATGACAAAGCGGTGTGCGCAAAGCGTGCTAACGGTGAAGACTCAAAATTTTAGAGTTAATACCGTGCCAAGTTACTTATAATTGGAGAGCCAAGTGTAGGTAAAAGGTGTATCGACTATTCCGAAAGGAAGTAGGGTAGATAATTGTCACTATCCGAAGCGCGGAGGCTCTCATATTTATCAAGGAGAAATGATAATATGGGATATATTTATAAAATTACAAATATTACCAATGGAAAAGTTTATATTGGACAAACAATAAAAACTGTCCAGAAACGTTTTACTCAACATAAAAATAATAGTAATAAAGAATATTTTTCACAATTAGTATTATATAAAGCTTTTAATAAATATGGAATTGAAAATTTTGTTTGTGAAGAAATAGAAAAAGTAGATAATAGTTTATTAGATGAACGTGAAAAATATTGGATTGAATATTACGATAGTTATTTTAATGGTTATAATTCTACTTTAGGTGGAAGAGCAACTCAGTTGTATAATTGGGATATTGATGATATAATAGAAAAATATCATCTATTAAAATCTGCTCGAGCAGTTGCCAAAGAAATTGGGTGCGACCATTCTACTATTGATAGAATTTTAAATGAAAATGGGGTAAAACGTTTTAGCGCGGCTGAACAACAATCTAAACCCATTTATTTAACTAAAAATGGGGAAGAAAAAAAATTCAATACAACAACAGAAGCCGCGGAATGGTTAATTAATAATAATAAGGTTAGAAGTAATAATGTAAGATGTGTTAGACAGTATTTAACTAATAATTACTTAAAAAATAAACCTTATTATGGATATAATATATCTTATGAGAGTAAGAGATAGTCAGCGCCGCCAGTGATGGTGGAATAACGTGTTTTGAATCCCGACCGTGTGTCTGTTCTCGATGTTGACTTCGACATTGAAGGCGCGCGACGTAATGATGTATTAAATGCTTTTAGAAATTATTACGGGCAAGATAGAGTATCTAATGTAGCTACTTTTGGAACAGAAAAATCTAAATCAGCAATACTTACAGCCGCAAGAGGGTTAGGAATTGATGTAGATATAGCTCAATATTTAGCTTCATTAGTTCCGTCTGACCGAGGTATGTTAAGAACTCTTGACCAATGTATGTATGGCGATGAAGAAAATGGTTGGGCGCCAATTAAACAGTTTGTTTATGAAATGACAGAAAACTATCCCGAAATTTGGGAAGTTGCAAGAAAAATCGAAGGTCTTGTGTGTAGAATGGGAATTCATGCGGGTGGTGTAATTTTCGTAGATGAACCGTTTACTAATTCTACTGCGTTAATGCGCGCACCTGATGGAACAATCGTAACCGCATTTGACTTACATGACTGTGAAGATGTTTCGTTGATTAAATACGACGCACTTTCTGTTGAAGCAATGGACAAAATTCATAATTGTATAGATTTAATTTGTGATTATGGATATGCTGAAAGAAAACCCACACTAAGAGAAACATATGAAGATTTAATCGGTATCTATAATCTCGAAAGAGATGACTTGAAAATGTGGGAAATGACTTGGAGGCATGAAATTTTTAGCTTATTCCAAATGGAGCAGCAAAGTGGTATTCAGGGTATAGCCTTAACACATCCCAAATCAGTTGATGATTTAGCAGTTTTAAATTCGGTTATACGATTAATGGCGCCAGAAAAGGGTGCAGAACAACCATTAAATAAATTCGCACGTTTTAAAGATAATATTGATTTATGGTATCAAGAAATGAAAAATTATGGTTTAACTGAAGATGAAATGAAAATTCTTGAACCAGTAGTAAAAATTTCTTATGGAATATGCGAATCTCAAGAAAAGTTTATGCAATTAGTTCAATTACCAGAATGTGGCGGTTTTAATCTAACTTGGGCTGATAAATTACGTAAATCTATCGCAAAAAAGAACCCCGCTGAATATGAAAAACTTACAAAAGAATATTTTGAAGAAACCTCAAAAAAAGGCTTAAGTAAGAATCTTTGTAATTATGTTTGGAATGTATTAGTAGCAACATCAAGAGGATATGGTTTTAATGCTTCACATACGCTTGCATACTCATTAATTGCCTTGCAAGAAATGAATTTAGCTTATAAATATCCAATTATCTTCTGGAATTGCGCCTGCTTAATTAGTGATAGCGGCGGTAATGAAAAAGAAAATGATGAAGATGATATTTTTGAAGAGGTTGAAATTATTGAATACAATGATTGTATAGAAGAATTTAACCAAGATGAAGAAGAAGATGAAGAAAGTGACGAAAATGAAGAAGCTGTTGTAAAAAATAAAAAGAAAACAAATCGAACTGCTAATTATGGAAAAATAGCTTCAGCTATTGGAAAAATGAAAATGAGTGGTATTGATATTGCGCCGCCGGATATTAATAAATCAACATATACTTTTTCACCAGATATTGACAATTCATTAATTCGTTATGGTATGAGTGGAATTGTAAAAGTTGGAGAAGATTTAGTAAAAAACATTATCGAAAATAGACCATATTCTTCTCTTGAAGATTTTTTAAATAGAGTAAAAATTAATAAACCTCAATTAATTAATTTAATTAAAGCTGGAGCATTTGATTCTTTTGGAGATAGAGAAAAATTAATGAAACAATATGTAAATATTGTTAGTGATACAAAGAAAAGAATTACGTTGCAAAATATGAAAATGTTAATTGATTTTAAGTTAATTCCAGATGAATATGATTTACAAAGGAGAGTTTATAATTTTAATAAATATTTAAAAAAGATGAAATTAGATGCAACATATTATGGCTTAGATAATATTGCGCTTAATTTTTTTGATAAACATTTTGATGTTGATAATTTATATCCAACCGATAAAACAGAAAGTGGTTTAATGATAAAACAAACAGTTTGGGATAAAATTTATCAAAAACATATGGATATTATTAGACCATATGTAAAATCTCATAATGAAGAATTATTACAATCAGTAAATAATACCTTAATATCTCAAACTTGGGATAAATATTGTAAAGGTAATATAAGTAAGTGGGAAATGGATGCTGTGTCTTGTTATTTTCATCAACATGAACTTGAATATGTTGATGAATTAAGTTATGAATGTAATAATTTTTACAGTCTACCAGAAGAACCAGAAATAGATACTATTATTACAATCAAAGGAAAACAAATTCCATTATTTAAGATTAGAAGAATTGTGGGCACAGTATTAGATAAAAATAAAACTAAAAAAACCGTTACTCTATTAACAACCGATGGTGTTGTTACAGTAAAAATTTTCGGAGACGTGTTTACTCACTATGATAGACAAATTTCTGAGAAAGGCGCTGATGGCAAGAAACATGTTATAGAACGCTCTTGGTTTTCAAGGGGAAATAAAATTATAGTTACTGGAATCAGAAGAGAAGATAGTTTTATTGCAAAAAAATATAGTAGAACTCCATATCATTTAGTCGAATTAATAGAAAATATAAATTCAGATGGCAGTATTGAAGTTCGTGGAGAGCGGGCGGAGGTAGAATAATGTCTATTGGTTTATATGATGATGATTTTATGAGATATGCTCCAGTATGTTTTAATCTTGATTTAATGAAGCTTTCAACTTACTATAAGAGAAAAAAAGAAGTAGTCGTTCTGTCTCCAACTTTGGAGCCAGAACGATATACACATTTTATCTTTAGAAAAGATTATAATGATGGCAATTTTAATAAAAATATTTTTTTGGACAATGTTGAATATGGAGGGCATGCTTTTTCTGGTAAAAAATATATTTCTTTACCAGAAGAAATTCAATTAGTTAAACCAGATAAATATATATATGAGAAGTTATCTTCACAATATAGTACAATAAGTATAAAAAATTGCTATAAAACCATGACAAATGCTGAACATATTCGTTTATCACTAAATGGCACGGATATTTGGAAAGATTTTTCTAAAACATATGAAATTACCAATAAAACCCGTTGTGTTATATTTCATGATTATGATTTAGGAAAGATTAAAGATAGCGATTTAATTATTAGAGATATTACTAATAAAATGATAAAAGCATATGGCGCTAATGGTCAGCTTGTAGGAATGAAATTTCCAGTTCAGATTTATAATGAACAAGATTTTAGAAAATGGCTAAAATTTAATCCAATGAGTCTAATGTTTGGTTTACAATATAATGGACTAATGAATAATGATTTTTTTCAAGAATTTTTGTTAAATAATAATAGTCGTTCTATTTCAAAAAATTTATATTATAATATCACTTATGGATTATCCTCGGAGAATGATTTTATTAAGGGCCGATTATCAAAAATTTTTAAACAGGTTTTACTTTCACGAAGTTTAGGAATAAGAATTTTACTTAAATATGATGATAATTTTTTCATAGATAAAAGATGGGAAAGAATTATTTATTTATTTAATTTATATTGTAATGATAAAAAGAAGGAATATCAAAAAAAAATAATCCCAGGTTTTAGAGATTTTAGTACGACTTATACTTTATTTAGATATATAAGTTCTCCAAAATTTTTTGATGGGCATTTTAAGTCTCAAATAAACTGGTTTACCAAAGAAGAAATGAGAGATTTATTCCAATTAGTGAGAGAAAAAGATTATGAAACTTTTAAAATGTTTTATGAATCTTGTTTAGTTGAATTAAAAGGAGGAGAAATAGTTGATGTATAATCAAGATTATATTAAAGAAAAAATTGATGAAAATAATAAAATTATTGAATCATTAATGACACCAAATCAATTTACGTTAAATAATACAATAGCAAAATTACTAAAAGAAAATTCAGATTTACAAAAACATTGTAAACATCAATTTGATAATGGTTATTGTATTTATTGTTATAAGGAGAAAGAAGAATGATTTCGATTACTATTTATACAACTCACTGCCCACGTTGTGAAGTTTTAAAGAAAAAATTAGAACAAAAAGGTATCACTTGGTATAATGAAATTGATTCAATGGAAATTATGAATAATTTAGGAATTAAATCTGTTCCAATGATGAGTATTAATGATGGCAAATTAATGAATTTTGAAGAAGCTATAAAATGGATAAATAGCGTGGAGGGTTCAATTGAATATTAATGTTAAATTAAGTAAAAACTTTACGACAGCTTTTAATAAGATGCAAGAAAAATATGGTGAAGAGTTTGCGCGCCTACATGGTTTTTCAGATGAAATATTATCATATACAGATTTTATTTCTAATTTTATAGATTCTGAAACAGTAGCAGATGTATCTGTAGATGGAAATGCAAATGTTGGGCATAAAGACATAGTAACTTTATTAAACGAAATGCCAAAACCACATCAAAAATTATTGGCTTTTAATAAAATTTATTATGAAATAAATAAAAAATATGGTTTTAAAACTGCAAATGAATGGCTTGATAAAGAATGGAGCAATGCACTATATCTTCACGACGCCAATACTTCTACTTTTAAGCCATATTGTTATGCTTATGACTTAAAAGAATTAGCAGAAAGAGGATTATTTTTTATTGATAATTTTAATGCTGAGCCACCTAAACATTTAGGTACTTTTATAGATTTTGTAAAAGAATATATAAGTTATTGCTCAAATAGAACTTCCGGCGCGTGTGGCCTTCCAAATTTAATTCCATATATGTATTATTTTTGGAGTAGAGATGTAGAAAATGGATATTACACAAAAGACCCAATTTCATATGCTAAACAACATATTCAACGTTTTATTTATGCGGTAAATCAGCCTTGTGTAAGAGATGGTATGCAGAGTGCTTTTACAAATACATCTATATTTGACCACCCTTATCTTGAAGCCTTATTTGGTGGCGCAGAATTTCCAGATGGTAAATTTATGATTGATGAAATAGAAGAAATAATGGATTTTCAGTGGATTTTCTTAGAAACTATGAGTGAAATTAGAAGCCATAATATGTTTACCTTCCCAGTAAATACAATTTCTTTATTAAAGCAAAATGGTAAATTTGTAGATGAAGAATTTGCTCGTAAGGCAAGCAAGCATAATATGAAATGGACTGATAGTAATATTTTTTCTGATAGTTCTGTTAATAGTTTATCTAACTGTTGTAGATTAAAGAGTAATATTGAAGATTTGGGCTATTTTAATAGTATTGGTTCTACCGCTCTACGCGTTGGTTCTGTAAAAGTGTCTACAATTAATCTCGCGCGACTTGCTTTAGAGCATGATAATGAAAAAGAATATTTAGCTTCTTTAAAAGAAATTACTGAATTAAATCTAAAAGTTTTAGATTGTGTTAGACATATTATAGAAAGAAATATTGAAAAAGGACTTTTGCCAAATTATAGAGAAGGTCTTATTGATATAAAAACTCAATATAATACTATTGGTATTATAGGTATTTATGAAACAATGAAAACTTTTGGATATATAGAACAAGATGAATTTGGAAATGTTTTTTATAAACCAGAAGCATATAAATTTGGTGAAAAAATATTTAAAGTGCTTCATAATACTAAAGATAATTTTGCTTTAGATAAAGATTATATGATTAATATTGAGGCAGTACCGGCAGAACAGGCAGCAGCAAAAATGCAAAAAGCAGATGAAATGCTATATCCAGAAAAAGTTGTAAAAGATTTACCACTTTATGGAAATCAATTTATACCTCTTGGTATTAAAACTACTCTCCAAGAAAGAGTAAAAATTGCAGCAGCTTTTGATAATTATTGTAATGGTGGTTCAATCCTTCATTTTAATATTGAGGCGCCATTCACATCAGAGGAGGCGGCTTGGGATATGCTTAATTATATTACAGATGCTGGAGTTACATATTTTGCTTTTACTACAAAAATCCAGGCTTGTAAAAATAATCATGCTTTTTTTGGAAAGATTTGCCCAATCTGCGGAGAACCAGTTGATACTGAATATAGTAGAATTGTTGGTTTTTATGTTCCAATTAAAACCTATTCAAAAGCAAGAAAAGAAGAATGGTCTATGAGAGAGTGGGAGAAAGTTAATGGATAACAAAAACATAACTTCTGTGGCAAGAATAGAAAGAATGATAACAAAATTAAAAAAAGATAATCCATTAATTAATGATTGGGAAAAATATATGTTATCTTTTGAATTTATATGTGCCAGTTTATTCCCAAATTGCTATCAAAGGATAAAAGAAGAAATGAATAATCAATATACAAAAGGATATTTACAGGGTATAGAGGATAATAAAAATGAAGATTAAAGGATTAGTAGATGAAGATTTTGTAAATTATAAAAAGCCTTCAATGTATATAGCTTTTCCGCGATGTTCGTTTAAATGTGATAAAGAATGCGGGCGCCAAGTTTGTCAAAACAGCGCGCTCGCAAATGAAAAAAATATTGACATTGCTTTAGATAAAATAATAGATAGATATATGACAAATCCAATTACTAAAGCTTTGGTATGTGGAGGGCTTGAACCATTTGATTCTTGGGAAGATTTACAATGTTTAATCTTAAATTTTAGATATTATACTAATGATGATATTGTTATATATACTGGTTATTATGAAGAAGAAATTGAAGATGAAAAAATTGAATGGCTTATGTTATATGGACCAATAATTATTAAATATGGTAGATTTATTCCAGATGATGAAGAATATTTTAATTATGAATTAGGAGTAAAATTAGCCAGTAAAAATCAATATACTGTGAGGTATCATGAATGAAAATAACTCAAAATCCAAATAAAGAAGAAGCAAATTATATCAAAGAAAAAATTAAAGAAAATGATGGATATTGCCCATGTCAACTTGAAAAGAATGAAAATACAAAATGTATCTGCAAAAATTTCTTAAATCAAGAAGAAGATGGTTGGTGCCATTGCGGATTATATTATAAAGAGATGGATTAAAATTTGATTATCTTTTAAAAATATGATATAATATTTATATAAGAAAAGAAAGGATTATTAAAATGACGAACAGAGAAAAAAAGATTTTTAATATAGCAAAAGAAGTTTCTTCGTTTTCGGATTTTAAAGGTCCACACATTGGCGCAGTGGTAGTTGTAGGAAAGACTATTATATCTACTGGGTATAATTCTTATAAAACAAGACCGTTGCAACATCAATATAATATTTATAGAAAATTTGAAGATTATAGAAATTCTATTCCAAGTCAACACGCAGAAATGAGTGCGCTTTCTCATTTAATAGGCAAAGAAATTGATTGGAAAAAAGTTTCAATTTTTACTTATAGAGAACTAAAAAATGGGAAACCAGCCTGTTCAAGACCTTGTATAGCTTGTATGGCGCTGATTAAAGATTTGGGAATAAAAAATATTTATTATATAGATGAATCAGGTAATTTTGTGAAGGAGAGAGTGTTGTAATGAAAGAATTTAAATTCTTTTTAGTTGTATTGGTTAGTTCGCTTATTGCTGCTTTTATATATGCAGCTATATTAATGTGGCTTTGGAACGCAATAGTTGTTGGACTATTTAGTGCACCAATAATTAGTTATTGGCAGGCTTTTAGTTTGTATATTATATCAAATATTTTATTTAATAAAACAAACACAGGTGGTAATTTGCGTGATAAAAATTGAAAACATTGAAGTATTTAACTTTGAAGGAGCGTTCAGAGGACTAAGAAATCCAATGAATAGTTGGGATAAATCAGATAGTTACTGGGATTTTCCTGAACACCCTGATAGATATATTATTGGTCCAAAGGATTTAGAACTTGCGCAACGAATGATTGGCGCCGGCTCAGATGAATCGAAATTTATGAGACAAATTTTTGTTTCTATGGATATTACTGCTCCATTATATTGGTAGACTTTCTGCCAAAAAACACTTTTCCGTTTATCAGCGGGGTTATAATATATATATTATAGCTAACGGGGAAACCTAAGTCGAAAGATATGGCAATCCCGTGGGAAACTTATTTGTATCAAAAACTTAAAGAATATGACTCAATTTTCTACTTAAAATAGAAGGAGTGATATTTATGGAAAAACAACAAAGAAAATCTTCTCCAAAGCAAGATTTAACTGGAATTAAGTTTAATATGTTAACTCCATTATATTACATAAAGGGTGGAAAATGGCACTGTTTATGTGATTGTGGAAATGAAATTGATGTTGATACGAGAAATTTAAAATCTGGACATACTAAATCTTGTGGCTGTTTATTATATAAAAGTAAGAACGTATATGATATGACTAATTATGAAGATGAAAACATAAAAGTTATTGAAAGAAATGGTTCAGATAATCAACAAGTAGCATTATGGTCTTGTTATTGTAAACATTGTGGGAATATATTTACAACAAGAGGTTCATCTATTAGACTTGGATATATCCAATCTTGTGGTTGTATACATTCAAAAAATGAACGGAATATTACAAAATTACTTTTAGATAATAATATAGAATTTGCTACTCAATATACTTTTCCAGATTTAAAAGGAAAAGAAAGAGCTTTAAGATTTGATTTTGCAATATTTAAAAATGGGGTTTTATCTCATTTAATAAAATATCAAGGAGAACAACATTTTAAACAAGTTGAAGGAAAATGGGGAGAAAATTTTGAATTAAATCAATATTATGACCAATTAAAAAGAGAATATTGTAAGATTCATAATATAAAATTAATTGAAATTAAATTTAATCAAGAATATTCTTTAAAAGATTTGATATAAATTAGAACCTGTAACGACTATTCCGGGTTAGACTGGAAGTAGGGTCACTATTGATACGTGGCGATATTTTAGGAAACGAAGTATCTGAAAACCGAAATGGTGTTCTTAATAATATATTAAGTAAAAGATAGTCTAAGCCATTAGAAATAATGGATTTTCTTGGGAAAGAATTTGATACTTACAAAGTATCAACTGTAACAAATAGTTGTTCTACTATGCACAAAATCACTTCTGGTGAAATTACTAAAGAAAACTATGCTTTTGACCCAGAACCCGATAAACCACTTACTGACTTACCAACAGATGATTATATTCGTATTTTAAATATGATAGATAATTCTGTAGAAAATATAGAGTGGTTAAGACAAAGATACTTAGAGACCAAAGATAAGCGATATTGGAGACTATTAATTCAGCTTAATCCAGATGGATGGCTTCAAAAAAGAACCTGGACTGGCAATTATCAAAATTTGAGAAATCAATATTTTGCTCGTGAGTTCCATAAACTTATAGAATGGCCTACCTATTGTAAAATGATTAAAAGCTTACCATATGGTTTAGAGTTAATATGTTATAAAAAGGAGAAAAAACATGAGTGATAAAATAAAAGAATTTCCAAATAAACAATCAACAGAAAAAGAAATAGAGGTATTGAAAGTATCTCTTGATGCTATTACAGAAGCTATGCCAGAATTAGAAGGTATGGAGGGTATGGCAGCACTATTATCTATGCCAGATGAAGAATTTGCCATTATTGCTCCACCCATTTTAATGGAAATGGAAAAAAGCCTAAACAATATTAATGACAAGCTTATTCTAACACAGGCGCTAAATGCTGGCGGCATGAAAGCTGAAGACCTTATCGCCGCTTTTAATGATGTAGCATATCAGATAGATGAAAAAATGACTATGATTTCTCGCCCAAAGAAAGAATTTGTAAAAAGAGTTCTTGGTACGCTTTGTAATGCAATTGCTGATACCGAAGGTATTGCAAAGAAAATTATTCAGATTCCTATCGAACTTTGTCATGAAGATGCAAAAATTCCAGCATATGCGCATCAATCTGATAGTGGTTTAGATATTTTTGCTCTTGAAGATATTACAATTCATCCAGGTGAAACAAAATTAATTCCAACAGGACTTAAAGTAGCAATTCCTCTTGGGTATGAACTCCAGGTTCGCCCTAAAAGTGGTCGCGCACTCAAAACAAAATTTAGAGTTGCTAATACACCTGGTACTATTGATGCGGGCTATCGTGATGAAATCGGTGTTATTATTGATAATATTGAGCCTCCAATTAAAGATATTACCTATGAAAGTGAATTAGTAGATGGAAAACCAAAATTAACAATTACTTCTATCTTACATGGTTCTGATTTTCATATTGGAAAAGGAGAAAAATTTGCTCAATTAGTATTATGTGAAGTACCAAAAGCTTCCTTTTATGAAGTCAGCGATATAGAAAAAATTGAAGGTAATCGTGGTGGAGGTTTTGGGAGCACTGGCCTTAAATAAACAATTAATTGTTCTATTAAAATAATTAATAAACAATTTAGGAATACCTAAAAAAAGGAGTTAAAATGGCACGAATTAAAATAGAGGACATTCGCGCCGAACTCAATAAATATGATTGGAAGGTTATATCTGAAGAGTATGCGAATCTTGACACAGAAATGATTTTCGAATGTCCAGAGGGGCATAGAGTATATGCATCTTGGAAAAAAATTCGGCAGAAAAGAGAGTGTCCTATATGTAAAGAAACTTATATAAAATTAAATGAACAAAAAGTTGTACCAAAGAAAAAAAGTTGTAGAAGAATTTTAGCTATCGACCAAGCAACATATACAAGTGGTTGGAGTATTTATGATGGAAAAGAACTTGTAAAATTTGGTATTTTTAATACTACATTAAATGATGAAATCGCGCGCGACAATGCTTTAAAAAATTGGCTGGTTTCGATGATAAATAACTGGCGTCCGGATTATATCGCTATTGAAGATTTACATTTTCAGGAAAAAAGCGATAAAGGTCAAAGAATGAGCATAACTGTATTTAAAATGTTGGCACGATTACAGGGAGTTTTAATGGAAACTTGTTATGAATATAAAATACCTTGCAAAGTATGCTCTCCAAATTCTTGGAGAAAACATTGCCAAGTAAAAGGCGTCCATCGAGCAGACCAAAAACGTTCTATGCAATTATTAGCAAAACAATGGTATGGAGTATCAATATCGAATGACGAGGCTGATGCTGTTGGTATAGGGAAATATGTAGCAGATGAAATTGGTGTAGAACCAATTATGGAGAATTGGGAATAAAAAAAGAGAGGTTAAACCTCTCTCTTTTTTATTTTACTCGGTAGGCTCCCCATACTAATCTATCTGAAGGGTCAAAGGTATCATAAATATGACCATTAATTGCACAAGTAATATGCCCATTCATTGTTATTAGGTAGATACCCTCCGGATTCTCGCGTACAAAATCGCCTACCGTTATTTTGTAATTATTTTTACAGCCACAAATCATATCAAATTTACGTTCAAGATATTCATCTATATAAATAACATCGTCTAACATAATTGCCTGAGCTTGAGCAAATTTACTTAATTCTTCATAAGTTTCATCCCAGCTTTTATTTGTGGCTAAAGAAATCGCACGAACCGTACAATCATTTACTCTACGCCCTCTTGGATTTGCGTTATAATATATAAACATTACATTTTTTGTAATTTTTGAATATGTTTTCTAATAATTTCTTTTTCTTGTGGCGTTTCAGCAAATTCCATTGTAGATTCAACAAACATACATAAAGCATACATTAATTTTTCAAGACCATCATAAATTCTCTCTTCATTTCCGCCGTGCTGATAACGATCTCTACCGTATTCATACATTTCGGCGCCTTCATAAATTCTATTTAGATGTTCTCTCATTCTATTATCATTACCAGTATAACGTCCTCTACCGGAGCCGGGAACGCCTCTACGACCATAATCGTTTTCATATCCATCTCTATAGTCGCGGTTGTATCTATAATCATCGTCATATCTCTCAACACGGTAATCTCTTCCATAATTATTATAATCTCTCATATCTTTTTCTTCCTCTTGCTCTTTTATTTTTGATAGATTTTTTAACATATCTATCAATTTACTTGTTGTTTCAAGATTACTGGCATCTATACCATTTGCTTCTATCTCTTTTAATTCTTTTTTAATATTTTCATAAAGTTTTTCCATAATAGACCTCCCTTATTAACCCTCAGCCGCAGCCGTAGCCGTTTCTTCTGCCGGCAATGACATCAAATTATTACCACAGCGAGAACAAGGTAATTTACCTAAAAGTTTAAAGACTCCAGAAGCAATATCAGTATGAACGCACACTGAATAACGAGTACGCTTGTTTATAGAACAAGCATATACATTAGTACAATTATAATTCATTAAAGGATATGTTGTAGTACCAGAACCGATAGTAATTACAACTGGCGCGGTAATTGTAGTAGTATCTGGAATATTTTGCGCAACTACTATACAATATTTTTCTCTATTATTATAATTTCCTTGAGGAAGATTTATAACTAAAGTATTATTTGTAAAAGTTACTGATTCAGATATGATTAATCTATTACATAAATGTTTATTTGTAGGACAACTCATTTTATTTCACCTCATAAAAGAAAAAGGGGATATGCGTGATATCCCCCTTTAAATCACGCATTAAGCGGAAAAGTCATTTTTAACAACAGCTATTGCAGCCACAAGAATTCTGATTAAAACCAAATGCGGCGGCATATGGACTGCAAGTAATATAAGCTGGTTTTGCAACGGGCATTAATTGATTTACAATATTACTTGTCTGTGAAAGCTGTGAAAGTTGGAACTGAGCAGATTGTAATTCTGTACGTAGTTTATCCATTTCTGCTTGAGTTAGATAATTGATAATACGATCAGTATTTTTGTCTCCAGCTACAAGAATATTATTAGCTAATTGAGACATTTCATATTTAATTGCATCTTGTCCTCTTTCAATATCACAGCAACAAGAACTAATTTGATTACCTAAAGCATTAAAACCAGCCTGATTCTGGAAGTTACTTTGCATAATACCTTTATCTACTCCGCAGAATCCCTGACCTACTTGATATCCTAATTCAGCAATAGACTGTTGAGTTTGACAACAGCAATTCTGAATAGCCGATGCTACAGAATTTATTGCGTTATTTTGAGCATAGAACCCATCGCATAAACCATTAGCTAAACTACGGATTCCGTTATCAAGCTGATTAAAATTGAACGCGTCTGTCATACCTTGAGCAGTTGCTGGCACACAACAAGCATTATATCCGCCATTATCTCCGCTATTATTACCAAAACCATTACGACCCCAGCCACCAACAGCAAAGAAAAGAATAAGAATAATAACCCACCAAGCGCCATTTCCACCAAAAGCACCATCGTTATTACCATTACCAGAGTTCCTTAATGCTAACGCATCAGCTACAGAGATACCTTCATTTCCCATCATTGAAGAATCCTCCTTAAATATATATATTTTATTATAAATTCTTAATCATATTTAGTAAATTATTCATCTCAGTATTAAAATCTTTACCTTGTTGACCAAGAATTTGTTGAGCAATTTGTTCTAATCCTTTTGTATTTCCTTGTTTACCCATTTGTAATAATTGTTGCATTTGTGGGTTATTAGGAAAATTTTGATTGATTATTTGTTCTGCTACAGCTTGAGGATTACCATTTTTTAACATTAGTAATAATTGCATTGGATTTAAATTTGCCATTGTAATTTTTCTCCTCCTTCTTTAGCTTGTGAGCTTAAAAATTTTTCAATTTTTTCAAGTCTTGCCAATACATTTTGCTCTTGAGAATTATTTGATTTTATTTCTTTATTATCTTTATCCGACTGCGCGCCCTGTGTTGGAATATTCTCAAGAGAACTTAATTTATAACCAACTACCATTGGAACACCATTTTGCATAGTTTTTAAATATAATAACCCTTCAGATAAAGAAATAGCAGCAGACAATCCAACCCCCACTGGAACATTTGATACTTCCAGTGGACTATTAATCATATAAAGATTACCTTGCGACTGTAAGAAAAACTGCTGCTGTGTTTGTGGTTGAACCATCTGCTGCATTTGCTGCAAAGAATTGTTCATTGTATTCATATTATTCTGCACACTTGATTGCGCGCCATTAGAAAAATTGTTAGGAAAAGTATAATTATTAGCCATATTTTTTTATCTCCTTTCTATTTGTTCTACCATAAATTAAGCAGAATTATTTATACAACAGTATAATAAAAATGTGAATTTTGAAAACATTTTGAAAATTTTTCACGAAATATATTTTAATAAAAAAAATGACTGTATTTAACAGTCATTATCTTGTAGAAATGGTTTTAATTTTCTAAAAAGTTCCATATTAAGTTCAAAATTATCAATATCTTTAATATCAATCAATAACTTTTCATCAAAAGGCACTTCTAAATTTAATAATTCAGTTATTTCTTTCTCACAATCATCTTTCTGCGCCATATCTATTAATATTCCTTTTGTTTCTGCGTCTTGTTTTAATACTCCATTATCATCTTTTTGCCCATATTTTTTAAAGATTTCAGATATTTTATTTGTATAAAATTTTGATTCTTGTTCGCAATATTCAAAACATTTAGATAATTTATATGCTGTAGAAATTTTAATTTTATTATCTTTTATTTGTGGATAAATATTTAAAAAATCAATAATTTGATTCATTCTCATAAACATATACCTCCTTTATTTCTATAATAATTATAGCATCTTTTTCTTTAAAAATCAAATTTGATTTTGTATAAAATTTTTGATATAATTATTATAGAAATAAAGGAGGCATAAAATAAAATGAAAGTAGAATGTACAGCTATTGATGAAAATTATAATAACAACATTTTAAACGATAATATAGCCATAGTTATACCAGCTTATAATGCTCACGCAACAATTAAAAAACTTTTTCATAGTATAGCCCTATTTAGTTTTTTAGATAAAGTACAAGTTTGTTTAATAGATGATAACAGTAATCAACCCTATGATTATTTATACGCTCTTTTTCCAGAAATTAAATTAACAATATTAAAGAACAAAGAAAACAAAGGACCAGGTTATAGTCGTAATCAAGGTATTCAATGGGTAATAAATAAAGAAATACCTTTTATAATGTTTGCTGATGCCGATGATTACTTTATAAATTTCAATTTTTGGGAAAAAACCCCAAAACAAAATAAAGAAGAAAACACTCTTTTTTTGTTTCGATTTTACGACGAACAAGATGACTTATTTTGTACAGATGTTGATGTTTGGAGCTTTGGAAAAGTATATAAAACAAATTTAATAAAGAATTATAATATTTATTTTTCAAATAATTATTCAAACGAAGATGTAATTTTTAATTTTATTTATTTTAATTCTAATACAAGTATATATAAATCTGATTTAATAATTTATCATTGGACGAATACAAAAAATAGTTTAAGTAGAACAGAAAATTATGATTATAATAGTTTTTCTGAATTAATAGATAATTTAATTGAAGCCTTTTTATCTCATAAAGAGCAATTACCTAAAAATAGAATTAAATTAATGATACTTAATAGATTAGTAAGATTATATTATTATTTAAACGAATTATTGGGTACAGTTCCAACTTTAAAAAATTCTGAAACAGAAAAAGATAAAAAAATTTGGAAATCTTTAAATAATTATTATCATAAATGTTATAAATTAATTGAAGAGGATGTTACACAAAAAGATATATTATTTATTTTTAATGAGATAAATCAAGGTAATAATGCTTTTATACAAGATTTTATTTGGATGGATTTTTATAGTTTCTTAAATAAAATAAAAGAGGGTTAATACCCTCTTTTTTTAATATTTATAAGCTCGAAGGATATAAATTGTCCCGTTTGAGCCGGAATTTTTTGTATACCAGATATACCCACCACAGCTTGTAAGTTTGAAACTCGTATGATAATTCCCGTTGGCTAAAGCGCCACCCCAGTGCCCACTTGCGGGGATACCTGAATTTCTCCAATATCCATCTAAATCATTAAATTGTTTACTGGTAATTGCGTAAGAAGCTTTTATTGTAAAAGCATTATAATATCCCGCGGCACCAGTAACTGTGCCACCATTTGGAACAGTAGTAGCAGATGGAGTTTTAGTTGCTAAAGTACCTGTTTGTTTCGTACCATTTGAAGAATAAAAAGTATAACCATTACAAACGACTCCAGTGGTCGCATTACCAGACAAAGTGGGTCCGGTTACTGTGATAGAAGAATAATAACCTGCCGTGCCAGTAACTGTACCGCCTACGCCAACACTTTTACTAAAAGTGCCATTACTATTCATCGTACCAGTTTGTTTTGTGCCATTTGAAGAATAAAAAGTTCGTCCCGTTAAAACCTGAGCGGCAGTAGCATTACCAGATAAGGTTGGTCCAGTCACTGTAATAGAAGAATAATATCCTTCGGTATCAGTATATGTTTCTCCTACAGCGACATTCTTAGTAACAGTCCCCTTATTTGTCATTGTACCAGTTTTAACTTCGCCTTCACTATCATTATACGTATATCCAGATAATACTTTATCCGAAGTGGCGGTAATTTCTTCTAATGTTGCGCCACCGCCTTTTACAAAAACATTTATCGCCATTTTAATATACCACCGTTATTTGAATTGGTATAGTATAATTAGCACCAGGAGTTTTCCCATTAATTTTTAAAACTAATGTAGTGCCGTAGTACCGATCAAATATCAAATCTGCTTTTCTAAAAATTTTAATTTGTTCATCTGTTAAATCTGAATTTGTATAATCTAAATCAATAAATACGGAACAGTTGTCAGTCAAAGAAATATTCCCAATAGTGCCGCCATTGTTAGTTAATGTTAAAGTTGTAGAAATTTTATCGCTGCCATATTTTTTTATATTTCCATTTGCATTTATATATAATTTTTCTGTAGTATCAGAATAACCTAATTCATAATTTGTTAAATTTTCAGAAGTTGGTTCATTACTACCATGTTTAATTTGAATAATATTTGCCATAAACTACTCCTTTTATATCATACCTTATTATTAGTATAACATACTTTTTAATTTTTGTCAAATTTTTACCAAGTGCCACAATTTATAATAATACCGTCAATACTTCCATCTGTCATTTTTATTTTCAAAATATTATCTGCGCTGATGATATAAATATTATCTTTACCGGAAGTGGCTTGAATAATAAGCGCGCCGGTATCTTTTATATTTTCACTTGTAGTTAATCCATCTAATCTATCTACGTTTTCTGGTTTAACATTAATACCAACTTGATTTTTTCTGTAAGATATTGTAGGTGCTAAATTATAAATTGTAATTTCTTCACCGATACTTGTTTTAGTTATTGAATTTATTGTAGTTTTAACTACTAATCTAATATTATAATAAGTCCATTCTGTATCAGTAAAAGATTGAGAATATTCAGTCGTTGCTGTTTGTTCAGAAGTAATGTCAGCTTCCGAAGAACGAGTAACTAAAGCAACAAAATTAGTAGAAGAACTGCCATCTGTAGATATATAGAATTTATCTGTTTCACTTGAAGCAAAATCGGTTGAATATTGAATACCAATTTCTAATCGTTGAATACCACCACTTGTATCATTTGAATTAGATGGAGTATCTCCTCCGCCACTGTCATAAGAACTGTGAATATATTTTATTAGTTTTGTACTTGCATCATAAGTTAATGTTGAAAAACTAATACTTGGAATTGATATATGCCTTTGAGTAATTCTATAATTAGATATATAATATGTTTTAGTTTGTCCGTTGATATTGGTTATAATTTTAAAATATACATAATTACTTTTATTTAATTGGCTTATAGTATAATTATTAGTACCAGTTCCGCTTCTTATTAAATTAGTAGGGGATTTTTCACTTGTGTCTATAGTCCATATATAATTTGAATCGTTTTGAAACCTCTCCCAAGAAACCGTAGTTAAATCTGATATTGTGGTTGAACTTCTATAAATATAGGTTTCTATTGTAGCAACTTGACCATTATAAGCCTGCCAATCTAAACTTAATTGGACAACATCTCCTTCTTGGATATTATCTGCCGCTACTGCTCCTCCTCGTAAAACAGTAAGAGAAAAACCATCTTCATTAATAAAAGGTTCTCTAAAATCTAAAGTTAAGTAATTGGTTTTTGTTAAAGTATATGATTGACCAAACACATCTCTAAAAGTAATTCTTAAATCAATACTGTTGGTAGTTTCTAAATCTAATTCAAGAGGATTCTCTCCATTTAATAATTGAGTTTTATAAAAATCTTTATTGTAAGTAAAATATAAACTTGAGGCTGAACTATCGTTACTATAAATTGGAATAATATTTAATGTCTTTAAACCTTTAACAAAGTCAAAAGATAAACAACTTGTAGGCAATTCAGTACCATCATAATTCTTTTTCGCAGAACTGTAAGATAGCGTTTCAAAAAAATTATATAAAGTTATAATAAATGAGCCATTGTCAGTATATGGTTTTAAAATATTTGTTTGACTACTAATATCAGAACTTGTTAAAGTTGCCCCTCCGCTCTTATAAGGTAAACCAGCGGAAGTAATTGTGAAAGTTTTAGTAGCGCTACCAATAACTCTATTAATAGTAAAAGTTAAAGTATATACCGTATTTATATTTGTATTTGTAATATTTATTTTAAAATATCCATTTGTTTTATAATTGCTAATTGTATCTGAAAGGGTAGATACAGTAGCATTATTAGTAATACTTGTTGTTACAGAAGTTACGCTACTATCTTTTGTTGCCACAATAGAAGCTTGATTATAAAAATGGTTCGCCGTAGAATAATCGACATTAGATGTTCCATATTGATTAATGAAATTACTTATCGTTGGGATAGGAGCAATAACAAAATTGGTGCTATCCCAAGCAGTATCACTGTCTTCAATGCCATCATTACATTTTGCACCAATCTGATAAACTATATTACTTAATGTTTTAAAAGCACTATTAGAACTTAAATCATGCGTAACAGTAGTATTATTATTAACACCTAAATTAACTGTAGTCCAACTTGATACTGAACCAGAACTTGGTATTGTAGCGTATCTTCCATACCAAGTAATTGTACTTCCAGTTTTACTTAAAGTAGCAGTACCAGTAACTTGTGTATAGAAATTTTTATAACTATTATTAGTCAATAAATCAGAAGTGTATAATGTTCCAGCACCCTGAGAAGAAATAGAGATGGTTGGTTTTGTATTTTTTGTAATTGCTTTAGAAGTATACGAAGAACTATATTCTAAACCATCATAACTATAGAAGTAATATGTTGTTGTATTACTAACACTAATACTACCACCACTACTAATTTTTGTTTTGGTTCCTCCAGCAGAAGTGGAATAATAAAAACTTGTAGTTTGACTGTCAGGATCTGTGGCACTTAAAGTAAAAGTAACTGAACCACCTCCACTCGGAACCGTTGTTTTATTTGGGGTAACAGTTGGAGCAGGTGGTAATTGGTTTACTTTACTTGTAGCATAAGCAGAAGAAATACCAGAACTATATCCAGAAACAGAACCAATCGATTGAACCTTAAAATAATAATTATTTCCTCTGGTTCCAGACATTGTTATAGCTACACTTGTTGAAGTTGAATCTTTATAACCATCATATGTACTGGTAGTAGGTGAACTACCGTTTCTATAAAATACTCTATATTTACTTATGGCATTATTGGTGCCAGCAGACGCGCCACTCCAACTAATTGTAACAGTATTCCCTTGTTTTACAATACTCGCATTTGCAGTTACTGAAGTAGGCGCCGTACAAGCCGTATAACCAGCTCCAATAGATAGATTTTGAGTATAATAACGAAGTTTGTTAGCACTTAATGAACTGCTTTTCTTACCTATAAAAGCATAAGCATTAGTACCTAATGAATCAACATCTGTACTCGATTTAGATAAAAACAATGCACAATTACTATATGTTACTGCTGCATTATTTGTAATTGTCCAACTTGCGCTGAATATTTTACCAGAAGTAGGTATTGAACTTTTATTCAATGGCGCAGAAACTATTTTTACGCCATTACCAAAAGAGCTACCATAATTACTAACATATGTAGTAGTACCACTTGTATTAGCAGGGCTAACATTATATCTTAAATGCGCGTATAAACTATTATTTGTGTCGGCTGAGGAACCATTACCATAAATGGTTCCTGAAGCACTAACTGTTATTGTACTACCACTTCTTGAAATAGATAATGAATAAGTACAATAAATACTATTTGAACTATAAGCATAAATTGTTGCCATATCATTCTCCTTTAATCAGATACATATAAATCGTATCCATAGTTATTACTTTCATATTTCAATTTGTTTCCAAAATTTATATTATTTTTAACCTGTACTAAATTTGTAGATAATAATATTTGATTAATATTTTGAGTAATATTGTTATTTTCATCAATACAAATTGAATAAAAATTGGCGCCATTAGAAATATTCCAAGTTAAATATCCTAAGAGAGTATTTATCTCTCCTTGTTTATATGCTTGAATTAAACTTTCAGATAATTTTAAGAAATTAGAACCCGTAGAACCCGTAGAACCTGTAGAACCCGTCATGATAGAAGTAGCATTTAGCTGCTCTCCATTAAAGAAAATCTTGTTTTCTTCAATTTTTATAAAGTTCGAAGCTCCACCATCAATAGAAAAACCATTAGAATTTAATCTTAAAGTTTCTGTTTCAATTTGTTCCCCAATTTCTCTTGTTTTAAATACTATACCTTTAACAGTATCATAAATATTTAACGCCGCTGTTTCTGTTTCTGTTCCACCAAATAATCTAATTGCATATAAATCACTTGCTTGTATAATACTATTAGTAATAATACTTCCTTCAAATAATCCTTGCGCAGCATATAGTGAACCATTTTCTGTTACTTGAAATTTTGAATTTTGAATACTCTCAGCATTAGTACCAGCTGAACCAGCCCAAAATACAATTTTAGAATTATCTGATGTAGATAAATCATTAAATTTTATAGCATTTACACCACTCAATGTATTAACGCCAGCATATGAATCGTTATTTACTTGAGTTGTTAAACTACCAGTAAGATAAACATTTTCACCGTATAATCCAAAACCATTAATACCTCTATCTTCTAATAGAGACAAATTACCAAGTAATACTTTTGGAGTAGAATATTGTGGCTCATAGGTATTTGGATCAATATAACTTAATTCAGCAAAAGTAATAGCATTTGGTTGTAAATTTTTGTTTATATTATTTTGTGAATTTACGCCAATTAATAGATTGTTTGTAAAAATATCATCTTCAATATCAGCCAAATGAATAATTGTTGTAGCATCTAAAATACTATTTGCTTTAATATCTATTACATATTGTTGATTATTTTCATCTATATTAGTTATATATCCATAAATATTTAAACCGTTATCGTTTGTTAATAAAACATAAGAGCCAATTTTTAAGTTAATACTGGTAATAGTTTTAAAAGTAGTATCATTAATAATTTCAATCTGTGCGCTTTCTCTAAAGAACATCGCGCCGCCAACACTTTGAACCTGTCCAGTTTCAAAAACTCCAGAATGAATTGTGCCAGTAATATCAACATTAGAAAAAATAGAGCGTTCAGGAGTAATAGTAAAATTCGTTCCATAAATTTTTGAATTAACTCCATCAATAGTAATACTACCAAATTTTGCAATACCATTATTTTTAATACTAATATAGCTATTCTCACTACCATCTGTTATTTCTATAAAATTACCTAAGTTAAGATCTGGATTATATATATAACTATTACCAAGTTTAATATAATTACTAATTACTGCACCTTCACCAAGTGTAATATTATTAACCTTAATAATTCCAGAATTGGTTGTTGGATCATTAATTAATTCTATACTGCCATTAGAAGCATATTCATAATATGTTTTTCCTTCTTCAAATACCGTATCGGTAGTTATTATATATTCTTCATCTATTAACTCATAATAAACCTTTCCAGATATATAGTTTGAATCTTCGGTTTCTTTATATCCAGCTGATACAATAGAGTTTTCATTAATTATAAAACCGCCGATTGTACCACTATTTGCCTTTATTATACCAGTAAATTCACCATCTGTTGCATAAACAGTCCCTTTAAAAATACCGTTTTCAGCGTATATGTTCCCAGTAAATGTACCACTACCTTGTATAGATAATGTTCTTGAATCTTTATTATATTCAAGTAATGTAATTTTAGGATAGTATTCATAATAAATTTTTTCCGTATCAAATGATGTATCAGTTGTTTGTATATATGTACCATCAATTAGTTCATAATATATTTTTCCTGTTTCTAATACGCTATCTTTTGTTATTATATATTCGCTATCTCTATTAATAACAAAACCACCATTATTAACAGTTAATCCATCTGCATTAAATATTAATGCGGTTGAATCAATGGAAGCCGTAATATCATAAGCATTTAATGAGAATGCAGCGAGATTTTTAGAAATAGCATAAGAAACTTGAACTGTTTTTGTATATAAAGCTATATCACCGTTTAAAGAATAAAATTCAAATTTTAAAACAGTTTCTTCATTTAATAATAGATTAAGTAAACTATTTAAATTATCATCTGTAAATTGTTCTACTTGTACAAAATCAGGAATATTAAAAATCCAACTATTAGTTAATGGATCAATATACAAATAAGTTTGTATCTCTGTTAATGTAGAATCAATTTCAACCCAAGTATTAGAATTTAAAAAGTAAAACTTCATAGTATAATTACTTGGACTTAATATAACCTCTTCTTCCTCTGTTGTTTGTTTAACTTGAATATTAAGTAATTCAACATTAAATTGAAGGATTGAATCATTATTACTATCTCTAATATATTGTTTCTGAATGTAATCTTGATTTGTTATAATTTCATAATAAGCTGTATCAACACCTGATATTTTTTGAATAGTTGAAACATTTGAAAATTGTGTTGATGCTCCATTAATTGTTTCAGTTATAGTAACTTTATATATACTACTTGAATCTGATGTAACATCACTATTTTTAATTATTAAACTATTACTATTTGCTCCACTAATGATATTACCATCTTTAAACCACTGATATGTTAAAATTCCAGTTACTTCATTTAGTGTCGCAGTTAATGTAATATTATCTGGAGTATTTGATAAAAATACAAAACCACCATTTGAAATAATTTCAACTCGTTTAGTGTTTGAAACTATGGAAGCAATACTCATTCCGCCAATGGTTCCACCCGTTGCATAAATCGTACCAGTAAATTCGCCATCAGTGGCTTTAATAGAACCGTCTTCGTATACTAAAAATTTGTTATTGGCATTAATTACTTCGTTTTTCCCGCCCTCAATAGATGCGCCTAATTTACCAATACCAACTGAATAATTATCGTTTGTTTCAACATTTAGTCTATTTTTTAGCCACAACGTACCATCACTATTAGTTTCCATTACTTTTTCGCCATCTGCATCTGTAATAAATAAACCATAGATAGGACTATTTTGTGTGCCTATATTACCAATCTTTATTCTATCTCTTGTACCATCATGAACTACAAAATCATCTATTGAAGAAATGGAAACGTAACCATCACCATATTTATTCTTCATAAAGAATCCTTTCCAAGTTAAGCCGAATTTACCGATTTCCCAAATAGAATCTTCATTTTCTGGTTGCCAACTTCCAGATAGTTCAGTATCTATACCATATAAACCAAATCTATCAAATCTAACAAAATTTCCATCATTAATATTACTAATAATTCCATCTTCTAAATCATAATAAAAGGCGCTAAGCCCATATTTATCCCATTTAAAAGTTGGATAATTACCATCCATGATATTTATTTTATCAGTAGTAATAATGCCGCTTGTTAAATATCTTGTTGAAATACCACTACCAGTAATACCTAAATACCAATTTTCGCCGCCGTCTTCAGTAATTTGAATACCCTTAGAACTAATACGGACTATTTTATTTGGATCGCTCGTATCAACAACGGTCATACCAGTAGTATCATAAACCACTGAATCATTTTTTGCAGCCCAGGCTAAATTCTGGTTTAAATTAAAGCTATTTTGAAGTGTTTCTCCCTCAATTTCTCCGGTAGAAGTAAAACTATCCGCAGCTTTGTTATAAGCGCCTGTAGTATATTGAAGACTTTGTGTTGTAGCTGTAATACGTTGGAATAAATCTTCAAACTGTGTTTTATAGTTTTGTACCTTAAAACTATCTTTTTCAGGAGAATCAAAATTAGAGGTAATTTCTGATACTAAGACTTTTTCTTTATAAGGAGTTTTTATACCATTAATGGTAGTATATCCAAAAAATTCTGTATCTTGAATAAAAGAAATATCTCCTAAATTAAAAACTTTATTCCTAAACTCTTCAAGCGCGCTAAGTCTTAAAACCGAAATATTATAAGAAATTTGTGGACGAGAAGAGGTATAAGCAGTGCTAACAGCATCAAGATAATATAAATTATCATCATAATAATCTTCAGAAGTCCAAGAACCTTCTTGAATGAAACGAGAATATTTCTCATAGAATTTTTTATCAAGGGCTTCAATTTTATCTATATATTCTTTTTGTTGAGCAATTAAACCATTTTCACCATTAATATAATTATTTAAATTTTCAACACTAATATTTAAATTATTTAATTGTGCAGAATACTGTTTTAAAGAATTTTTTAGATTATTTCTAACAATCCACAAATCCATTGCTGTTTCATTATCTGAATGTTTTTGTAGATATGTCTTTACTTTAGATTCATTAAAAATTGTATAACCAGCAAGATAAGCTAAATCACTTTCAACGCTTGTAATTTCTTCACTTGTTTCTTTAATAAGTATGTCATAAGTTTTTTGTAAAGATTCTTGCTCTGTTAATTCATTTTCTTTTTCTTTGAGTAATTCTGTTATAGCATCATAACTTGTATTATATTTATTAAGCCAATAATAATATCCAATTCCAATTTGTTCAACGCTTGAATATAAATCTTTATTAATTTGTCCTTGACTTAACAAACCTTGTGTGATGTAGTAATCAAAATTTAAAATATAATCCACTCTTGGATAGTTTTCACTCGCGCGGGCGATAGTACAAAAACCATCTTTTCCGTATTCATTATTATTTTGAGAAACTATAACTTTAGAAGTAATTGAATCAGAATTAATTGTACGAGAAATAGTTTTTAGGTCTATACCATAGACAAAACCGATTCCAGTTTCAACGCCGATTTCACTTACAAAAGTTACCCATTTTTGTGGGACACCATTTTTATAAATAATACGCCCGGTTTCTTCATCATGTTCAATCTCGAATTTTATCCAACATTCAAAAGTTTCAGCTAAAGACTGTAGTAGATTAAATCTATTAGAATTTTTACCAATAATACTTCTGATTTTTTCGTAATTCTCATTATAAATTGGAGTTAGATTATTAGAAATATATTCTTTTGAGCTAACTTCATCCCCACTATATAGATATACTAAATCACTAATTTTAATAACTGATTGACCAGCTTCATAAAATTTCCAAATAATATTAGCGTAAGATTGTGTGTTAAAACTACCAGGATTAATACGAATTTGGGAAATTTCAGCACCCAAACTCTTCCAATAGGTAGTATTAGTAGGAATAATTCCATCATTATCTCTAATACAAATATAATAATTACTATTATATAAAACTACATCGTCTTCAACAAAAGTTTTAGTAGAGCTATATTCTTGAGTAACTGGTGTCCCAGAAGCATATTTAAAAAATTGAATATTTTCAATCCAACGAGTCCCAGAAGAACTATTAGAATTATCAATAAATAAACCTAATTTAAGTAATTCTTCATAAGTTACGCTTGTTGAACAAGTTAAAGTATATTCAATCCAATCTCCATTAGCAGAAGCAGAACTAACTGAAAAATAATTATTTCCACTTCTTGTATAGGTATTAGTCGAAGCATTAAGGGTATATTTGCCTATCCATGGAGTTAAATATATATTAGAAGTAGTACAATATGTTCCAGACGGCGCGCCATTAGAATCAGTCATAGCTTTAACTCTAAAGATATATTTTTCATTTTTTGTAAAGCCATCATTTATATATGAGCGAAAATCTTTTATACCACTGTTATATGCTACTAAAGATTTTGGAATACTTAAATAGCTTTTTGCTTCATAATCTGTAGTAATGTTAGCTGTAAACAATGGATATAATTGAAATGTTATTCCACTACCAGACCAGCCAGTTGTAGAGCCAAAATCTTGACTATTTGTAATATAATTATTAACAGTTAATACATCATCATATTTTGTTTCAGTATATCCAAATACAGTCTTACCAGTGTCTTTTTTAGTATATTTATAAACATATTTATCGGTTAATGGATCTAATACTTGAACTTGAGAACGAACTAATCTTTTTGCATGGTATCTTTCTGATACTTCAGCACTTTTTGAAATATAACAAATAATCGTTCCATCTACACTAATTTGCCAAGATGGAATACTATTATATGTAACTTCTTCCCAAGTAGCATTAACTGATAAGCATTCACCACTATCAACCAACATACTACTCTTATCTGTTAAAAATGCTTGCGTATCATCATACCAAAATTGGAAAAAATCTGAACGATTGGTAAATGTAGAGTAAAATACTAAAATTTTATTTCCTGCCGTTACTGTAACACCTTCTTCGGTAGGAAAGTCATTTACGGTTAAAACCTCATATATTGGTTCTTCAACATATTGTTTAATAACATCGCTTGCGCCGAGTTGCCAATCTGTTCCTTCCAATATAGTAGAAGCTAATTCATTAACAGTCCCTTGATTATTTTCTAATTCTGTATCAAAAATTAAATCAAAACCAGTCTTACTAAGTTCATTAATAAACAAATCTTTACAAGTATAAGTAATTGATTTACCATTTGAATCTTCTTGGCAAGATTTAATAACTAAATCATACCATTTATTTTTCCAGAAGCACTTAACTTTTCTTTCATTGACCAATAGTCCAAGCATTGGATTTTGTTCTTTTTTACCAGTTTCAGTATTAATAAATTGATAATACATTTTAAATGTAAGAGTGTTTGTACCATTAACATTACTTACCAATTTTGGTTCAGTCGCGCGCCACTGAGCAGTCATATTATCTGAGCCTATGGTAGCAATTTTTCTCTCTTCATAATGTTCTGGAATTAAATTTTCTCCCTCTCCTTGGGCAGATACTATATAATCTTCCCAAAGACTAATTTCATATCTATCCTTTTTTATGCTCATTTATTAAGCCTCCATTTTAATAATAAAGATAATCATACTCTATTTTTACACAGTTCGCGCCGACTGATAATAATTGACTTTCACCAGTTGGTATTTTAAAGAAATCTCCACTTGTAATAAATTTATTATATAAGGTTCCAGTAGGTTGGAAATTTTCATCACAGCCTTCTATCAAATTTGCTTTACTATTAATTCTAATATAAGTATCTGTGACATTATCATTAGAGCTAAAATCAAAACTCAAAATATTTGAATCTATATATACTCTACTTAATTCAGCCAAAGAAATCCTTGCATAATAAGCGAAAAAGTCTGTTTCTAAATCTCCAGGATTATATAGGTTTATAGTTGTACCAGTTCCATCATAACTTCCTTGTTCAGTTAGTAAACCACTTGCTGTTGCCCATTCTTCTTTGTTTGAATCAGAATATTCAGATAAATATTTTTTAGAGCAGCGCGCGAATGGAAAATAAGCAATAAATTGAAGGGAACCCTCTCCTTTATACACTCTATCTACTGTCATTTCACCATTATTTTTAGTTATATTATCAAAACAAATAAATTTTAATGTAGGTGTACCACTGGTTTTCACCATATATGTTTTATATGGAGCTTCATCAAATACTAATGAATGTATTTGTTTATCACCTAACCATTGTTTTAATTGTCTAAATTGTGTTTCGGTTAATTCATCTGTGGCAACTGAAATCGGAATTTGTCTTTGTGTATAATTACTTCCGAAATAATATGTTCCATCTCCTCCAGGTATTTGTACTGTTTTATCAGTAGAAGTGGGAAGTAGATTTTCATTAAATCTACTTCCATCACTTGTTCTTATAATACCCATATCTGAAGAATGGACTCCGTTAAAAGTAAAACCAATAAAGTCTCCACTTAAAGCCATTCTCAGGTCCTCCTTATCTCAATAAGTTTATTGCATTTACATTACGATAACGAGCATCATTATTGATTTCTTCTTTAACTTTCTGAATCATTTTTTCTACATCGTAATCATTAGCAATTTCTTCTACTGTTATGTGGAAATCGTAGTAATTGTCTCCACTATTTTTTGTTTGTGATGAACTTCCCTTTAAAATATCAGAAAGTACATCTTTTAATACAATAAAGTTTTCAGTATCTTTAGCATTTAATACTAATTCTGGTTTAGATTTGCTACCATCTAACCAAGCTAACCCAGTATAGTCTGCTAAACCACCAGTAAGATATTTTTTAGCCTTGAACTTTTCACGAGTATTTTTTCCAACAATACCATCTTGTTTAATACCCATTGCTTTTTGGAACGCCCTTACTGCTTTAGCAGTATTTGAACCAAAAATACCATCTACTGATGAGGTTCCTGAATTACCATAACCTAATTTATTTAGTGCATATTGAATAGCTTTTACAGCGTTTCCTTTTGCACCTTGTTTAATATTCCCAGAAGTTTCGCTTGCCTTCCCATAAGGATAAGTTTCTGCTGGAGTAGATGTTGGAGTAGGTGTGGTTGGAGTTGGTTTTGATGACAAATCTTTCTTCGTAGTAATTGTATTATTAACAATGTCCGCGCCACTAATATCTGAACCAGAAATAGTAACTTTTCCATTAGACCAAGTATCATTAGATGAATTATAAGTCATATTACTATACTTGTTACCTTTTGAATCGGTTAATGTATATTTATCACCTTTGTACATACTATCTGCGGCAGCGAGTTCGGCGTTGCCAGCATTACCTTTATTCCAAAGAGCGTTCCATTCTCTCATAAGAGAAATTTTTTCTGCTTCCGTTTTATCATTAAAATCTTGAATTTCTTTCCACAACTCTAACGCTTCGGTTTCATTCATAGCTTCAATAATACTATTGAAATAATCACTACTCTGCCAATAATCAAGCTGTTTTTGCATTAAATCAATTTGTTTTTGACGAGCCTCAGCAGCTTCATCATTTTGTTTACTTAATCTATCAATTTCTTGATCAATTAAAGTATCACTATACGATTCTCTTGCATCTTCCAATTCTTTTTCAAGTTGCTTAATTTCAAGGTCATTCGCACCAGAAGTATCTCTGCGTAAAAATGCTAATCTTGCTTCTTTTTCAGCAATATCTTCTTCAGTTTTTGTATTATCTCTAATTTGTCTTGATAAGTCTATTGATTCTTGGATACCATTTAAGATATTTGAGTTGGAATCATTAATAGTATCATTTAATTCACTTAATTTATCAATCTCGCGCTGATATTGTTCTACTATAGCATCTTTTAATGTTGTTAAAAGTTCAACTCTTGCGTCAAGTTGTGCATCAACAAGAGCAATTATATTATCTTCAATTTCAGTTAAAGAATCTTGAGCCTCTTCTAATTCACCAGAAATGGTTTCAAGGTAACCAATATATGCTTCAACCGCTTCACCTTGTTCAGCATCTTTCTTTTGAAGAGCTTCAAGTTTATCCCAATTTATTACAATTTGACCCAGTTTTTCATCATAATAACCATATTGAGAAATATCACCAGTTCCACCAGCTTTTCGGTATTTTTGTTGGAATGAAACTGTTTTTCCTTCAGCAACTTCCATTGTTGCATTTTTAGCATTGATTAATTGTTTACGCTTTCCAGACACAAGGACTTTTTGAGATTTTATTTGCTCTTCAAGATTTTTTAGTTGACTGTTTAAGTTTTTATTTAGTTGTGCGGTTGTTGTTGAATTGCGTGATAGAAGTTTATCGTATTCACGCTCAAGATTGTTGCGGTCACGTAGAAGCTCGTTGATTTTTTCAGTGGTATTGTAATATTCATCATAGGGATTTTTCCAAGTTTTAGTATCTTCCTTGGAACCACCACCGCCACCACCTCCACTTTTTGCACTTCCAGGCGAAGTAGTAGCCGTAGCTTTTCCTTTATAAGTAGCTGATATTCCTTTTGATTGTTTGCTTCTTAATTTTGGAATTTCTATTGTTGCTCCAGCTGTCATACTTGAATCAAGAGGAATACGTCGAGGTGCGGTAGGACGACCAGATGCGTCTAATTCACCAGGAACCTCTACATAACCACGTCTTGTATCTGTATCAGTTAGTGTAACTGTTTCGGTTTCAAATTCTGGCTCCCAACCGATAGACTCAAACATATCTTGAATATCATCAACGGTCGCGCCAGCAGCAACAGCAGAATCATATAACCCATTAATTAAATCATCATTATTTAATGTTGTTCCTATTTCATAGTTTTTTCCATTTAAATCATCTAATAGATTATAAATTTCTGTTTTACTTGCTTCATCTATATTTATACCAAAATTAGAAACAATATCTTTCGCAGCAGCAATCCTTAATTCATCAATGGCTTTAGCATCTCCGTTCGCGGCTTTAGCCATTAACTCTATATTTTTTGTATCGGTTAAGAATTTTTCTGATAGATCAGAAGTAATCCCTAACATATTTTTCATATTACTTCTAAGAGATGCTAAAGCAGAAGCATATTCTGGAGTCTCTTTATTATTATTTTTTAAAGCTGCACTCCAGGTATCCCAATTATCACTTAATTCAGAAACAGCTTGATTCATTAACATATTATCTTTTGCTATTTCAGTAGCCATTGATTCAGATAGTGTTTCTACTTCTTTAGATTTTTCGGTTATATCAATTAAGCCATCTCTATATGCAATTAATTCATTGGTATTCAAACCTGCTTTTTCAGCTTGAGTAATTGATGCAGCAGTTTGTTGCTCTTGTGTACTATCGGTTAATCTAAGTTCATCAGCAGTCTTTCCGGCTATTTCAACAGTAGATTCAGCACTTTCTAATTTATTTTCATTAGCGGTTACATTTGCAGCATCTTCTGCTTGGGATTTATAAAGTTCAATTAATCTTGCCTGACCAGAATCAGTAGATAACAAATCTTGAATATTAATATTTTCTCCGGTTTTAGTATCGGTTATAGTATCAATATTCATTAAACCATACATACGAGCTATTTCATTAGCATCAGTTAATTCACCTTTAGCAAAAGTGTCATCATAATCATCGTTAATACCATCTCGCAATTTTAATAAACCTTCATTAAATTCTTTTCCAGATTCAATTTGATTTTTTAAAATAGCAATTGTATTTTCTAAAACAGCTTTTGTATTATTTTCAATAATAACGGCGAGATTTTCCATAGTGCCGCCGATATATGTCCAACTTTGACCATCCCAAATAAAGTCATTTTTATCTGCTCCCGCAGAAATTAATTGTTGATATTCTTCATCATTGAATCTTGCACTATCTCGAGTTTTTAAATCATCTATTAAATCTAAAGTTGATTTTAATTCATCTTTTAAATTTTCAAGAGAAAACGTTTTTACAGCATTATATGCATCAATTAAAGATTCTCCCCAGCTTTCTACTTGTTCGGTTGGTAAATTTGGGGCGATCTCTTTGACAGAATCAAGAAAAGCTTTTACTTGATCTGGGTCTGAAAAATCATAACTACTTAATGATTCTATTAATAATTGATATTCCTCAGGTTCTATATCAGCTTCATCTAATTGAGAAATAATTGAAGATAATGTATTAAAAGCATCATCTCCACCTAAACTTTCTGCTGATTTTAAAGCATCTGTAATCGAGGTTGCTTCACCATAAGTTTTCCCTTCAATCAACTCATTAGCTTTTTCTGCATTTTTACCAATGAAATTATCAGAAACCAAATTAGAAAATTGCTCTAATGTGCCAACAGCAGTATCTTGAATTTTTTCATTTAATGCATCAAAATCAGCTACGCCTAATTTATCTAAAAGATTGTTTAGATCTTCTTCTGTAAAGCCCCAATCCATTAATGCTTGCTTTAAATCTTCACCAGTTTCTAAACCTTGTAGTTCTTTAATTTGTTCTTGTGTTAAACTTGAAAAATCATTAGATAATACTGCTGCGGCTTTATCAGCAGCGGCTTTGTCAATTACCGCTAATCGATCAATTTTCGCAATAATTTCTTCAGTATTAGCAGCATACTCATTACCTTGTCGAATTTCAGCTATCATTGTAGCCAAATCATCTTGACTATAATCAGCTTCTTTTACATCGCTTAATGTCCTTCCAGACAATGCTGCATAAACTTGCTGATAAGTTTCAAGGTTTTTATCAGTAGAAGTAATATTATACCCCTTTCTCTGTAATTCTTCTGCAAGAGAAGAAATATTAGTTTCAGAATCTTTACCTGTTAAAGTATTTTTTTCATCTGTTACATCTTGCTCTATATTTTCAGAATACCCTTTACTTAGTCCACTAACTACTTGATTAACATATTTTGATTGTTTAGAAGCTTCTGATAAATCTGATCTTATAGTATTAGCTATAGATGATTGGACTTGTGTTTCAGTAATACCTAATGTTTTATCAAAAGACTGAATACTTTTAGCTAATTCAGCAAAATCATAAACACTAAGTCCCACCGCATCAGCAGCCTGATAAATAGCATCGCTATATTCTTCATTTGCTATATTTACTATCTCTAATGGATTATCTTTTATGAAAGAAGAAATTTGGTTAAATATATCTTCGTCTTCTAAATATTTAGTAGTTGTTACTGTTTCTAATCCATTATTTACTGTTTCTGTAACACCGATATTTCCTAATCTAATATCAGTTAATATATTATTTTTTTCGGCCTGAGCTGTAAACTGTGTTTCTTTTGCTGCGGCAATTAGTTGACCTTGTTGCGCATTTTGCACTCCTTCTAATTGTTGTCTTAACAATTCTTCAGTGCCTTCTGCTCTAATTTCTAATTGTCCATATTCTCCTTGTGTTACATATTGCATTAACTGTGGATATAAAGTTATTAAATCTAAAACTTGTTCATTAACTTTTAATAAAGCCTCTGTCCAAGCTTGGGTTCCATAAACAAGATTGTCTAAAGTTTTGTTTGCTTCATCTATACCAGATAAACTATCTTTTAATTCACTATAAGCATTAGAGGCGGCTTCTGCTGCTTCTTTTGCTCTATTAGTTTCTTCAGATAGTCTTTTCATTTTTTCAGCATCTGTTTCAATTACACTACTTAAAATACCGGCTAACGCAATTAAAGCAGAAATAATCGCAGCAATCCAGCCTATAATTGGTATATTCATTATAGATGCGCTAACATCTATACTAAAAGCTTTTGCGGCAGCACTAACTAATTGAAATATGGCAGGTAATGCAATTAAAGCGGTACCGATTGCTTTAATTACTCCAACAAGCTCCTCTGAGGCGCCATTCGCTTCTAATGCTGAAGCCATTCCCATTATTGCCGCACCAGCTGCACCCGCTGCATTAGCTACCGCGCCGAAGTCTGTACCCATAGTTTGGGAAGCTGTATCAACCATTTCTTCTGTTATTTGAATATTACCACCAAGCTCTTGAACTTTTGCGTTAGCAGCATCGATACCATTCGTATCATATTCCATTTGGATATTTAGTAGTTGAGAATTGGAAAATTGAGAATTTATAGATTGGATAGAAGATAAATAAGAATCTTTAAATTGTTGATTTTTTTGTAGAGCTATTTTTTGAGCGTCATCTAAACCACTATAGACTTGGGAAAAATCAGCACCTTTCTTTAGCTCAATAGCCATATCTTTGCTGAATAATCCCTTAACTAAACCATTATCTTTTACATTTTGTATTTGTTTTTTAAAATTAGTAATAAATGAATTTCCAGCTTGTCTACCAATTTGACCAGCCTCAGCTTCTGCTTTACCTTTTCCACCAAATAAATTACTAATAATACTTCCGCCAAATTTACTACCACTTAATAAGCTTTTAATACCCTTAAAAACAGAAAAAGCAATACCTAAACTTACTAAACTTTTTATTACTCCATTACCACCAGAAACAGTATCAATAATAGAATTTAACGTATTTAATAAAAATGTTAATACATCTACCGCGCCCTTAATAAACTCATTATTTGCTAATCCCATAGCAAACTGGTCCCAAGCATTCTTCAACTTTGTTAATTTAGCATCTAAACTATCTAAAGTTTTCTCAAATTGCTCTTGGCTCGCTCCCGTACTATTATATGCCGCACTAACTAATTCTTGAGTACGACTATAATCACTCATCATTGCGATAAAACGAGATTGTTGTCTTGAACCGGCAGCAGTTGTCGCAATATATCTTTGTGTAGTAAAATCAAGAGTATCCCACTTACTTGCTAATTTAAGTAAAACATCATCTAATCCTTCTGTTCCTGCGAAGAATTCATTCATAGAGATGCCAACACTTCTTAATGCTCCTTGAATTTTATTAACATCTATAATTTCGCCTTCGGTATCTTCACCAGTTAATTGGCCTTGATTTACTAACTCTTTAACTTCGGAGAAACGAGCAATAATTGTTTTCATTGCAGTACCGGCAGTCTCTGGGGCTTCACGAGTTGTTTCAATTATCTGTGACAATAATGCTGCGGTTGTTTCAAGTTCCATATTAGCTGATGCAGCAATAGAAGCGGTTTTAGACATAGCTACACCAATTTCTTGAGTATCTGCTGCTGTAATTGCTGCTAATTCGGAATAAATATCATTAACTTTTTGAGCAGAAGTTTCATTTAATTCCATATTGAAACCACGTAGTGCCGCAGTCATTAAGTTTGTAGCATCTGCTGCCTCTATATTAGCTATACGAGCCATTTTTGTAGTTTCAATACCCAAAGCCATTGCGGCTTCAGTTTGCAAACCCTGTTGATAGTATAGGGTTGTTGAGCCATAAAGATCATTAATCGCTGCGCCAAGTTTATTTGCTTCTGCGGCATATGTAGGTAACTGCTCCCACATATCACTAACAGTAAAATCTGTTACTACGGCTGTTTCAGTCATAGTAGCATCAAGTTCTTTTACTGTATCAAAAGCAGATTTTACCGCTCGTTTAAATAATTGAACAGCGTTTCCAATAGAGAAAAATTGTAATATCTGATTATGTAAATTTTCTACCTCACGCGCAGTCTGATCTAAACCTTGCGCGCTATTTTTCATAGCGTCAAAGGCATCTCCGCATTTATCTACCGCAGGAGCTACTCCTTCTGCGCTGGTATCAATCTCTTTAAGACGCTGTGTAATCTTTTTTAATTCTTCACTATTTAAATTATCTATTACCTGTTTGATTTCTTCTAAATCAGTTGGTATTTCATCAATATTAATATTTTTTAATGCAGCTAACTGCTGTCTTAATTGTGCTAATCCCTCTGGATTTTTTGCCTCATCCTGTAACTTTGTTAGCTCATTTTTCATATCAGTTACAGAAGCATTAGTAGAAGAAATTTCAGTTTTTAAGCCGTTCATTGTAGCTTTATTCTTTTGAATAGTAGTATCATATGAACGATTTGTTTTTTCTAATTGAGCGATTGCTGCATTAGCACTTTTTACCTGTTGCTCTAAATCTTGGTATTCTGCACCACTCTTCTTTTCGCCAGACGCTAATAGTTGTTCCTGTGCCTTTCTTGCTTCTTCAATTTGAGTTTTATACTCATTGATTTGTTTGGTATTGATACCTTTTGAGGAACTTAAACTTTTATTTTCTGAATTTAATTTATTATATTGAGAAGTTAAATTTTGTACAGCTTGTTCGGCTTTTTTAATTTCACTATTTTGTGCTTTAATTTTTGCATTATTCTCAATACCTTTATCAGCTATTTTCTTTAAATCTCCCCAAGATTTTCGGAGAGAATTTACTCTTTCAATAGATTCTTTTGGTAAAAATTTTTCGGGTTCAAGACCAGTTATAGATTTACTTTGATTTTTTAACTGTTCTAAAAGATCGGTAATTTTAATGAATGATTTTTCTGCTTTAGATACATCGCCTAAATTAGTAAAACCTTTAGAAGCTAAACTTTCAAAATTCTGAATTTCATTATTTAACTTTGAAAAGGTTTTATCTAAACTTGATTGTAAACTATCAGATAATTTAAGTTTGCCAAAGGCTTGTTGTAGTCCATTGGCGGCAGCTTTGATAGGATCTATATTAGCATTAACATCAAATGTCAAATTGAATCTTTTATCTGCCATTTATTTTTTCTCCTCCTAAAATAAAAAATCAGCATTAATTAAAATTAATGCTGATAAACACTTAAATATCACTATCTATATCATCATTCAAGGAGTATAAATTACAAACATAACTCGTTCCCCTTCCCCCAGTTGGAACTCCTACGGCTTTAAAAGTTACCGTAGCTGGATCGACGTTTCGTCCCAACCTAATAGATAAATCAGACATTAATTTTAATTTCGGTATTTCAAAAATACCAGTTACGGTACGTCCGTTTGTATCTTCCTTTAATCGCGTTTTTGCCTGTAATTTTAAATATCCACGAAATAGTCTATTTCCCATTTTAATGACACTACCGCCATTTTTATATTCCGATTCATATGTAATATATACATTAACAAACGGCTCAGAAATAGTAATTTCTTGCTCAGACAAAGTATGGTCAAGTTTTTCTCCAGTCTCTTCGTTATAAACAAAAGCCTTTCCTACTGGAACTTGTTTTAATTCTATTTTTCCATTTTCATCACTTTCATGATGTTCTCTATGTGTAATTAATATTACCGAATTATTAGGTTCAAAATCAATTAATTTTGAATTACTTAATAAAGCTAATTGATTTTTTGAAAAAACCCCTTGGGAAAAATTTAACGGAAGCTCTTTTGTTGTTTCCCAAGTAACTAATTCTCGATTATCGAAACCACCTTGAGCAGCAACATAATTTTTTACTTCATTTAATCCAGCTATTTGAATATTATCAAAAGCAAGAATAACTTCGCCTTCTTCAATTACTCTTTTTCCCATCTCTATAGGATAAGTAGCTTTTAAAACTACATCATACAATTCCTTCATTCCCATTAAATTTTCCATAAAATTTTTCTCCTTAAATAAAAAGCGGAGGATTTCCTCCTCCGCCTACTTTTACTTTATTTATTAGCCTTGTGCTACATCAAGATTATATTTTACTAACTTCATCATGGAATCATCTGAAGGACGAAGAACTCTCAAATTCATAGAGAATGTTGAAGGGTCGCCTTCTGCTTCCATTGTTAAAGTTACTTCAGACTGTACTTTAGCCTTTGGAATAATAAACTGGAAGAATTCATCTAATCCATCTGTTTCACGTCTTGCATAAGTATCTCCAGTAATATAATATGTACCTGGGAATGTTTCTGCTGAAATATTGATTACGCTAACATCTTTTACGCTAAGTGGGAATGTTACATAGTCGTAAGAAGTGCTTGTACCAGTAGTTCCATCAGCATTGTAGTAAGATGTATCTTCTGTTGGAATAGTAATACTTTCACCATGAATTGTAACCTTTCCATCTGTAACGTCTGCCTTTCGAGCAGTTTTTAGAATTGAAGTGCTTGAACCTAATACTGCATCTCCATCCGTATCAACAGAACCAAACATAATAGCCATTGACTTAGCAGAGAAAAGAGCATCTTCAAGAGTAACAGTAATTTCTTTACCATAGTCCCAAGTAATTAATTCTGGGTTACCTTTACCACCACGAGCAGAAGTATTTTCAGCAGTCTGTTCAATAGTAGAAACTTTTAAAGTATCAAGATAAAGTACGGGCGCGCCGATGCTTCCATCTGACTGAATTTTATAAAATGTTACGTCCGCAACTTCCTTAATACCATATCTATCAAGAATACTTGCCATTTATATAGCCTCCTATATATTAATCTTTATCTAAATCCCTAATCCAATTTTTTAGTTTTACATCTTTTGCACCAGCTAACATACTTTTTATATCAACCTCATATTTTTCTTTAGCTTGATATGTTTCCATAATCGCTGATACAGAAGCGTAACTTATCTCTCCGATATTAAGTGGAGTAATACCCAAGCCCATACAACAAATTGAAACTAAAGTCACGTTAAGAGGAATTCCATTTTTCTTTGCTTTAACTTTATCACGCAATCTTGCCTTAGCTTTCATTCGTTTAATACGAGGATTCTCATTAGGATCGGGAGGTTCTTGAATTTTTTCTCCAATACTTTGTCTTAATAAATTCTGAAATTTTAAAAAATTTATTTCATTGAGTATTGGAAGTTCATCTATATTATTAATAGTCTTTAGTTTTTTTTCTAAATTACCTATTATAACTATTTTTTGTTCTATTAAAAAAGTTACTTCCTCATGTATAAAAAATCTGAATCCTTCTTTAGCCAACAACTCAATTCTTTTATCTTGAGCAATAGAATTAAATAAAAACTCAAGTGGAGTTGGAATTTTATCAATTTTAAATTCTTTATTTTTCTTCTTCTTTTCTTCAATATCATCTTCAATATCCTCTTGTGATGACATTAATAATTTTTTAAAAATCGGAAAATAAGATTGAGTTATAACTTCTTTAACAGTTGGTGGATAAATTTTTACTCCTTTTTCAAAATTTAATGGAGCATTAATAAAAGCTAACTCATTAATCATAAGTAGTAATATTAAAGTACATTTCGTAACAGGACATTTCATCGGTAAGGAAATTAATTTCAAATCCACCAGTTGACATTTTACCTAAACCGTTAATTGTTTTACCATCTAAACTTTTTTCTATTTCACTCATAATAAGAAAAGGTCTTAAACTATCACTTTTCATTATCCATTGAGTTAAAGGAACAAATACTTCAAAATTTAATGAAACGTTCTGAAATTCATCATTAGTGGAAGTTTTACTACCTTTTACTACCCTAAAAGCAATAACAGATTTAGCCGTTTCACGCGGCGTAAGTCTTGGTACGATTTTTACAAGTTTTTCAAAAACTTCTTCTTTGATTATATCTTTTGTAAGCTCTGGTTGAGATAAAGGATCCTTATCTGTATAATATAATAATTTCAATAATGTCTGATTTGCCAATAATCTTTTTACAATTAATTGTAAATTTTCACCCATTTCTTGTAATTTTCTAACAGCCATATTATTCTCCTCCATTTAACCAGAAAAATTCATCTTCCGAATCACCTGGTTGTTGTTGAGGTGCTGGTGTTAAATCATATTCATAAGTAGGATCAACAGTTACATATTCTACGCCTGGTGTTGATTGTATATCATAACCAGTTACACGATATTGCTCTTTAAGTTCTCCCGTGCCTATCTCTAAATAATCATCTTTTTTAATTTTAGGTGTTGTTGGCATTACAAAAAAGCTCATTTTAAGATTTTCTGCATAGATAGTATCCATTCTACTTCTTGAACGAATTTCATCTTTTAACATATTATCTTCTTGACCATACATATATGCCCAAGATTCTTGTTGAGAACCATCGCGCGCAGTCCAAGTAAGATAATGTGTCATTTTTAACACTATATATCTATTATATCCACTTGCCTTTATATCTTCTAAATAATAAACCAACCAAGGTTTTTTTATTTTATCTTTATCTGGAATCATTAAAATAGTTCCATTTGGCATATTAATATTTGTTTTTGTAAGTAAATATTGTAAAGTTTGAGTTTCATCTTGTTTATATTTTTCTAAACTACCAGCAACTTCTTCATCTTCAAAAAAGAAATCAACTCTATAAATAGTTTTTAATAAATATAAATCAAATAATTCTTCTCGTTCTCTTTGAATACGAGATTGATAATCTAAACCATATCTATTAACTCTTTTTTTATAAATATCTTCAAAATATCCCATTAGTTCTTCCCTAATAGACTCATACAATCAAAAACTGTCGAGCGAAAATATTCATATTTTAAATAACGAAGTGAACTTAATTTAAAATAAAGAATGTAATAATTAATTGTTCGGCGCTCTTCGGGATAGCCATATAGTTCAATAAGAATTGAATCTAAAAATTTCTCCCATTCTCTATTTTTTTCTCTCTCACAAAGAAGACCATATAATTTATTTTTTAGCTTGTTATTATAACCTTCTTCCATGCCGCGCGCAAATAACATTAATTATTCCCCGCGAGATTACTATATTTAAATGGTTTACCTTTAATAGAACGATAATAAATTCTTTCTAATTTTAGAGCATTATATTTTTCTGCTTCTAAAAGTTGATTAAATTTATCTAATAAATTCGCCTGAGAAAAATCTCTTTCTTCATATAAAGGCTTTACATTTTCCCAAGTTAAAATCGTTCTATTTAACCATTCACATTTCATATAACAAGCTAATATTTGAATTTCTTCGTTATCTAAATCATTAATAAATCCATTATCATCTCTATCCAAAGATATTCTTGGAAACTTAAACCAAGAAATGGCTCCTTCTAAGATACCTCTAAGGTCTTGAGAAATTTCTTCTTCGGTCCAGTTAACCCATTCATCTTCTAACATTTTTACAAGAAAAGCATCATATACTTTCTGGTAAGGAGTCATAATTAATCCTCCTTATTCTTTCTATTTAATTGAATCATTGACATAGCATTTAGTCCAGTAACTTTTTCAAGAAATTCAGCTTTATCGAAAGTAATAGATTCTTTTTGTACAGCATAATCAACCAAATTTTTTGCTTGTTCAATAGATAATTTTTTAACATTTTCTTTAAATTCATGCAAAGGCATAACTGTTAAATATCTATTTAGCTGCTTTTCATCTAATACAATAATATTTACAGGCTCTGTGGCTTCTTCTGGTTCAAGACCAATTTCCTTTTTAATATCCATATCCTCTATGTATAACATACCAGTTCTAAACATATATTCTGAACCTGGATCATACATAATATCCTGTAAAAGGTCTTTATCAATTTTTTGTCTTTGTCCCTTTCTCGCCCACTCTTTCTTAAAACGTAAATCTGGTAAATAAATACCAACTAAGCCATTAACTGTACTAACTACCGTAACCATTTCTTTTTCCATAATGTTTTTTCTCCTTTTATCTCCTTATATTAAAATCGAGGAGGAAGGAACCCTTCCTCCCCGTAGTCTTTATCTATAATTATACTCCATAGGGATTATCATATGTCTGAGTAATTCCAGTATTCTGATAAATACCCCAGTTGTAATGTGTAAGAATTGCGCAACCCATCTTTTTATAAGCATGAATTTCCATAGAATTATCTCTATTAGTGAAATCATGAATTTGAGTAGCACCCTCAAGAACAACTTTAACGACCTTTTCTTTTCCAGCAGGTAGAACATAAGCTAACTGAGGATCAATCCAAGTCTTATCATTGTTTTCATCAATAAATGACTGAGGAATTTGAACGATAGGTGTGCCACGGAAAATATTGATATATCCAGTATTATGAATTGCTTCAATATCCTGTGGAGAGTATACGCCCTGATAGCTTGAACCAACTGGAACAATAGCGTCTGCACCCATAGCTGCAACGAATTCTGGTGGAGCAAAGATTACTGCACTGGAACCATAAGCTCTTACAACATTAACAAGTTTCACCATATCTTCTGCTACGAATGTATTCTTAGAAACTAAATTTACAGCAGGACGAGCAGTAGCAGAAACGGCGGCTTTTAAAGCCTTCTGAACCTGTACAAATACAGCATCCGTTAAACCTGTTGTAATAACATCCATGATATCAGCCATATCTTCAGCTCCATCAAGGAAACGTTCAAAATCAATAGTAGCAGCTCCACCAACAGCCATTACTGGTACTTCGAAAGTTTCGTTATCTAAACGGAAAGTTTCATAAACACCAGAAAGACCAACCTGTGTTAAGAATTTCTTAGCACGGTTTTTACCGATACCTTTCTTAAATAGAGCCTTATCTCCCTGACCAACTACTTGTACTTCAGCAAAAATACCTAAAGCACTAATAACTTTATTAGGAACGATTTCATCTGCTGCTGTAATAATGATATCATAAATATCATAACGGTTTCTCATAAATTCATTAACAGAAGATGCCAATCCCTTCATTTCTTCACGAAGTGCTTCATCTACATTTTCAGCACTAAAATTAGCTGGAGCAGTATGTTTAGCAGCGTGTAATGCTAATTCTTTAATTTCTTTAATTGTTGCCATTATACTAACCTCCTAATTACGCACCAATAACTTGGAACTTAATACCAAGTTGTCCATCGGGCATTGTTGTCTTCTGAATTACTAAAAGTTTAATTCCAGCAGTTGGTGCTGTAGCAGAAACTAAGATAGAACCGTCAGCAGACTGTGTTCCATAAAGCTTTGTTGTGCTAATTGCGCCAAGAGCTTCAATGAATTTATCTTCGCTTGTCCAAGTGCTATCCTTTGCAGAGTCATAGCTTACACAGTTAGTAGTAAACTTATCTCCGACAGCAAGATAACCAATACGAGGATAAAAACCATCTTTTGTAGTTAATTTAAAATTCTTTAGAGTGTTTGCCCTTTCATCATACATATGCTCAGAAGTATAGTTAAGACCTACGGGACATACTTCTGAAGAGTCAGGCATTCTTATTGTGCCTGCAACCTTATCGACTGCAAGTAACATTCCGTTTTCTGCTGGAACGGTAGCAAAATCTGTGGCATCAAGCGCGCACTGTGCTTCAACACGTCCATCTCTACGGAAGGCTACATTATTTAATTCTAACTGACCATAACCGTCAATTACTAATCTTGTTTGAGCCATTTATATTCTCCTCCGATTATTTTTTATATTTTGCTAAAATTGCCTCAATACCAGTTGTAGGAACATCTTTTGGAATATATTGAGGTGTCTTTGTAAATACAGTTGGATTAGATTGTTTCAATTCATAAGCAAGTTCTTTATCTAATTCTTTAGCTGAACTATATTCAGAAATCTTTTCTTTATAAGAACTAATAATTTCTTCACTTAGTAGCTCTGAATAAGAATCAATAACTTGTTCTTTTTCTTGTTTTTCAATACTAAGTTTATAATCTTTTAGTGTATCTAATTCTTCTGTTAAAGTAGAAATAGTATTTTGCGCATTTGCATAATTCTGTGCATTTGTATCTCTCTCTGTTGTTAAAGTAGATACCATACCATTTAACTCTTCAATTTTTGTGCTAAATTCTGAATTTTGGTTTTTAATGATCTCAGCATCTTTTACAGTTTCATCAACTTTTTCATATGTTCCACCATTAAAAGCTCTTAACGCTTCAAGTGCGCTTTTTTCATCTTCGGTAATATCTATTACATAACACTTTTTACGTTCACCAAGTTCAATACTATCAGTATTATCATCTTTTGTATAATATACACGTTCATAGCTTCCGGTTTCATAATTATATGCTAAAGCATATTCATCGTAAATATCACAAATACCATAAGTGACTTCCCAGCCACCTTCTTCGGTATAATTAGTATTTAGGAGTGACCAGATAGCATCATGTTTCTGATTATCAGAAAGTTTAAAATTTATTTTTGTCATTTCTGACTTTCCTCCTTTATTATTAGAATTTAAAGAATATTCTTTTATTTGTTGAATCATAGTTTTTAATTCTTTATATAATGAGAAGAAGGCAGCGCCTTCAAAACAAGGTTCAACATCATCTCCAAGAATTTGCAATCCAAGAAAACAACCATCTTCAAATTTAAAAAGTTTTTTCCCATTAATAATGGTCCACTCTCCCCTTATAGAGGGCTGATATAATTCCATTGACTGAGATTTACCAACTATTTCATTAGCTTCTTCATAGAGTGCAGAGAAAATAAGGACATCTGTACAAGCATACTGTCTTTCAACTCCATCTTCATCTAAGTGAAGCTCCCAAGAGAAATTAGGATTTTCTGGAACAATTCCATATATTCTTCCTAAATCTCGTTTGGCGCCGTGGTCGGTGTAATCTTCATCGAAATTATCGTAAATCCCCTTTACTGGGGTATAAGGTAAACTACCTATCAATTTTTCAGCAAATTCATCCGTTATATAAGTACCGTTTCTGTTATCATACTTATAAAAAATTCTGCATCTTGCTTTTGAAAGGACTGGAGATATTTTCTCTAAATTCCCATAAATAGTAACCGGAAACTCTTTAATAATTAAATCAGACATTATTCAGAGCCTCCTTGATTATCTAAAGATTCTTCATTTTGAATAGTTTTAGGAGATTTTTCCTCCGGTGTTTTTTCTGGTGCCCCAACCTCACTGCTATCAACATTATTGCCGCTTTGAGTATAGGCTGAATTTAATGGTTTTAATTTATCTCCCAATTTTAATAAAGTATTTTCTAAATCTTTCACATTACCTAAATCTCTTTGAGAAAGCCCCATTGCCAAAGCTGGCAGTATAAAACTATAACCACTTTGTGCCAATTTAAAAGAATCTGTTATATATGTAGATTCATTATAATAAGTAATAGGTAGTAAAGTATATTTAAAATTAATATTTGTATTAGAATATAGTTGATTAACCAAATTGGTAATAAAAGTAGAATATTTATTACCTAAAACCATCATTAAAGCAGTGTCGTTTTTAATAGAGGTTTCTATGGATAGATTACCAGTTGCGGCAAAAATCTGCCCACTAACACCGCCTTCGTAGTAAATATTTTGAACCATTTTATCTAAATTATTAGATACTGAATCGGCAGTTGTTTTTGAAACAATAGAATCTACGTCAGCATATGTTGTTAAAACAGAAACATTCTGATTTTTGCCCATCATGCGAACAGTACCTTCGTGAATTTCTGCTGCTTCTTCTGGTTCAAATAATAATCCACCATCTTGCAAATGTGGGATTTTTTGCACAATAATCTTTCTAATTTCTTCTAAATCGCGTTCGCGCTCTGTCTCAACAGCTTCATCATATTGGATTGTAGCTGGTATAACATTTAAAAATAGCGGGCGTCCATCGAATAATGGGAAACAAACTCCTATATCAGATGGTATTTTAACCCAAACACTTGTTTCTTTACCTTTTTCCCATCTTCTAAAATAATTTGAGATTACTTTTGGATAAATAGCTAAAGCTTCGTTTCTTGCTGTTTGATCTGTAATGGTTAAAAAATACCGAATGTCAAATTCAATAATATCATTACCTTGAACATCTTTAAAACGAGAACAACAATAGCCACCAGGTAAATCTAAAAGAGCAAAATTTTTTTTATCAAGAGTTTGAATTACCCCATAATAGCAACCATCAATTAATGCGTTTATAGAACAATTAGTCAGCATAGTTGGTAAAGATAGTCTTTCTACAAAATCCATTGCATTATTATACTTTTTTGAAATAAAAGGATTGGAGAGAGTTTTTCCAGTTGCCGGATTAGGTATAAGCAAACCGGAATATTTCAAAAGCGTTGCATAATAAATTAATATTCTTTTGTAAAAACCATCTTTGTAGAAATAATTGCGAGATAACTTTTGTTGTTCCGCCAAAGAACCAGATTGAACAATTCTATCAATTTCTTCTGGCTTATAATCTCGTATTTTTGTTAAATATCTACGTGTACTATAAGGTGGGTCCCAAGCTCTATCATTAGTAGAAATCATTTTCTCTTGTGCACGTTTAAAGGAGGTTAAATCAAAAGTAGACTTTATTGCTTCGTTTTGATTGTTTGTTTGATTATTCATTTATTATCCTCCTGAGAAGAATACTAATTTACGTTGAGTACCAGTATTCCCAAATCGTCTTCTTTGTTTTTTATAGGCTTCTTCTTCGATTTCTTTAATTCTCCAAAGCCCATAAGCAAAAGCAGAATATTTATCTTTTGGAAATCTTGAATTAATTTGTTCTAAAGTAATATCAAGACCAGTTCCGGTACGTTTAAGTCGTAAGTTAGCCATTTCTTCAAAAAGTTTAGTAGTCATTTCGTGAGGAAGAAGTCTTATAACTCTTTGTTCTAAAGTCATTTTCTGACCAATTTTAGTTGCCATTAAAGCATTTTTTGCTTCTTGCTCTTTAATTAAAAATCTTATCATTCCACTATTAATTCTTGAATATGCGTTACCGTGAATTTTTGAGTTTAAAGTGCCATTTGCTTTAATACCGTAAAGAATACAGATTGAATCTTTTGGTTGTATTTTTTTATAGTCGGCATCATTAGTAAAACCATATGCTGGCAAAAGCTCTCCTTTTTCGTCCATTTGAGTTCTAATCATTTCATCCGCTAAACCAACACCTAAACCATTAGTATCAATTACAACCTCTCTTGGTTGAAAATCTCTAATAATAGCTTTTAAATCTGCGGCTTGACGGTAAAATGGCTTAGTTTCAGGGGTTCTTCCTAAAACATAAAGATTAACTAATGTAGCATAATATTTTCCACTAACAATGTTAACTCTAAATACACATACAACTGTTTGGTCATTTAATCTTCCTACGTCTACTGATAATAAGTAGAATTGATTAGACCCTTCTCTAAAATTCGCGCGTTTTTCGGGATTTTTTATTTTACGATATTTTTGTAGTTTATCAAAATTAAACCAAGATTCTTCCGAACCTCCGCTCCATACAGAAAGATATTCTCTTGCAAAAGTTTCTTCTTGATAAGTTGGAGACATTTTTAATTCTTGAATAAATTGTTTATCAAGCAATCCGTGCATTACTGGTACACGATAATCACAGCCCCAAACAAAAGCTTTTTTAGGATTTATAATGCTCATTTCTAAACAATCTATTAATTTTTCATAAGCATAAGATGATTTTACACCAGCAGAGGTCATATATAATTGTTGTTGATTTGGTTCATTATCATTAACTTCTCCAAGTGCGGTTCTTCGTGATACATTCATTAAAGGTAAAACAACAGAGTTAAGTATTTCTCCATCATGATCTCGAATTTCGTCGATGAGGCCGCCATGACGTCTTCCACCACGTTCAGAGTCAAGCGCGCCAACAACGTCAAATATAGAACCGTTTCGAAATGTTAGTGTTACATAATCCTTCCCAAAATTGCCATCTCCAATAATTTCTTTTTTTAAAAAAGGTAATTTATCCCAAATTTCATAAATTTTATCTTTTGCAATTTTAGCTGACTGATTTTTACCTGGCGCGCAGATAAATAATTTTACACCTGGTCTAAACATACATTCTAAATAAAGAGCTAAAATTGAAATAAATGTTTTTGAAAAAGCACGACAAGCAGTACAATAATGATATCTATAACGCATGCACGCGCGCAAGAAAATCCTTTGGAAAAAGAATAATGAAAAGTTTGATTCTTCGGGAGTAATTAAATCAATAAAAATATCTGGATAAGCACTAAAGAAGTTAGCATATTTTTTAAATAATTCTTCGTGTTTAAGTAAGTATTCTTCTGTAAGAATAACTCCTTTTTCAAGCTCTACTCCTTCTTTATAATGGCGCTGAACCTGAGAATTTAAATCATCGATATCACAAGCAATTAATTTAATTGGCTTAGTCATCTTCATCACCTATATTCGGGTTAAATTCTTCACTTTTCATTAACTCTTCATATCCAGCATTATCATATTCATCTAAATCATATTCTTTATTGGTATCATAATAATCTTCTAATTCTTTTGCGCTTTGTAGTGCCGCAACACGTCTATCTATTTCTTCAGAAATACCAGTTTCATTTGTATATAGACGTTGAGTAAAATTCTGAACATTTTTCATGGTTTCATCAACTATGTCGCGTGTTACATTATCATAAAATTTATTTTTCCATCCGCGCTTTTCCAACCAGCGAAATAGTTCTCCAACCGAATCAAAATCAGTAGCATTTTTAACATTTTTAGGGGTAAATTCAGCAGTTTTAACCAATTTATCATAACTTGTTAATAATTTGTCAAAATCAGCACCCTCCCTAATACGAGAGTCTATCTCAAAAGAAATCTTACAAATTTTTTGGGCTTGGTCTACTTGTAAAGCGCCATTAACATTTTGCGTGGCAAGTAGACCAGTATATAATCCTTCAAGATATACTAAATCTTCATCGGCATAATTACCGCCCCATTTTTCTCTTAGTTTCTTAAATTTCTCATCGCGCAATTTAGGTAATTCATCTTCAATTAGTCCAACTTCTTTTAAATTTTTAAACTGTTCGTAATAACTATCCCAGCCTAAGCCCTCATATTCTTCACCTTGAAAAATAGTGGCATAAGTAGAAAATAAACTATCTTCATCAGTCATTTCCTTCAAACGCTCCCATTCTTTAGGAATAAAGGGAATATCAGCATATTGACAAATTTTATCAACATCGCGCCAATTAAAGTCATTTTCTTTTAAAAAATTATTTAAACAAGTATTACAAATAGGTAAATATCCATCTTTACAAAATATTGAACGACTTGGTGAAAAATTTTCAGGTCCAAATGAACCTCCGCAACGGTTGCATTTTTTTATAGTAAAACTATAATTATGTTTAATTTTTGGTTCCAATGACATTTTCTTTCTTTACTCTTCTTAAAACAGATAAAATTTCTCTACGTTGCTTGCGGGCAAGTGTATTAAATTTATTTACGATATCATTCAACACATCATAAAAGTCACGAGTTGTTTTGTCTCCTTCATTTATAATATCAATACATAATATTCGCGCCAAACCAATAAATTCTACTGGTTCAAGCTTAGTAATCAATTCTATTAATTCATTTTTTTTATTCATTTATTTCTCCTCCTAATTGCTTTTTTTCTTCTGTTGTCTTATTTCTTTATCACAACGTTTACATTGATTTGAAAAACCATCAGAAGAACGAGATTTACGAACAAAATTATCAGTATTCACAAGTAATGTTTTTCCACAATGCCTACATTTTTTCCAATTTTCTGGGTAGCATAAATTTTCAATTATTTCTGCGTGCTGGCGCGCGGCTTCATTAATTTGTGGGATTATTTTTTGTCTAAATATTGTACTTATATAATTTGCCGTATAAGATTTTCCATATTTCTCATTAATTGTATCTGCAATTAGTTGGTTTTTATAGTGCTTCATTTTCAAGTCCAAAATATCTTTATGAACTGTTGTCAAATACGCTCTATTTATATAAAAATTCAGCGTATCCAAAAATTCGGGCGAAGTCGATATAGCTGTCGCCTCGAGGGAGTCATCTTCTAAATCATAAAAAAGTAATAAAGCTTGATAAACATGCTCTAATTCGGCAAAACTAAAAATTTTGCCGCTTTGCATTTCTTGCTTTCTTTTCCAATAAAAAGATATGAGTTGTCTTAATTCTGCTTCAGTAAAATCGGCAGGAATTGGAAATCTATCTATTGGAAAAAGTTTTGAGGTGAATTCATTTTTATACTTTAGTCCTACCGGCGCGCACAAAATATCTGAATCCATGGTGGGTGGAAGCACAGGTAGTGTTATCGCCGTTTCCATACATATGATGGGAGTTATGTATGTATCTCTTAGTGTAAATTGTTCTCTTCGCAACTCAACTAATAAATGTCTCAATTTTAAATAATGAAATTGAGAAAGACTTTTAGCTCGATTTTGAATACGTTGAATTTTTTCTTCTGTAAAAAGTTGTAAAAGTCCAGGACGAGGAGGGTTTTTTCGTTTTCCTACTTTTAAATCATAAAAATTTAATAAAAGGTCTAACTCATCAATTTGTTTCCAAAGCTCCTCTAATCGTTCAAGAACTTCTGGTGAAGCATTTTGTCTTGCCTCTTCACGAGAGAATACTACTCGTGTAATTTTTGGACAAGGTTCTTCTGGTTGTTTTATCATAGTTTCTGTAAACCCCGGTGCTTCAAGTAATGCGTCAAGAGATTCAACTGGTTGCGCGTCCCAAGTTTTATTGCGCGATTCAAGTTGAACTTCTTTAGATTGTTTTACGTTGAGACCGGTCTTTGGATCTTTTCCCCAAAGTACATAGTTTGCCATTGTTTCAAGCTCTTTTTCATTTGGCGTGAAGTTAATGGACTTTATATATTCATTTAAAAAGTTTGTTCGTTCAACAGTAGAGTTAAGCGAAAAATCAAGTTTAAGTCGATTCAAGTTAATTATCTCCTTTTAGTTTTTTCTTACTCTGTAATTATTATATCACAATAACTACAAGTCCGTCAAATTTTGAGCATATTTAATTTGAAAAAATTTGAAATTTTAGATATAATATAAATAGAAAAGGAGGAGTAAAATGAAAGGTTTGAGTTTTTTAGGCGGAATAATATTAGTGGTGGCTTTTATAGTTGCTTTATGTAAATATGGGGCTATTATGTTATTGGCGCCGATTGCTATAATTTTTATTTTGTTTTTGTTATTATGTGGAGTAAAATTTAAATGATTTAAATTTCAAAATTTTGTTTCGTAGAGAACAGTATATTGATTTCAAAATTTTGTTTCGTGGGGAAATTGATTTTAAAAATTTATTTCGTGGGGAAAAGTTGCCAGGTACAAATTTTTGCCTTGTGAAAAAATTCTCATTTTCCTAAAACATACCCCGCCGGTAGGTTTTAGCGTGTTAAAGTGTTAAAGTGTTAAAGTGTTAAAGTGTTGAGGCGGTTAGCCATTGCTAACTCAGGCGAGGATGTTTGTGATTATTTTATCAATCAATCAAAAAATTTTTTTAATTTTTTTTGAGAAAAGGGTTGACAATAAAAGAGATTGATGTTATCATGTAATCACAGTAAGGAAAGGAACACAAGACAATGAAAAAAGAGGTTTATATCGGATTAAAAAAATACACTTTTGACCCAGACCATAAAGGCGCACACTATACCTTTGACGGTATCAAGTACATGAACGCAGGCGAATGGTGCGAAGCTCAATATAAGTATGTACTGGGGCTTGAAGCTGCTAAGGATGCAAACACTGCATTTGATGCAGGCTCTGATATTGAAACGCTGCACCGCTCTGTTAAGAGCAGCAAAGCCACCCTGACCAACGAGGTGCTCGGCAGGGATATGGACACAAGCCTCGCCTGCTACTTTGAGAGAGTAGCCAGCACAAGCTGGGCATGGGTTGTGCCGATGGACGAAACGCTGACGGTTTATGTAATGGACGCTGACGAATTCAAAGAGTTCACAGAGCTGTGGGCAAGCTACACCAACGAGGGAAGAATCCGCTACAAGGCTACAAGCGGCAAAATGATTAAGTGGTTCGAGGAGAGAGTGTGACCTCTCCCTCGGCTGAAAGGAG